AATAATTTACTAAAATATATTGTCTTCTAAAAGTTTATAAATTATTTAGTAAAATGTTTTTTTCTTCTAAAAGTTTATAAATTATTTACTGAAATATATTTTCTTCTAAAAGTTTATAAGTAATTTAATAAAATATTTTTTTTTCTAAAAGTTTATAAGTAATTTACTAAAATATATTTTTGTTTAAAAGTCTATAAATTATTTAATGAAATATATTTTCTTTTAAAACTCTATAAATTATTTGATGAAATATATTTTTTCTAAAACTGTATAAATTATTTTAGTAAAATATATTTTTTTAAAATTCTATAAATAATTTACTAAAATATATTGTCTTCTAAAAGTTTATGAGTAATTTAATAAAATATATTATCTTCTAAAAGTTTATAAATTATTTAGTAAAATATTTTTTTTTCTAAAAGTTTATAAATAATTTACTAAAATATATTGTCTTCTAAAAGTTTATAAATTATTTAGTAAAATATTTTTTTTTCTAAAAGTTTATAAATAATTTACTAAAATATATTGTCTTCTAAAAGTTTATAAATTATTTAGTAAAATGTTTTTTTCTTCTAAAAGTTTATAAATTATTTACTGAAATATATTTTCTTCTAAAAGTTTATAAGTAATTTAGTAAGATATATTTTCTTCTAAAAGTTTATAAATAATTTAGTACTAGATCATTTCAAATCCTGGGAATATATTTCATGACTTCATAAAATAAATATTTTTATGAATAATTAAGTTTAGTTTATAAATCTATTACTTCAATAAAATAATATATAAAAATATTGAATTAAAATAATTGTATGCGAATAAATATGAAAATAACAAATGAAGTCCAGATTTATCTGAAATGGACTAGGTATAAATAATTTAGTAAAAAAATTTTTTTTCTAAAAGTTTATAAGTAATTTGGTAAAATATTTTTTCTTAACAGACCTAAAAATAAATCAAGTCATTAAATATAGTCTCTGAATTTATATGAATCCAAATGGTTCCGAGTTCTTTTTACAACTAAATTAAAAAACCCTTTGATATTTTGTGTAGAAATTTTTTGTATTAATTAAAAAATTTGAATATTATTTAATTTTTTTAATAAATACAAAAATGTTAAAAAAGATAATTAGTTTTAATACAGCTTTAGAAAATTCTAATAAATATGACTATGAGTTTCAATCAACTCTTTTTTTTAAAGATGGATTAAAAAAGTTTTTTGAAAATAATGAAGATATTAATATGACTCATCTTAAAAATAAATCTACAGCTCTACAAATTGCATGTTCATATGGTGATTTTGAATCTTTTAAATTAATAATGGAAAAAAATCCAGATATTAATTATTTAAATTTAGATAATTGTACTTCTTTAGAATATGCTTGTTACTATAATAATTATGACATTGTAAAAATTTTAATTGAAAATAAGGCTAATATAAATCCAAATAAAATGTCTGATTTTTTAAACTCAAATAAAATGCCAGGATTTTTTGCAGCTTTAATTCAGAGTCATGAAGATAGAACAGATGAATATAATGATAATATGTATTTTAATAATAAATTAAAAATTTTAAAATTACTTATCAATAATGGATTAGATATAAATTATATAGATAATGAAGGAAATACTTTATTGCATGTTTTAATTAACACATATTATTTTACATATTCTAAAAACAACATTTTAAAAATAATTCATAATATTGTACTTTTATTTTTAGAAAATAATAATTTTAATTCAATAAATATTCAAAATGATAAAGGAAGTACAATTTTACATTATTCTATAAAATATTCAGATAAAACACTTTTTAATATGTTAATAAAACATGGTGCTTCTTTAAAATTAAAAATAGGTAAATCAGAAACAACATTCTTACAATATTCTAGTTATTTTAATAAAGATATAGATATTTTAAAATTAATGATTAAAAATGAACAAGATGTTTTTGAAAAAAATAAAGACCAAACTTGTCTTGTAGGGTTTTGTTGTATTGTCGGTAATTATGAATATCTTGAATATTTATCAGAACTAATTGAAGGTTATAAATATGATCCCTTTTCTGAAAAAATTAAAAAAAAAACAAAAAACAAAAAGTTAAAAGAATTGTATAAAATATCAGAAATCTATGAAGATATATTAATGAAAGCTTATTTAGAAGTTTTAGATTCAGGTGATTATTATTGGGATGGACCGGTAAGGTTAAAAGATATTAGATGTGATATAAATGATAATTTGATTTTAGCCACAGTTAAAAATCATAAAACATTAGAATTAAATACTATTAAAAAAATTATAGATTTATTATTATTTTATGAAGTTGATTTAAATTTTGAAGATTGTAATAAAATAGCTCAAGAAGAAGGAAATATCGAATTAGAAAATTATTTAAAATCTATCAAATAAATAATCTCAAATTTTTATTAAGAATATATATTAAAATTTAATATATATATGGCAATTATTATTAACTGTTCTTATAAATAGAATTAAAATATTCAATTAAAGTATTTGAATATTAAAAATTTAAGTTCTTTTTTTTAAATACTTTTTTTATTAAATTTTACCCAAATAGCTTTACCAACTAATTCGGCATTCCAATTAATATTTGTTTTGAAATTTAATTCATTTGCTTTTTCTATTAATTTCATCCTTAATTCTTCATATGTTTTTAATGTATAATTAAGTTTAATATTAAAAAAAATCATAGCTTCATCAGACATAAAGGGAACTAATTCTGGAAAGAAGGGAGCTAAAATAGCTGTAGCTGTAGCCACTCCTATAGCTTTTAAATTCATTAAAGATTTGATAGCTTTTTTCCAATCTTTATGTGCAAATGATTCACTATTTTTCATATATTCAAATGCTTGTGTTGAAAATATGACTACTTCTTCAGGAGAATTTGAATCAAGTAATTTCTGGAGAGGTCTAAATTTGCCTCTTGATAATTTCCATTTCATGACATTAGAAAGTTCATTTAAAGTTATATACATTTTTTCTCTAGAATTTACTATTTCAACAAATTCTTTCCAAACATAATTATCCAATTTTATAAGTTCTGCTTTTCTCTCTGAAATTATAAAATTATATTCTGAAGCACATTCTTTCAATTCAAATAATATGTCAGTAATCATTTTAAATAAATAAGTATTAAAATTTTTTTTCATATTTCTTCAGAAATTTTTTAAAACTTCACATAAATTTTTTAAAAGAGAAATCATACTATCAAAAATCTATTTTTTGAACATAATTTGTTTTATAGTTTTCAAAATCATGGTTATGATATTAGAACACGAAATCGTTTACTACTCCGTTTCAGATCAATGACGAACCGAACGGTTCCTTCGGTAATTCATTTTTACTTAACTTAATTATTCATATAAAATTAGGTCGCCTACTTTTAATTCACCAATTTTATATGAATAATTAAGTTATAAGTAAGGATTTAATAAATTACTACTACTCCGTTTCAAATAAATCGGTGATTCAAAAAATAAATTTTTATATGAATAAATAACTATGATTATTAAATGTATACTTATACATTAATATATAAAATTACTGAATTAAAAGTAGGCGACCTAATATTATATGAATAAATGAGTGATCTAAAAATGAATTACCGAAGGAACCTTTAGGTTCGTCATTGATCTGAAACGGAGTAGTAGTTAAGTTCAAATACGGCGACAAAGTTGGGCCATATCTTTTTCTTCACTTTTAAAACAATATTAAATTTTATAGGAATCCTGAACTGGACTACTAACTTATTTATTGTTATAAATATTTATTTTTTGAATCACCGATTTATTTGAAACGGAGTAGTAAGTAAGTAATAGTCCAGTTCAGGATTCCTATAATTATGTCAGGTTTTCAAAAATAAGTATATGTAAATTTATCTTTAAATATTTTAAGTGATATAAATAATCACTTAAAAATATAGATTTTACTTAAAATTTAATATTGTTTTAAAAGTGAAGAAAAAGATCTGGCCCAACTTTGTCGCCGTATTTGAACTGGATTAGTAAATTATATATGGTCTAAAGAAAATTATTTTTTCTTGATTTTACAGTTTTGAGTGATACAACTCAAATATTTTTTTCCAAAAAGTTTGGAAAAAATTGAAAAATAATAAGTGTAAAATTAAGTCTAAAAAATAAAGAAAAAATATGTTTGTGATTAAGTATTCAACAAATTTTTAAAAAATAAATCTACATATATTTTATCATATTATTTTTTAGTGTTTAAATTTTTTTTTATAAAAATACTTTAACACTATACATTTATTAGCGTCTAATTATTACTTTTAACTATTTAAGCACTAAAAATTAAAAAAGCAAAAAGTTCTTATTGTAATTTTAAAAATTAAAAATAAAACATTATTTCAGTGAAAAAGAAAGTTTTTAAGAGACATCACTTTCTTTTTCACTGAAATATTTTTGAGTGAAGATGAGTGAAGACCGAAATGTTCTTATTGTAATTTTAAAAATCAAAAATAAAACATTATTTTAGTGTAAAACAAAGTTTTTTCAGTGTATTCACTCAAAATTATCACTTAAAATAATTTTGAGTGAGGATGAGTGAAGTCAAAAAATGTTCTTATTGTATTTTTAAAAATTAAAAATAAAAAATTATTTCAGTGAAAAACTTTGTTTTTAAGAGATATAACTTAATTTTTCACTGAAATAATTTTGAGTGAGGATGAGTGAAGACAAAAATGTTCTTATTGTAATTTTAAAAATTAAAAATAAAACATTATTTTAGCGAAAAAAACTTGTTTTTCAGTGTAGTCACTTAAATTAACACTGAAATATTCTTGAGTGAGGATGAGTGAAGACAAAAATGTTCTTATTGTAATTTTAAAAATTGAAAAATAAAACATTATTTCAGTGAAAAACAAAATTTTTTCAGTGTAGTCACTTAAATTACAGTTATTTTTTTTTAAATTGAAAAATTTGGAGAATAATATAGTGAAAAATACATAAATATTCAAGAAATGAGGTAATTCAAAGTAAATATTTTTTATTTATTTTTATTTAATCCTCAGATTTTCTAGAAAGGAAAATATTTCAAATTCATCACTATCATCATCTGAACCCCATTCTGTAAAATCGTCCCTTATTTGACCTTCTGCACCTTTATGTCTATGTTTATTTAAAATATTTATATATTTACCATTAATATTATTATTTTTATCATCTAAAACTTCAAACTTCCAATATGTATTCTTAGAAACATAAGTTGCACTTGAAAAAGTAAAAATATGTTCAGTTTCTTTTTTTACGATATATCCAATTAATTTACCAATAAAATTTACTTTTTCTTTAGAATCATCTCCGATCCAATCAAACTTAACTTTATAATTTTCTCCAATAATAAATCCTTCCATTTTATACATAAAAAAAAATAAATTTAATTCAAATTTTCTCAAAACTAGCGATTTTACCAAATTCTTTAGAAATACAAATCCCTTGTAAATAATCAGGTGATTCATACCAAATATTTTGTTTATTCTCTGTCATATCATATTTTTTTAAAGCTTTATAAATTGAACTAATTATAATTCCATGTGTTACAACCCATATAACTGTATCTCTTTTTTGAACTAAATTTTCATTATCTCTTAATATTTCATACATTTCTGAAAAGTTTTCAAATATTTTTTTTCTTTTTTCAGAAGCTTTAAATAATTTTTCAATAGCATGTTCACTTCTTAATTCCATATCTTCAAATTTTTCTTTAATTAGAGGCAAATTAAATTTTTTAGTAAAAGGTTCAACACGTGGAATAGAAGATTTTAACATATTTATATAGTATAATTCTTGATTTCCTAAAAACTCAGATATTAAAGGTTCAACATAAATTTTAGGTAAATTCTCAATTTCAAAAGGAAAAATATCTAGCATACATAATAATGTTTCTCGACATCTCAAATAAGGCGAAGTTATACATATTTCAGGAATACCATATTTATCAATTAAATTTTCAGATTTACTTGTAATATTGAATAAATGTGTTTTACTTTTTTTTATAGGCGAGTCATGTTGACAAGAATTTATAGGTCCCTTATTATTTGAAAATTCCTTTTCAGCGTGTCTAATAATAATAATTTTTAATGACATTTTTTTAATATATCTTAATTTTTTTTATTTTCATTTTTTTAATAATAGTAGTAGTCAGTTTTAAATATTGGGAGCAGCTGAAGTTTCATTAATTTGAACAACAAAAAATTAGGTATTAGTCTGTTTCATATTCTGAATAATCATCTCGGACATTAACTAAAACATTTAAATTAGAAACTTTTATTTTTTTATTAAAATTTGTATCAATATATTTTAATATAAATAGTTTATCTAACATTGATACATCTCTTACATTCGTATAACTAACATCTAGATTATATACATTTTTAAGTTTTGATATATTATTTACTTTTGTTCTAGAAAGATTTAAAGTATGAACATTTTTTAATTTTGATACATCAATTACTTTCGTTCCAGAAAGATTTAAAGTATGAACATTTTTTAATTTTGATACATCAATCACTAAAGTATTAAAAAGATTTAAATTATAAACATTTCCTAATTTTGAAACATCAACAACTAAAGTATTATAAAGATTTAAAGTATGAACATTTCCTAATTTTGAAACATCAACAACTAAAGTATTAGAAAGATTTAAAGTATGAACATTTCCTAATTTTGATACATCAACAACTAAAGTATTAGAAAGATTTAAATTATGAACATTTCCTAATTTTGATACATCAATTACTTTTGTATATTTAAGATTTAAAGTATGAACATTTCCTAATTTTGATACATCAATTACTTTTGTATATTCAAGATTTAAAGTATGAACATTTCCTAACATTGAAACATCAATTACATATGTCTTAAAAAGTTTTAAATTATGAACATTTTTTAATTTTGAAACATCAATTACTTTTGTATTAGAAAGATTTAAAGTATGAACATTTCCTAACATTGATACATCTTCTACCATTGTATTCCGAAGATTTAAAGTATGAACATTTCCTAACATTGATACATTACTTACTTCTGTGAAAGCAAGATTTAAAGTATGAACATTTCCTAACATTGATACATTACTTACTTCTGTACCATAAAGATTTAAATTATAAACATTTCCTAATTTTGAAACATCATTTATTTTAGTTTGACTAAGATCTAAAGTATGAACATTTCCTAATTTTGATACATCAATAACTAAGGTATCAGAAAGATTTAAAGTATGAACATTCCCTAACATTGATACATCAATAACTAAGGTATTAGAAAGATTTAAAGTATGAACATTCCCTAACATTGATACATTAATAATTCTTGTGTAACTAAGATCTAAATCCTTAACATTCCCTAATTTTGACACATCAGATATTTTTGTAAAGGATATATCTAAAGTATGAACATTTTTTAATTTTGATACATCAGTTACTTTAGTACTAGAAAGATTTAAATTATGAACATTTCCTAGCATGGAAACATCTTCTACTTCTGTACTAGAAAGATTTAAAGTATGAACATTTCCTAACATTGAAACATCAACTACTTTTGTATAAGAAAGATCTAAAATATAAACATTTCCTAAAATTGAAACATCAACTACTTTTGTGAAAGATAAATTTAAAGTATGAATTTTTTTTAGTTTTGATACATTTTTAATTCTTGAATATGAAAAATCTAAACTTAAATTTTTAAGTGTATTTTCTATTAAAGAATTTATTTTACTTTTGAATATTTTGTTTTCGTAATATTTAAGTGAAAGTTTTTGATTTAAAGATAAAAAAGGTATTTTATTATTTTTAAATTTTTTAGATATTTGCCTAAAATTAATAAAGTCTTTTGTATTTAAAAAAATTAAAATATTATAATTAATAATATCATCATATAAATCATTAAACATTTTTCTGTTTGATTAAATAAAAAAAAATTCAAATTTTTTTAAAAATACCACCAGACAATTTAATATATAAAAAAAATCAATGAAAATAATTTTATATAAATAAATAAGAGAATAAAAAATGAAATCCAGATTTATCTTAAATAGACTAGTATTCAACGTAAAATAAATTGGATCAGCACTAAAAATTTAAGTGACAAATAATACTAAAAATTTAACTGACTCAATTGATCTGACATGGAATATTACTAGAATATCTCAAAAAAAATTATTACTACAACTCCTTCCCAGATAATATGTCGATCTGACACATTGAAAAATTTATATGCATTTTTATATAGCTTTATAAAAAAATGTTCTTTTTTGAGGCTACATTTGTGAAGGAGAAGTACTCACTTTCAAAAGAACCTAAAGGTTTTTTATTTTTTGAATCACAAATTCTTTAGTATATACAATATAAAATTGCATATAATTTAATTAATTTTTGACTTTGTTTTATCTGTGACTTGTCTTTGTTTTAGCTCTTGAACCTCCACCAGGATTTTTTTCGCCGAAAGTTGTTTTCTTTTCAATTTTTTCCATATAATAATCTGTTTGATCATAAATTTCATCATCATATTCTTCTACTTCAAATTTACTTTTCATTAAATCTTTTTTAACTAAGTTATTTAATTCTTCATCAATTAGACTGTCTTCAGAGTCTTGAGATACTGGTAATTCAAGAGATAATTTCTTTTCAATCTTTTCTTCGATTTTCTTTGGTTCTGAAGTTCCAAAAAATCTTGGAGCAACAATAGAATTATATTTAATTGATACACCTTTTTTATTAACAACTTTAATATTGCTTGTGACTTTTCGATTTTCGTCTTTAGCCATAGATTTGATAGATTCTTTGTTTTTCTTATCAGCAATAAATCTAGAATTTTCTTTTTCGTAAATTAACTGCATACTGTTATTAATTGCTAATTTTGAATAGTCTTCAGGAGTTATAATTTTCCAATATTCAGGATTGGATAAATTCCTCTTAATTTCACCTATATGACTTTGAGTTTCTTTTAAATATTTTTCATTTTCAGAAATTTCTTTATATTTATATGTTTCTGTAGATTCACGTGGAGAAGGAATTTGATTTCTAAGTTTTTCGAATTTTTTTAAAGCATATACAACTTCATAAATTGGCAAGATGATTTCATCTTTTATTCTTTCAGTAGTTTTTAAAGCTTTTTCATTTGCTAAATTATAAATATATTTATTACTTTTTTCAGCTGTTTTATAAGCGTTAAAAGTTTTCTCTATTTCAGCTTCCAATCTTTTAATAATATCAATATTTTTTCTATTTTCTGTATAAATATTTCTATATTCTGGATTCATATTGAGAAAATCATTTAATGACATTTCTGTACTACCATTTGATTTTTCAAATTTAGAATTTAAATCCAAACTAATATGTGCTAAATAATTCTCAGAAGTTGATAAATTTACTTTTTCATTGATAAGCCTTTGTTTCATGTCCTGAGAAGAATCTTCATAATCACTTTTTAATTTTTCTTTTTTATCTTTAGCTTTTCTTAATTCATTATCAGCTTCTTGTTTTTCTTTTAAAAAACTCGAAAATTTATTATATTCATTTAAAACATTAGCCATTACAATTTCAACTTCAGGGGCTGTTGTATTAATATATTCTTCATATTCTTTTTCAATTTGTTCAATTTTTTCATATTTTTGATAACATAAATCATAGCAATCACAGCGATCTTGATTTTTTACCCAAATAGAACAAGCTGATAAATCTGATTTTTTAGAATCTATAACCTCAGGACCTTCAAAATTTTTAGAAATACGCATAATGCTATATAGTTTTTTTTGATTCTCTTCAGAATGCCAAGAACAATATTTCAAAGTTTCACCTTTCTTTGATTCACATTTCAGAGCCCATTTATACTTGTCTTTCATAGAATCAATATTGATTTTATCATTTTTAGTAAAAGAAACAAGTGCAATATCATTTTTGTCAAAAATCTGAGAAGACATTTCTTTTTAATTAATTAAATTTTATTATTGTAAAAAAAAATAATAAAATTCAAATTTTTGTTTTTTCAAGAAAAAAATTTAATGTATGAAGAATTAGTTAAAAATTATGATCAAACTATTTTTTCAGTATGTAATACTACTCCGTCCCAGATTAATTTATTCAACCTGTCAAAAAAGTTATATGTATTTTAATGTGACTTTCAAAAAAATGTTCTTTTTTGAGCCTACATTTGGGTCGGAGTAGTACAATTATTAAATTACACTTGTAAAGTAATATATAAAAATATAAGAAAAAAATATTTTTATATGTCAGATGTAAAAATTAATTACAGAAGGAACCTTTAGGTTCGTCATTGATCTAAAACAGAGTACTACTCCATCCCAAATGTAAGCTCAAAAAAGAACAATTTTTTTAAAATTCATATAAATATACATACGACTCCGTTCCATATTAAATTTGAAAAAGAGTACTATAATTTTTATAAGGATTAAAAAAAATGAATTTATTTTTAATAATATATATTATTAAAAAAATGGAATCAGAAAAAAACAATTCAGAAGGTAATAAAGTTCTAAATATTACATATAAAATTTTACAAAATAAAGATAAAGAAAAAATACAAATTTTCTTTGAGACTTTATTACCTTTTCATAAATTTTCAGATGAAAGTATTTTAGTTTTTTTTAAACAAGTTGTTTTATTTTGTCAAGAATTATTTATAGAAAAAATTATTTTACTTTTAATTTTTGAAAAATGGAAAAATGTTTTAAAGAAAGACCATCTTTATGATCTTATTATTTATATATTTGATAATCAAATAGACAATATCTATATCTTAAATACTTTAGAAATTACAACATTTTCATTTTTTAAATACATTATAGAAAATTATGATCAATTTAATAATATTTCTTATTTGTTTGAAAAATTTGAAAGTCATTCTAAAGATAAAATAACTAGAGGTTATGTTTTAAATCTTTTAGAATTATCCAAGACTTACGAAAATACAGAATTTGTTGAATTTTTTAAATCAATAGTTAACGATAAAGAAGATTTTTGCACAAAACCTGGTTGGGTTTGTATTGATGAAGAAGAAATTAACTTAGATCCTAAATTTTTACTTCCAGACAATTGGGGGAATAGTGAAGATTTAAATTTAAAAGAAAGTATAGATATTATTTCAAATGATATTAAATTTAGAAATAAATTAAAATCTTCTGAAGAATTCGATGAAGATATTCTTGAAGATATAGTTAAAATAGCTGTTACATCTTTCCCAGAATGTAATACTTTAGAAATTGCAGAAAATACATATATTTCTGCAGATAGAATTTTTGGACCTAGAAATGCAAATATCAATCAAGAATGTTTAACTGGAATAAAAGGTGGCTGTAGAATGCTATCTTGTGGATGTGTTGAAGAAAATTGGTTTGATGAAGCTTGTGATAATTGTTTTAAAAAAATTATTGATCCTTCATATGCTATAAGATATCCTTTAGAAGAAGGAGGTTGGGTTGGATGCTATTGTGGAATTGTTTGTATGGTTAAGAAACTTCCGAGAGAAGCTGATAAAAATACTGAACAAAGATTAGATCTGATGGTGGAAAATATAGAAATGTATGGAATTTATGATAGATTAAAAAGTTGAATAAAATAAAAAAATTTTTTAAAATTAAAATGTTCCAAACAAAATTAATTGAAATTCCTAATAATAAGTTTGATTGGATTGATGTTCCAATTTATAATAAAAAAGATTTACTTAAAACAAGCAGTAAAAAAAAATCTTGTAAAAGAGTAAGATTTAATTTTGAATAAATAAAAATTCTAAAGAAACATATTTTTCTAAATAAAATATATTTCATTATAAAATTAACATAAAAATATTTTGCAAAAGTGATATTACTTTTTATAAAGATTTTTTACTTTCTCTGATAAATATTTTTTCATTAAATTTTTTTAGTTTCTCTATAGAAATATATTTTTTTATAAACCCTTTAAATTTTTTAGTTTTCTGTATAAATATTTTTTCTATTAGATATTATTAAAAAATTTTACTTCTTATAGAGAAATATTTTTTAATAATTTATTTTTATAACTATATTTTATTAATGGTCATTTAACTTATAAAAATAAATTATATTTACGACTCCGTCCCAGATTAATTTATCCAATCTGTCAAAAAAGTTATATTTATATTTATATGACTTTTAAAAAAATTGTTCTTTTTTATTTGGGACTGAGAAGTACGTAATTTTATGTAAATAAATAAGTGTATAAACAACTTTTTCAAATTTTAATAGTATAATTTTTTATTTTCTATAAAAATATATTTTATTAGAGTTTTATAAAAAAAAATATTTAAGTTCAAAATCTATCAAAGAATTTTTCTTATTTTTAACAATAAACTAGTTAATTCTGTGTTAAATGGTTATATTTGCTCAAATTCATATACTAAATCCATAAAACTATCGATATTATCTAAGTTATTATCATTCAAAATATGTTGTACTACTCCGTCCCAGATTAATTTATCCAACTTAAAAAATTTATATATATTTTTATATGAGTTTATAAAAAAATGTTCTTTTTTATCTGGGACGGAGTTGTACTTGATTAAAAAAATTTCTTTGATCTTCATTTGGATCATCAAAAAAATTTTCTAATTTTTCCATTAAAATGAATCTTCATCATAATTTTCTTCATCATTTTTATCAGATGGATTAATATTTAAAAAATCAAAAAATGCGTTTTACATATTTTTTAAACTTACTGTTATTTTTTCATTGTTTTTGTTTAAAATTTTTTTAATATCTTTTAAACATTTTTTTATTTCTTCCTTAATATTTATAATATTAAAATCATTAAAATGTACTACTCCGTTTCAAATAAATCGGTGATTCGAAAAATAAGGAACCATTTGGTTCCCGTGTGCGCCTTGGTGCACATTAAATATTTATATAAATATTTAAGTTAATACATTAAATCCTTACTTATAAGTTAATATATAAAATTAGTTAATTAAAATAATTTTATATGAATAATTGAGTAAATTTAAAATGAATTACCGATTGATCTGAAACGGAGTAGTAATTTTTTTAATATTTGGTGATATTTCGCTAACATTATGTTCTAAATAAGATATAAAATCTTCATTTTTAATTATTGTTTTATAACCGTCGTTTTCCTCATAATTATTATCGTTAATTATAGAATTTAATAATTTTATATCATTATAACTTAAAACGAAGTTTTAAGAAAATTTAATAATTAATGTATAATTTATTTCTTGATCAATTTCGTAAGGTATTATTTTATATTCTAAATTACTCGAATAAGATAAATCATAAAGAGTTGATTTCATCATTTTTATCATCAAGTTCCGAATAAGAAAAATTGTTTAAAATTTTTCTTATTTTTTAAGGCAAATGTATAAAAAGTTATTAGATAATCCATATTCCAAAATTTACAGGTTCTATAAACTTTTTCAAAATCTTCAATATTTTTAATATTATCTGTTTTTTTGTAAAATTCTTTAGGTATTTGTATAGTATTATCTTCTTCTTTCTCTAAATTAATACTACTCCGTTTCATATAGTGGGACTAATCGGTGTTTCAAAAAATAAGGAACCATTTGGTTCCCGTGTGCACACCAGGGCGCACATAAAAATTTATATTAATGAATAAGTATAAGTATACATTTAATACTTATACAGTAATATATAAAATTAGTGAATTAAAAGTAGGCGACCTAATTTTATATGAATAATTGAGTGAAGTAAAAATGAATTACCGAAGGAACCTTTAGGTTCCCGCGAACCATTCGGTTCGTCATTGATCTGAAACGGAGTAGTATATAATTCTGAGCTTTTAAGCCAATTAGGAACATCAGAAACACTTATGGTTAACATTTTTTAAATTTTAGCAAAAAATACAAATTAATCAATTTTTAAAAAAACCTCAAAAATTGTTTAAATCTATTAACAAAGAATCACATTCGTCACAAATGGAAAAATAATTTATAAGAAACCGAAATGAAGAGCGAAAATTTGAATTAATTGGGGTGGAGTCTATTTTGATACTGACCAAGTTCAAATAATATGTCAAGTTTTCAAAAAAAATCTTGTAAAAAAGTACTGGTCCATTTCGAATAAATTGAGCCAAATGTTTTTCTTCAGTTTTTAGACCATATTAAATTTTAAGTAAAAAACTGATTTTTAACTAAATATTTATATTAGTTTAAAATATTTAATCAGAAATTTACATAGATCTTATTTTTTTTTGAAAACCCAATTTAATAGGGATCCCAAGGATCCTCCTGAACTGGACTAGTAAGTTTTAATTTTGAATAAATAAAATTTTTTCTAGAGAAATATATTTCATTATGATTTTTTTAATTTCTGTGTAAAAATATTTTTTGATTAAAGTTTTGTAAAACTGTGTCATAGATAATATTTCAATCATAGTCGAAAAAATTATATTTGTTTTATTGATTTATATATTATTTGTGACTCTTTTTTACTTTTTCTAGAAAAATATTTTCATTGGAATTTTTTATTTTATCTAGATAAATATTTTTGATTAGAATTTTTTATTTTTTGTAGAGAAATTTTATTCGCATTTTTAGTTTCTCTAGAAAAATATATTTAATATTAGAGTAGTTTTTGTAGATCAACTTTATAATTTTCAGTTTTTATAAAACCGTTTCACAGACAATATATTTTTTAGATAAAATAAAAACAAATATAATTTTTTCGACTATGATTGACATATTATATGTGACATAGTTGTATATTTTTTAATAATTTTACTTTCTTTAAAAAAATATATTTTTATTATAATTTTAAGTTAATTTTTACTTTTTTATTTAAAAAAAATATTTCAAATTTTCTATAAATCATCATATTTAATTGTTACATAACTTCTAACAAATTCATTAAACCATTCTATTTCGTAATTTATTTCATGATTTACTGTATATATATCAAATTTATTATTTTTATACATTTCATATTTTTCTATAATTTGTTCAAATGTAAATTTAACATAAATAATTCCTAAAATTATTACATGTTTTTTTGCATTTGATGTATTAATCCATGGTCCAATTTTTATTTTTTTATCATTACAATTATGAAATGCTGCAATTATTATTGGAAATTCAATTACTTCTTCAGGATATTTTTTTTTCAGTTTAATTAAATTAATTCCATTTTTATCAAGCCATTCAAAAATATTATGTTTAATGACTCTAGTAAAACCATTTGTATAAGAAATGTATTGATCATGACTTCTTTTTAATCCACGAATTTTAACTTTATCTCCTTGAAGATAAGGAGAAGCAAAATTTGCTTGATTATTTACAGGTGTATTTCTTTCATCTCCATAAACTATTGCTTCTTTATCTGTGCTATTAAAACCATTTTCTAAAATTTTTTCAAGACTTTTAGGAGTAGTAGAATGAAGTCCAATTATAGGATGTTTCGATTCTGTAATAGCAAGTTCTTTATATTCATAAAAAGTATGATCTTTTAACCATGAATCAATATCATTGCATATATTTACATAAAATTTATCAAGATTTTTAGTTGATTGTAAACCAAACATTTTTGTATTTAAAAATAATAAAATAAAAAAAATATTTCTCTAGACAAAATAATTCAAAGGATTTAAAAATATTATAAAAATAATTTCTTCTTTATATATTATAAATATATTCCAAATGAAAATAACTATCCAATAGTAAATCATTTAGATAAAAATAAAACAAACAATAATGTTAAAAATTTAGAATTGTGTAATAATAAAGAAAATATAACCCATTCTTTAGGTAAAAAAATAAATCAATTGGATAAAAATACTAATGAAATAATTAAAACACATAATTCTATCAGGTCCGCAGTTGACTTTTTAGGTAAAAAACAAATTATAAATGTTTTAAACTCTAGAAATAAAACATCATATGGATTTAAATGGGAATATTTTAAAGAAGAATAGAAATATGAAAAACAATTTAATTTTTTATTTCTAAAAAATTAATGAGTGAATATATATTGTTGTTTGATGGAAGTTGTTATGGTAATCCAGGGCCATCTGGGTCAGGTAGTGTCCTATTTCAAAACGACATTGAAATTTGGTCCCTGTCTTATTACATCGGATCAGAAAATACCAATAACTACGCTGAATATACAGGATTACTCAAAGGATTGAAATATTTAAATAAAAAAGGAATTGATGATGTATTAATTAGAGGAGATAGTATGTTAGTTATTAATCAAATGACTGGAAAATGGCAATGTAAATCAAATAACTTAATTCAATTATTTGAAAGATGTAAGAAATATAATAAAGATACATATAAATATGAATATATTCCTAGAGAAAAAAATAAAAGAGCAGATCAATTAGCAAATATAGCTGTTGATAATGGAAAAAATAAGTAAACCAATACTTCTCCGTCCCAAATAAAAAAGAACAATTTTTTTAAAAGTCATATAAATATACATATAACTTTTTAAAGTTGGATAAATTTATCTGGGACGGAGTCGTACAAATTTCTTATAAATATTTTTTTCAAATTAAATACTACTCCGTTTCAAATAAATCGGTGATTCAAAAAATATAAATGTATATTGATGAATAAGTATAAATATTAAATATAAGCCTAAATATTAATACATAAAATTACTGAATTAAAATAATTTTATATGAATAAATGAGTGATCTAAAAATGAATTACCGATTGATCTGAAACGGAGTAGTATATTTTTTCAAAAAAAACTTATATGAAAAATTAAGTGTAAAATTACTTTTTAAAAATTTCTTGAATACTTAATCAGAAACACAAAAAATCACAAATTTTTACACTAAATTTTGCACTTAATTTTTTTGACATTTTTCCAAACTTTTTCAAAAAAAATATTTTTAATTGTAATACAAAAAATAAATTGTATTAGAATAAGTGTTTATTTATAAGAAATATATTTCGTAATTTATTTATTGATTACTTTAAAAATCCGTTCCAGACAATATTTTGTTGAACTAGCAATTAAAAAATATTTAATTTTAAAAAAAATTAAATATATTAGTGCGTTACACCTAAAGGTTCTTCTGGATGAACCGACCTGACCCAATGCTAGTTCAACAAAATATTATTTGCAATGGAGCAATATAAAATTTTATATAAAAAATTTATTTTTATGCCTTATTTATCTTAATTTTTATATCTTATAATCTTTTGTAAACAATCCATTTTTCAATTTTATTATTTCTTTCAATTATTAAAATATTTTTACTCCAAGTTTTTGTAGAATCCATAAATCCATTATTAATAAATGTTTTTTTAATTTTTTTATTAATTCCAGTTTTTATGGTCACAGATTCTTTCATCATAATACCTTCTAATTTTGTTTCTTGATTAAATTGTATCACATCACCATTGTAATTTTCGTCATTTAATTCCATAACGGAATCTAAAAGTATCCATTTTAAATTTGGAATTTGTCTTGCAAAATCAAATACATCGTAATTTGATCCATAAGTATCATAAAAAATAAGATTATCAATATTTAAATTTAAAGAATCATATATGTTAATACCCTTATAAGTGTCAAAAAAAATTGTATTTAAAACAGGATATTGTTTTTGAAGTAAATTACCCAATATATAATTACTAGTACAATCTTCACATGCAATTTCTACACTTTTGGTTTTATTAGATTCTACAGATTTACTAATTTCATAAATATTTCCTTTTTTTCTTTTAATACAATTATAAATTTCACACGAATGAAATTCTGGAATATTTTCAACACATTTTAAACAAATTTTTGAATGTTTATTTGCAAACTGATTTTTTTCACGGAACAATTTTAGGTTTGGAAAATAATTTATAAAGCGAAAATATATTTCATCCATTTTTTATAAATTTCATTTTTTTTTAATAATCAAATTTTTTCTAATTTTTTTTTTATTTATCTAAAATGTTTTGTTGTCGTAAAGCAAATCTAGATATTGTTGATGGTTCTATTAAAATAGATATTCCTATTGAAATAACAGATAAAATTAATATAGATATAAAGACTGAAATAGATATAATTGAACAAAAAATTGAAGTAGAAATTTCTTCTGAAGAAACAAAAATAGATCTTGAAATCTCTCCAAAAAATATAGATATAACTCTAACACATGATGATAAAATAATAGTAAGTACAGAGTAAGTTTTATATAATAGAATTAAATTTTTATAAATATTTTAATATACTCTGGGAGCAGAACTTTTTCTTCAAAACATATAAATTTTCAAGTAAAAAGTTTATTCTTCAGTTAAATTATACTACTCCGTTTCATATCGCGGGACTAATCGATTATTCATTTTTATGTGCGCCTCGGTGCACACGTGAACAGTCCAACCAATATGCCACCATTTTCTTGGCTTCCTTATTTTTTGAATAAAAGACAACCTAAAGGTTAAGAGAATCTGTAATCAAAAGATTTATTTGAAACGGAGTACTTCTCCTTCCCAAATGTAGGATCAAAAAAGAACATTTTTTTATAAAGCTGTATTAAAATAAATATAAAAATCTTGCACCAGACTATATGAACTGGACTAGTAATTATTTATTCATTGAATAAATAATTTATTTGAACTGGAGAACCTAAACTAGTATATCATCAATATCAGCTACAGGAAAGTGTTTACAATCACATCTTCTAAAACATTCTTCAAGTTTTTCTTTTTCATATCTACAATTATCACAAATACCATTTGACCAAGATTTATTTCTATATGAATTATCAATAGATAATTTAAATTCAATAAGACATCTTGGAAAAATTAGTTCGGTTTTTGAAACAACATATTCCCAATTATTAACACTAGAATAAATTTCAGAAATATGTTTACTAACAAAATCTTCATCTACTATTATATCACAAACAATAATATGATTACCTCCTCCCCAAAAAGCTGAATATTGTGAATGACTTGCAAAATATACACCATAACCTTTATTTGATCCTGGACCTATATGAAAACCATTGTTAAATATATTTTTAGATATATTTGAATAATTTGATGAATCAGTACAATGATAGAGTTGAATAACTTTTCTATTACCGATTAGTTTTTTAAATTTTTCTTCCATTTCTTTGTTATGATTAAATGTTATTCGATTTATTTTTGGAATAATATATGGTTCAAATCTTGATACAAATCTTTTAACTATGTCTACCATTTCTATGTAAAAAAAAATTTTAATTATTTCAAATTTTTAGATAAAAAATTTCGGTAGAAAAATATATCCTAGTTTAAAAAATCCATTTTTTTTAAACTCAAATTTATAAATTTTTATATAGAATAATTTTCTTAAAAAAACATTTTTGTAACTCTTATTATAATTTTATATAAAATAATTAACTTTAAAAAAATTGATACGAATCCAGATCAATTTTCCTGAATATTTATTATGAAAATTTTATACTTCTCCGTCCCAAATGTAGGCTCAAAAAAGAACATTTTTTTTTAAGTCATATAAATATACATATAACTTTTTTAATGTGTCAGATAATATTTTGTTGAACTATCTGGGACGGAGTAGTATTATTTTTCAATTTGTAATTATAAAATTCCACTAGTCCAGTTCAAATAATGGTCTAATTGATCAAGAACTTTTTCTTCACTTTTTAAACCATATAAATTTTTAAGTCCGATCTTTAAGTAATAATTTATATGTCTTTTAAACACTTATTATTTCAATAATTACATATTGAAATAATATTTTTCTCAAAACCTGACATATTTTGGGACTATCTGATAGGGAGAACCTAAATGTTCTTTTGGACTAGCACAGATTTTAATTTAAAAAATGTATTTTCATATTTTACAATTAATTAAGATTATTAAAAAAAAACATCTCTATAATAAAAAATCTAAAAAATAACTACTAATACTACATTTTAGATCAATTGGTGATTCATTTTTACTTCACAAAATTATTCATATAAAATTATTTTAATTCACTAATTTTATATATTAACTTATAAGTAAGGATTTAATAAATTACTACGACTCCGTCCCAGATTAATTTATCCAGGTTGAAAAAGTTATATTTATTTTTGTGTGACTTTTAAAAAAGTTGGATATTTCGCCTACTTTTTATTTGGGACGGAGAAGTATTTATACGTACTAGTCCATTTCAAATAAATCTGGACTTCATTATAAAAATATTTGTATGAATATTTAAGTATGAATAATAAATACTTTTCCGTCCCAAATGTAGGCTCAAAAAAGAACATTTTTTTTTAAAGTCATATAAATATACATATATTTTTTTCAAGTAGGATAAATTAATCTGGGACAGAGTCGTACATACTTATAAAATTTTATATTTTTATATAAATAAATAAGTGACTAAAAAATGAAGTCCAAATTGATCTGAAATGGACTAGTAAATATTTATTTTTTGAATTACTCATTTATTCGTATAAAATTATTTTAATTATCCATATAAAAATTTAATGTGTACTAAGGATCACACGGGAACAGTTGCCTTCCTTATTTTTGAATCACCGAAGGAACCTTTAGGTTCGTCATTTATCTGAAATGGTCTAGTATTTAATTAATAATAAAAGTTTTCATCCATACTTCTATTTAAAAAATCATCATAATTATAATTATAAAATTCAATATCTTTTCCATAAATTTTTTCAACTAATTTTTTAGATTTTTCATTATAGAAATCTAAGTAATTTTTATTGTAAAAGTTTTCTGAAATTCTACGTTTCCAATATATTCACCACGATTTTTATTATGTTTTTTATACCAATGAGATGATTTTAAATCAGATTTAAAATTTTTTTTGTATTTTTCATTAATAAATAAAACTCTATTATTAATATTTTCACATTTCACGATTTCATTAAATTTTACCTTGTTTTCATAATCTTTAAATTGACCTTGTAAATGATAAATAACTCTATCATCTGTTATTTTTTCATTAATTATATTTTCAAGAAAACTTTCAAAACTTTCTTTATATCCGAGAGAAACGGAAAAAAAATAAATTGATACGGCTCTATCATAAGGACACCTTACAAATTTAATTTTTAAATACTCTGTATTTTTTAAGTCATCTAAATTACAAATATTTTTTTGAGAATAAATTCCTCTGTATTCATGGATCCAAGAATTATATTCTAATGCAGTTTTTAACATACCAAAAGAATCAAAAAACATTTGTGATATCACTGTACAATTAGCTCTTGGTGAAAAATCAAAAATTAGCTTTTCATCTCTGTTAATCAAAATTAAATTTTTTTCCATTTTAAAATTAAAAAAAAATATCTTATAGTAATTATAAAAATTTTCTCTGAATGATTGTATTTTTAATAATACTCAGTTTCATATCCTGTGACTAATTGGTAATTCATTTTTTTTCATCACACATTTACATATATAAAAATAATTTTTGTTTTTATATATTAAAAGTATTAAATTTATTGCGTCAATACATATTTATTTATAGAAATATTTAATGTGCGGTTCAATGCACACGGGAACAGTCCCACCAATATGCCGCCATTTTCTTGGGTTTCTTATTTTTTGAATCACTAACATATTATCTGAATCGGAGTAGTAATTATTATTTAATACTATTTTTCTATTTTATAATATTTTTATTATATTTTAATTAAAAATGTCTAACAACCAAATTTTAGATTATTTAAATAGAGAAAAAATAATTTTAGGAACTCTTAAATGTATTCTTGAAGTTTTTAATGATCCACCAAATTTTAAAAATTATAAAACAGAATTTATTTCTACTCTTTCCACAGAAAAGAATTATGGAGATAAAAATATAATCCAACTAAATATTTTCAATTATTTAAATAAACTCTTAAGTTCAAATTTAAATTTATATCCAAAAATAAATCGAAAGTATTTAATTGAATCATGGTCAAGAAATGGTAATATTTATTCTTTGAAAGATCCTATTCCGAACAAATATGAAAATTTAGTAATTTGGTTAAATACTGATTTTTCAAATTATATTTATAGAAATACAGAACATATAATAATTGCAAAATTAACAGAACATAAAGAAAATAAATATTTAATTATAATTTGTGAAAAAATAGATACAGATGAGAATAAAACTGATTTTATTGAAATTATTTATGAACATTTAGAAAAAGATAAACATGGTAAATCTATTTGTAATTTATATGAACAATTTAATTATAATTCAGTTCCGGAAGAATATATGGTTTAGTTATTAAAAATAAATATTTATTTTTCTATTGCAAATAAAAATGACAGGTTGATTTTTGGAGTAGTTTATATAAAATTTAAAACATAATTTGAAAATATTTATTGCAAATTACTTTTTTTAAATAAATAAAAAAATTTATCTACGATTATTTCTAACTCAAAAATTAACAGAAAACTCAATTCATCTTCAATGGAATAGTATAATTTTTTGGAATATTTTTTAAATAAAAAATCAAAAATCCTTAAGAATATTTATTCATTTACAAATGAGCAAACCAACCGTTAAAAAAAAAGATAGTAATACTTTTGATTACATGAAAACTAATAAAGATAATCTCCAGAATATTATTCTTAACCCCTCTATTTTACACATTATCGACAATCTAGTGACTAGAACCAATAAAATCATCATACATGCTTATCAATTCATTAAATTATATCTCTCTTTTCTTTATCAAAATAACACTAAATTCCCATCCATTGATAAAAAATTTATCTCTCATGTTTTTAAAGTCATTACCATTAGAAAATCAAATTCTGGGGGTTATTCTGAAGATAAAATGCCAGAACAACTTAAACTATTAAGTTCATTTTATCAACAACATTATATTAATACCTTATATAAAAACGAAGCCATTTATTATGATAAATTACCACACATTTTAGCATATGAAGCCATTGACATGGTTACGAATATTAATAATAACATTCAGCAAAATTTTATTAATCATCTTAATAAATATGTCAATATCGTTTTTAAACTTAAAGAAAAAATATCTGAAATTACTAAAAATAATAAAGATAAAATTATTCGTAAGGAACTTCATAAAAATTTATATCAGGAATTTTATTACATTAAACAAGATTTATGTTCGTTTAACAAAGACTATATATCTGACATTAAATATCATAATTGGATTAATGAACAAAAATTAAAATTATTCCCTAACAAAAATAAATTCGATCATGATAGTATTCATTATGACTTAAAATCAAATACACAAGACTACTTAATTTCTATGTTTTATATCTTAGAACAATTTGAAATTTTTAATAAACATAATGAAAACACAGATACTAAAGAAATACGATTATTTAACGTTTTACCATTAAGAACTAATATTATCAGTAAACACATTACTATTGATACTTGTGGGTTAATTTCTAATTTTATAGAAACAGACATTGCGAAAAATTTATCAAATTATAAAAAAGACAATAATCAATTTAATTTATGGAATAGATTTTTTAAATTAAATCATAAATCTTTAAAGAAAAATAAATACACTTTTAATTTTATGATTAAAACTGATGGGATATCAGTTTCTATCCTATTTATAAAATTAGATAAAAATAATATCCCTCTTAAAAAATCTTTTAAAAATAATACCGATAATTTTGATTATATTGAACAAGTCGAAATAACTCAAGATATTAAAAATAAAAAAGTTATATGCATTGATCCTGGATATAGTGATATTATATATTGCGGTGCAAAAAATGAGAAAGGGGATTTACAAACATTTAGATATACTCAAAATCAAAGGAGACTTGAAACAAAAAGTAAAAAATATAATAAAATTATTGAAGAAATAAATACAGAAACAAAAATTTCTAACAAATCTATAAAAGAAATTGAGACAAAATTATCAAAATTAAATAGCAAAACAATAAATTTTGAAAAATTTTATAAATATTGTATTAAAAAAAATAAATTAAATAGTAAATTATATCAACATTACCAACAAAGAATTTTTAGAAAATTAAAATTAAATAGATTTATTAATTCACAAAAAAGTGAAAGTAAAATGCTTAATAATTTTAAAAATAAATTCGGAAATCCAAATGATAAGGATATTTAAGAACGGAAATTACAAAACGTATTTGATAAATGAATTTAGAACATCAAAAATATGTAATTGTTGTGGAGGAAATTTAGAAAAGTTTTTAGAGAGGAAAAGTCATAAACCAAACCTATATAGGGAAGGGAAGGAAGAAGTAGTTCATGGATTATTGAGATGTCAATCTATTACGCGTGAGTGCAAAATAATTCATAACAGGGACAAGAATGCGGTGCAGAATATGTTAAATATAGTGAATAGTGTATTTAAGACTGGTAGGAGGCCAGATGTATTTTGTAGAAGTGTTCTTAAAAATTCATATCAATTGCACGATTGATTATAACCAAATTTTTACACTTAGTGTAAAAACATACATAAATGCATTAATATTATCATCAAAACATATTTTTCTGGGTCAGAAAGGTAATTGTTTTTTCAAATCAAGATATTTTTTTTGAAAGTATTATTAAAAAAATTAATGAAGCTTATTTTAAATTAACAGGTAAAATTGTAGATAAAAATTCAGTAGAAAAATTTGAGAAATGTAATGAAAAATGTATATTATTTTTAAATTCTCAAATTTTTTCTACAGGTTTAAATTTACAATTTGCAACAAATATAATCAATCTTGATAAAGTAAGTCAAGAGACAAAAATACAAATCCATCATAGAATACTTAGACCGGGGCTCAAACATACTCCTACATTTACTGATATTTTTTATGAGAATGAATGTTAATATAAATCGGTGAATAAATAATTTAATTATCAACAGATGTTTTTCTATCAACATGATTATCGAGAACTTGACTGTAGTTCATTTAAGATACTACTCCGTCCCAGATTAATTTATCCAATCTGTCAAAAAAGTTATATGTATATTTATATGACTTTTAAAAAAATTGTTCTTTTTTGAGCCTACATTTGGGACGGAGAAGTAATATTTTTATAAAAAGTTTTTATAAAAAAGTTGGCTTATATTTGAGAGTAAGTATTTTTTAATTTAAATTGTTTTCTAAATTTTTAAATACAGTCTATATTTGAAATAATTTTTTAGGATCATCACCTAAAAAAGATTCTTCATTAATCTTTAGTTTCATAATTTCATCAATATCATATTTAGGATCATTATCCGAAAAATTATTTTTATCAAAATCTTTAGGAAACAATTTTAAACATTCATGAAATTTATCTAATAGATCATTTAAATGTAAAATAACGAACAAATAAGTGAAAAGGTACTCAGATGATTTATTTGGTTCATTTATATTTATCAGATACAAAAATTCTTTCAAATAATGATCCCTTATATTTTTAAATCTTTGATGTTTTAAAAAATCTTCATATTCATAAACTTGATTTGTAACGACCAAAGCATCATTAATCATATATTCAATATAATTAATTGAATTTTCACATTTAATTTTATTTTTTCCAAAGTAATTTTGAACAGTTTCAAGAACATAAGGAAAAGGTCCGGCTTGTATCATAGAATATTCAGTCATTTTTATTTTTAGATAGTTTTTTTTTTAATTCAATTTTTCTAAAAATAATTTTACTACTCCGTCACAGATTAATTTATCTGACACATTGAAAAAGTTATATGTAGTTCGCCTACTTTTTATGTGAGTTTATAAAAAAATAGTCTTTTTTATCTGGGACGGGGAAGTACAAACTTACAAAAAAAATTAAGTACTACTCCGTCCCAGATAATATTTTGTTGAACTATCCAATCTGTCAAAAAATTTATATTTATTTTTATATGACTTTTAAAAAAAATGTTTTTTTTTGAGCCTACATTTGTGACGGAGAAGTATATAGATTTACACAAAAGTAGCTAAAGTTTTTTATTTAATTAGAAATAATTTACAAAAAAAATTTGCAAATTATGCTGGATAAGAAATATCAAATAAATTACCACAAACTTTGAGTTCGATTTAAACTTTCAGCCAAAAATTTATCTTTTGGATCATCACCCAAAAAAACTTCATTATTAATTTTTAGATCCATAATTTCTATGTTATAAGTAGGAGATGTATCATAAGGGAATTTTTCAACTAAACCAAAATCTTCGGGAAATAATTTTAAAGCATCATGAAATTTATCTAACAAATTATTTAAGTGTAAGATAACAAAAACATATGTGAAAAAATATTCAGAATCATCATCAGGAAAACCTTTTAAATAATGATCCCGAATTTTTCTAAATCTTTCATGTTTTTTAGACAAATTACTCATTAAATAATCTCCATACTCATCATTTATCATGTATTCAATATAATCGATTGAATTATTAATTTTATCTTTTCCAAAATGATTTTGAATTGTATAAAAAATTCCAGAAAAAGGACCACCTTCTACCATATTATATTCAGTCATTTTATTTAATTTTCTTTTTTAAATAAAAAATTTTTTTTTCAATTTTTCAATCAAATACAATTTATACATTCAAAATTGATAGTGTCAAATTACGACTAAAAAGCTAAATATAATACTTCTAGAAAAAAATTTATTAATAATTTCTTTTTAAACAATTGAAATTAATTTTGGAAAGAGTATAAAATAATTATGAATTACTAGTCCAGTTCAAATAATAAACTACACATATATTTTTCTTTAGTTTTTGAAACATATAAAATTTTAAGCAAAAACCTTAACCAACATTTTTTTTGAATTTTATATGATTTCTGGTTTTCCTATCCTTCCGGAATCTTCTGGACTTTGCTAGTACTTATTAATTTTAAATTCTTCTAAAATTTTATTATAAACTTCAAATCCATTCTTACAAGCACCGCCGTCTAAACACCAAAGTGGATCTTCATATACAAAAATATTATCTTCAGATTCGTATTGTTTATACATAGGAATATACAAAATAATAAAATTATTGTTTCCTCTCATTTTAATTAAAGAATCTCTAAGTTTTCTAAGATCTTCTATTTTTGGAAATAAAACACCTGTTTTATGATAATCCATATTACCAGTTGAAATTAAATATATTGTGTTTTTATTTTTCAAATCCAAAAACTTATTTCTTAAATATTCGATTTTACTTCTTAAAGTTGGGTAAAATTTAAAAAGTAATTTTTTGGTTAAGCGTTCTTTTTTATCATAAATTGCTTCTCCACCATAATCACCTAAACTATCAAATAAATGTTTCCAATTCATATGATATTTATTATTATAAACAAATGCAGTATTTTCTGGAATTGAAAGATCATCAAATTCAAAAATATCTTTTAAATCATTATTAAATGCATCTGCTAAAAGACTATAATCTTTAATAATTAACCAATCGAAAATATCACTCTGACCAGGTTTTGTGACCCAATATATAGGATTTTCTGGATTTGAGTACATATTTATTTGCATTTTTGTATAACATGTAGAACCCAAACCGACAATTTTTTCAAAAACTAAATTTTTATTATTTGTCATTTTTTAATAATAAAAATATATTTAATAAAAATTTTCTAATAAATCTAAAAAAATAATTCAAATAATCAAAAAAAATTCATTTAATTATTAGAAAAAAACTTATCCTTTGGATCATCAGCAAAAAAAGTTCATAATTAATTTTTAGATTCATAATTTCTTCTAGATTATAAGTAGGTGATGTATCATAATAAGGTTTTTCAACTAAACCAAAATCTTCGGGGAATAATTTTAGACTCTCATGAAATTTATCTAAACATATTTAAAAAAATATTCAAAATCATCCTTTTAAATAATCATCTCGAATTTTTCTAATCTTTCATGTTTTTTAAACAAATTACTCATTGTATAATCTATATACTCATCATTTATCATATACTCAATTGAATTATTAATTCTATTTTTTGCAAAATCATTTTGAATTGTATAAAAAATTCCAGAAAAAGGGACGCATTCAAACAATATATATATATATAAATAAATCTTATAATTTAGTTCTACTATATAAAACAATTAGTTCATAAAATTTCGACCATCAATTTATATGAATCGTAATGAATCCGGAAACCCGGATTCGGTTAAACTAAACAAGTAAATAACTACATAAAATACATTTGAAACAAAAAATTATTAATTCAATCTTAATACTTACTACTCCGTTTCAAATCAATCGGTGTTTCATTTTTTGTTCACTTAATTATTCATATAAAAATAAAAATACATTATATTTTTATATATTTATTTACAAGTTTAAATAAATATTTACACTTATTTATCCATATATTTTTTTATTTTTTGAATCACCGATTTATCTGAAACGGAGTAGTATTCATTTAAAAAATTTACATAAAATGTAAAATAGTTTATAAAAAATTTTAGAAGTGGTTCTAAACTTTATAAAAAATCTAGAGAAATATATTTTATTAAAAAATTTTAAAAGAGTTTATAAAAAATTTAGAGAAATTTATTTCATTAAAAAATTTTTATAAGAGTTTATAAAAAATTTAGAGAAATATATTTCATTAAAAAATTTTAAAAGAGTTTATAAAAAATATAGAGAAATATATTTCATTAAAAAATTTTAAAAGAGTTTATAAAAATTATAGAGAAATATATTTCATTAAAAAATTTTAGAAGAGTTTATAAAAAATTCTAGAGAAATATATTTCGTTAAAAAATTTTAGAAGAGTTTATAAAAAATTCTAGAGAAATATATTTCGTTAAAAAATTTTAGAAGAGTTTATAAAAAATTTAGAGAAATATATTTCATTAAAAAATTTTAAAAGAGTTTATAAAAAATCTAGAGAAATACATTTCATTAAAAAATTTTAAAAGAGTTTATAAAAAATCTAGAGAAATATATTTCGTTAAAAAATTTAGAGAAATATATTTCATTTAAAAAATTTTAGAAGTGGTTCTAAACTTTATAAAAAATCTAGAGAAATATATTTCATTAAAAAATTTTAGAAGTGTTCCTACACTTTATAAAAAATCTAGAGAAATATTTTTCATTAAAAAATTTTAGAAGTGCTCCTACACTTTATAAAAAAATCAACAGAAATATATTTCTCTAAATTTTTGAAGTGTTCCTACATTTTATAAAAAATCTAGAGAAATATATTTCGTTTAAAAAAATTTAGAAGTTAAACTTTATAAAAAATTATTTGAACAGTTTACAAATCATTTAATAATTCGAATAAATAGTAATCATATAAATTTGAATCATTAATTGTAATGATTTTATTTTTATCTATTATTCCATTTCCTAACAAAAAATTAAATATTTTTTTATTATTTGTTCCAATTTTAATTAAATATTTTAAATTATATAACATTACATTTTGATCTTCATCAGTTTCTGATCCTAATTTATAATTTGCATAATTTAATGTTAACGTCCCAAAATCAATAATTTTCATTGTTTTATATTGGTCTTTTTTCAGATCATCAAAATTATCTATATTTATTTCAGTTTCATAATCATACATAATATTATCGAAATGTAAATCATTATGATAAAATCCTTGTGAATTTAATTCTATAATATCTAAAAATAATATAATAAAAGATTTAATCATATTTTTCCATTCTTTTCTTGAAAATTTAGTATTTTTAATTTTTTCTAAATAATTATATAATGTCATACCTTTAAGATAAGGCATTTTTATTTTCTTTAAAAAAATATGATTTTTAGGTTCTTGTCTTAATTCTTGATACAATAAGGGACATAAATTAATTATTTTATCTTGTTCATCTAAACCAACATCAATAATTTCAATTTCTAAAGGATTTACATAAAAATTATTAATTATTGGAAGCAATTTAATATTTTTATATTCTAATTTAATATCATAAATCAACCCATACTTAAAAACTGAATTTTCTGAATTTTTAATAATACAACCGTATTGACCTTCTCCAAGATATTCTTCGGACATTTTACACTACAAAAAAATAAAAAAAATTTTTTTTGTAGTGTAAAAATTTGTTTATAATCAATCGTGTAATTGATATGAATTTTTAAGATTTACAGTTTTACAAAATTATGTTGTACTGTATTCTTATCTCTGTTATGAATTATTTTGCACTCAGGCGTAATAGATTGACATCTCAATAATCCATGAACTAGTTTTTTCTTCACTATCCTTTTTTTTTACTGTTGGTTTGCTCATTTGTAAATTAATTAATATTCTTAAGCATTTTTTTAAATTTTATTTTTTATTTTTTATTTTTTATTTTTTATAAAATAATTATATATGATAATATTTATTTTTATTTAATTTTATAAAGTCATTAATACTTAATCTTTTTAATTTAAGATGTGTTTATAGTTTTATTGTATAATAGATTCAGATAGATATAAAGCTTCATTACTACTACATTCCATATAAATTGTATTTTTCAAATCTATTATGGTAAATTGTTAATTAGACATTTTTTTATTATAAATTAAACTCGTTGAAAAAATGAAAGCTCGTTGTGAAGGAAAAGGAAAAAAAAAGAAACATATACTTTTAAGTTTTTTGGTTTTGACGATAAAGGTAGACATGAAAAGGAAGAATTTACCACAATGTCATTTGATATTTCTAAATTAAACAAACGTAACGTGTCTGAATTTATGGTAAAATTATCTGAAGGAGAGGATAATAATGAAGCTTCTTTATGTTCACAACATTTTGAAATTAATTTAATCATGACAAAATAAGTTTTAATATTATTTTTGAAAGTGTTGTTTTTTTCAAAACTTAACATAGAATTTAATCATAATATATATTTACCTATTATGGAATTTTTACAATTTTACAGTACTTATACGGATAAAAAGTTTCTAAAAAACAAGCGAGTCCACAAAGACAAAAAAGTCCACCTAGAAAGACAAGTCCAAAAAAACAAGGAAGGCCGAAAAGATGGATACTTTTTGGTTAAATAATAATTATTACTTTTATATATCGATTTTTTTATTAATTTTAAATAAAAAAAGTTTAAAATATCAAAGAAAGGACCAAAAAATGAAAAAAATTTGGTTAAATATAAAAAAGTTATTATTTCCAGTTCATAACAAACTTAAATAATAATTATTACTTTCATAAAAAATTATTTTAAAAAATTCTTTATTACTTTCTTCCTCATTCTGAGAATTATTACTAATTTTTTTGTAGAGATATAAAAATTGTGTGTTTTTGTTACTAATTTTTTTAAATAATAAAAAAATTAGATAGTAAGTGATAATATGTTAAAACATGCTTGAATAAAAGTAAAAATTTACAAAAATATTTTTATGAACTAAATTAAAAAATGTCAAATTATAATTGATTAAAAAATTCTAAGATGTATGATGAATGGAAAGGAGATGAAAATTTTGATGTTTTTTCATTAGGACATCTTGCTTCATTAGATATATACACCGAAGAAGATTTATACAACGTTTTAGATTGATATAGATATTGGGCACCTTATACAATTCATGTTAAATTAATTGATTTTTGCCATTTGAATGATATTAGTAAATTTAAAACAATAATGGAAATTTTTTTCAAAATTTTATTGAAATATTTATAAGTTTATTTAACATATGATAAACTCAAAATTCTTGTTCAGTCAAAAGATATAAATATATGTAATTATCTTATAACAAAAAATATCCATATTGGTTCTTTATCTGTATATTATGCAGCTTTTGGAAATAATGTTTGTTTAAAAATATTACTTGAAAATAATATTCCTTTTAATGATTTTACTGTTTTTAATGCATTAGTATATGAAAATTATAAATGTTTAGATATCATTTCAAATCTTTTAGAAAATATTAATATATTAGATTTATCTGTGTATATTAAAACTGGAACACAAGCTGATTATCTAAATCTATATCTCTACAAATTGATTTATTTTATTCAAACTTAGATATTATTAAGGTTTTTTACAAAAAAAATTTAATAAATACAGAAACTATTTTAGATCAATTAATTAAATATGATAGTGTTGATTGTTTAAAATTTTTTATTGAAGAAGTAGAATTAAAAATGTCATAAATATTTAAATTTACCAGAATTTAATAATAATGTTTTTAATGGAATAAGTACAGGAATTCTATCATTTCGAAATAATATTAAGATATTTACTAATGAACCATATAAAGTACAATTTGGAAATATATTAATCAAGACAGATTTATTAAAGGAAGGAAATATAATTTATGAAACAATAATTTTTAATGGTAATTTAATATTAATGTATAATTCTATTATAGAAATATACATTAAAAAATATTTTCTTCTAAAAAAAATAAATTAGAATCTGAAACAATATTTATATAAAATTATACTAATAATTTTCAAATAGTGGGATTAATTAGAAATTCAAAAAATAAATATTTATATGTGACGTATAAATCGTCACTTAAATAATTATACATAAAATTAGTGAATAATAAAAAATTTATAGGAATAAATCTGAATAATAAATCACTTATTGATCTGAAACGGAGTAGTACTATTTTATTAGAAGAGTTAAAAAAATTATAATCAAAAACATTTTTTATAATGTTTTTGTTAAAGATAAATAAATTGAATTTCTAAAATGTTTACATTAATTTAATTTCGCATACTTTTTATTTTCAATTGCCATTAATTGATATTTTTCCATTTCTGAAAAATTTTTTGTTGTATTTTTATGATAATTAGATAAATTATTCATGGCTTCATAATGATTATATTCAATTGCCATAAGGTAATATTTTTCCATTTCCGAATAGTCTTTAGTTATCTCTTGATGATAATGACCAAGATAAAACATTGCATCAGAGTTATTATTTTCAATTAATATTAAATAATATTTTTTCATTTCTAAATAATCTTTTGTTATATTTTTATGATATGAGGCTAAGGCAAACATTGCATTAAAATTTTTATGTTCAATTGCCATTTTATAATTCTTCTCCATTTCTAAATAATCTTTTGTCGTTTTTTCGTGATATAAACCTAAATTATACATCGCATCAGAATCATTTTTTTCAATTGCTATGGAGTAATATTTTTTCATTTCTATATAGTTTCTTATTATATATTGATGATAATAACCTAAGGCAAATATTGCAGGAACATGATTATTTTTAATTGCCATGAGATAAAATTTCTCTTTTTGATATAATGGATAATGTTTTCTTATTTTAAAAAAAGTTTTAGAATATCTGAAAGAATAATTTCTGAACATTTTATTAAATAAATTAAAAAAAATATTTTTATATAAGATTTTTTGAAAAAAATTTAGAATAATATTTGATTGAAAATTTAAAAGAATTTGTAAAAAATAAAAACTTCTAAAAAAAATTCTTCTAAAAAGAAATAATAAATACTGGTCCATCTATAAAAATAATAATAAAAATAAAAATTAAAAAAATATTTAGAAAAATTATACTATTCTATTACAAAAAAAAAATAAAAAATGTATATTTTTTCAGATATATACATTTTTTATAAATAATATAGAACAGTTATTAAAAAAATTATATTATTTTTTATAAAATTTTTAATTAATCAAGTTCAATTTATATTTATTTTTAAACAAATATAATTTTTTTGAAAATCTGACAGACTATCTGAACTTAATTGATCAGAAAAATTTCTATAAACTTTTAGAAATATTATAGAATTACAACTATAAAAAAAAAGAGATAATTTGTGACAATATTTATTTTTGAATTTTGTTAATTTTTGAATTTATTTTATTTTTTCTAAAATTATAAAAATGTCTGTTGTTGAAAATAAATCTGTTCCTGAATATTTAAATGATGAAGAGATGAATTTTATTTTAGATGTGATTCCAAAAGTAAATGCAGGCATTAAAGAAATTGGTGAAAAAATTAGAAACGAAATTATTTACAAGCAAAAATTGCTTTTAAGAGATCATAAAATATATAAAGACGATATTATAAATCTTAAAAGAGAAATTATTAATCATTGGAGAAGATCTACTATAGAAGCCGGTATTCCAATTGGTTTACTTACAGGTGAAGCATTAGGTTCTCAAGCAACTCAATCAAATTTAAATACTTTCCATCATGCAGGATCTTTACAATCGGTAGGTTCAGGTACAACTGTTGAATTATTAAATGCGACTCAATATAGAAAAAATGAATCGACAATTTTACATTTTAAAGATAAAAATCTTTCTTTTGATGATATTTTAGATCTTGAAAAGAAAATTGTAGGTATTACAGTAGGTATGATTTGTCTTAATGTTCAAATTTTAAAAACAGATAAATTTAAAAAAGAATGGTGGTATGATTTATATATAAAATATATAGATAAAAAGGAATATAAATCTAAATATTTTATGCGTTTAAAATTTGATACAAATCTTCTTTATAAATATAAAGTAACTTTGAATGACATTGCTAAAAAACTTGAAAATAATGGAAAAGTTTTATCTTGTGTGCCTAGTCCTATTAAAAATGGTATTATAGATATTTATCCAATTGAAAACCTAATTAAAGAAACATTAATTAAAAATTTAACAGATCCTGATGATAAAGATATTGAACATGGTATTAATGACAATAATTCATCATTATTATTTTTAGATATTTGTGTGAAACCTTTTTTAAATAATATATTAATTAAAGGGATTTCAAAAATTAAAAAATTAATTCCAGTTGAAACAAATGTAATGTCTATCATTAAAAGTATGCAATTAATAAATAATGATAAATGGATTGTTTGGTTAGATTTAGTAAAAATTAGAACTAGTTCTATTCCAATTTCTAAACTAATTATATTTTTAGAAGAATCAGGTTGTATTATAGAAAATAAAACAAATGAAGAATTTATAAAAAATCCTTTTGAAGAATATGAAAAAAATATAAATAAAAAATTTTTTATAACTCCTGATAATAAAGATGACAGAATTTTACTGACTATGCCTAAAGATTGGAAGATAAAAGAAAATTATAGTAATCCTATTGATTTTTTTAATGCTAGTGAAAAAAATGAAAAATTAGTTGGATTTATTGATACTTTTATTATTAAAGAAAATCATAATATTTGGGAAATGCAAATTATTGATAAATTAAATATTGAAGATATTAATTATATTATTAAAGAATTAAATAAAAATAAAATTACAGTAAAAAATAATGTTATTTTTGATAATGATATTCCGACAAGTTTAATTATTGAAATGCCTAATTACTGGGAAAAAAATAATTTCGAAACGCCGGAACAATTTTTTAAAAATTTAGTTGATAGAGAAGAAGAAAAAGCATCAGCTTTTATTAGAAATGAAAAAATAAAAGGAAATTCTTACCCTATTTATAATTATAGTTCAATTTATAAATCTTCAAAATATAACTACGCTGAATTAATAGGTAATAATTTAAAAGCATTAATATCTTTAGATTTTGTAGATTCGAAAAAAACAATAAGTAATAGTCCTCATGATATATTTCATACTTTTGGTATTGAAGCAGCAAGAAATTTTATTGCACATACTTTTTATGATATTATTTTAAATTCTGGATCATATGTCAATTATAGATATACAGATTTTGTTGCAGATTTTATGACTAGTTTAGGAAATATTAGTGCAATTACATCTAAAGGAGTTATTAAACATAATAGAGGTGCTTTAGCAGATGCAACATTTCAAGAACCTCTGACAAGGTTTATTTCTTCTTCAATTTTTGGGCCTAAGGAAAATGTTAGTTCAACTTCAGCTTCAATTTTTACAGGTGTTAGAATGAAGTTAGGTACTGGTTATTCACAATATTCTTTAGATAATAGCGTTATTGATATTTTAAAAAAAGTTGACCTTTCAAGTTTTCTTGAAGAAGAAAAATTAAAAGATTTACAAGAAGAAGAAACTTTTATACATAATGAACAAAATTTAGATTTCGGTCAAGGTGATTTGTTTGGCGATTTAAATGATATAAATTTTGATAATATTAAATTATTTTCTCAAGAATCAAGTAAAAAATCTGTACCAAAAGGTCCAATTCCAGATGTCTTTCAAACTTTATTTGTTTTACCTGAATTTTTACAAAATATTATAAATAAACATAAAAAAGTAATTTTACCAAAATTAGGTGATTTAACCATTAGTAAAATCATTGAAAATATTACAAATAATTTATCATTCAAAGAACATAATGTACCTTTTGTTGATTCAAGCTTAATCATAAATCATATTAAAGAACATTTAAAACCAATTAAAGATGAAGATTCTTTTGATGATAATTTATAATTACTAGTCCATTTCAAATAGTGGAAATAATTGGGCCAGATCTTTTTGCTCATGGATATAAAATTTTAACTAAACTGCTTATCTTTAAGAGAATATTTATATTACTTATAAATATTTAAAAATAAATTTAAATATAATTATTTTTTTTAAAAACCTGAAATATTATCTAAACTTGACTAGTAGTAATTTATTACAAAGCACCAACTTCAGCAGCAAATGCTAATGCTTGATCAGGATGCTTAGCAGCAGATGTTAATACACTTCCACCTGCTGTAGCTAATGTCCCAACAAAAGAATCATCAGATGGAGTTTGTCCGCCTTGAGTAATATTTGATGAATTTTGACCCGTATTTTGACCTGTATTTTGACTGGGTGTTGCCGCTGCAGTTAAAGCTGGAGATTGTGAAGCATACATTACAGCCATAACAATTGCACCCATAACAATTGCAATTGCAATTATAATCATTAATTCAGTGCCTAAACTTTTAATTTTTGATTCTTGTGAGACATCTGAAGAAATTTGATTGGCTACGGTTGCAGTAGCGGCGATGTCCATATTACACATTTGATTATTAACTTCTCCCTTTTGTGAAACAAGAAGATTTTGAGCTGTTGAATTCTCTACATAAACAAATACATTGTTAACTTCATTAAGAGCTGTAAAAGAACATGCGGCAGCTTGTTGTTGTGTTACTGAATTTTCAATTAATTGATTCAAACTTACTTTTTGCCCTACATTATTGAAAGATAAAGCAAGTCCAGATGGTGCACTAGCACTTTGTTGAAGCATAGAATCTAAAATACTTGCCATATTTGTATCAAATGAAGATTTCATTAAACATTGATTGTCAGACATTTTACATTCTTGTACAATTGAAATATTACCAACATCAGAATCTTTAACAATAAAAGATAAATTTTCAGCTCTATTTTCACATGAAACAATACATTCTTGTTTAGATTGCTGAATCATATTCGTATTAATTTCTTGTGTATTTCTTGTAATATTAGATTGATTACTTCCCATTTTATATAATTAAAAATAAATAAAAAATTTTTGATAAAACACAAAAAATTAAAAAAAATATTTTGAGACCATATAAGTTAAAAAATGATACTTAAAAATTTTATATTGTATAAATAATGAAGAAAAACATCTTAAACAATTACTCAAAATCTGAAGTTTTCTTTGGAACATTAGCTAGTAAGAAAAGTTTAAAAAATAAATATTTAATTATAAAAAGTTGTCGTACTTCTAAATTTATCATACACTTTATAAAAATTTAGAAGAAATTTTAAATTTTTCGTATATTTTAGATAAATATATTTGGAATAAATATATTTTGAAATAAAAAATATAAGGATTCTATAAAATTTTATAGAATCGTTATATTTAGTTATAAAATTTTAAAGACCTTATAAAAAATTTAGAGAAATATATTTAGTTACTAGTATAAAATTTTAAAGACCTTATAAAAAATTTAGAGAAATATATTTAGTTATAAAATTTTAAAGACCTTATAAAAATTTAGAAGAAATATATTTAGTTATAAAATTTTAAAGACCTTATAAAAATTTAGAAGAAATATATTTAGTTATAAAATTTTAAAGACCTTATAAAAATTTAGAAGAAATATATTTAGTTATAAAATTCTAAAGACCTTATAAAAAATTTAAAGAAATATATTTAGTTATAAAATTCTAAAGACCTTATAAAAATTTAGAAGAAATATATTTGGTTATAAAATTCTAAAGACCTCATAAAAATTTAGAAGAAATATATTTAGTTATAAAATTCTAAAGATATTATAAATTTTTTAGAAGAAATATATTTATTTATAAAATTCTAAAGACCTTATAAAAATTTAGAACAAATATATTTATTTATAAAATTCTAAAGACATTATAAAAATTTAGAGAAATATATTTAGTTATAAAATTCTAAAGACCTTATAAATTTTTTAGAAGAAATATATTTAGTTATAAAATTCTAAAGACCTTATAAATTTTTTAGAAGAAATATATTTAGTTATAAAATTCTAAAGAACTTATAAAAATTTAGAAGAAATATATTTGGTTATAAAATTCTAAAGAACTTATAAAAATTTAGAAGAAATATATTTAGTTATAAAATTCCAAAGACCTTATAAAAAATTTAGAGAAATATATTTATTTATAAAATTCTAAAGACCTTATAAAAATTTAGAAATATATATATTTAGTTATAAAATTCTAAAGAACTTATAAATTTTTTAGAAATATATATATATTTAGTTATAAAATTCTAAAGAACTTATAAATTTTTTAGAAGAAATATATTTAGTTATAAAATTCTAAAGACCTTATAAAAATTTAGAAGAAATATATTTATTTATAAAATTCTAAAGACCTTATAAAAATTTAGAGAAATATATTTAGTTATAAAATTCTAAAGACCTTATAAATTTTTTAGAAGAAATATATTTAGTTATAGACATTATAAAAATTTAGAAGAAATATATTTAGTTATAGACCTTATAAAAATTTAGAAGAAATATATTTGGTTATAAAATTCTAAAGACCTTATAAAAATTTAGAAGAAATATATTTAGTTATAGACCTTATAAAAATTTAGAAGAAATATATTTAGTTATAAAATTCTAAAGACCTTATAAAAATTTAGAAAAAATATATTTAGTTATAAAATTCTAAAGAACTTACTAGTCCAGTTCAAATAAATTGGTCCAGATCTTTTTCTTCACTTTTTTAACCATATAAATTTTTAATTAAAAACCCTTATCCTTAAGTAATATTTTATATGTCTTTTAAACACTTCTACTTATATTTATATATAAATAAATTTTTTCTCAAAACCCAATTTATCTGAACTGGACTAGTATAAAAATTTAGAAGAAATATACTACTCCGTTTCAGATAAATCTGTGATTCAAAAAATAAATTTTTATATGAATAATTAAGTATAAAAATTAAATCTTTACTTATAAAATAATTTTATATGAATAATTACGTGAAGTAAAAATGAATTACCGATTTATCTGAAACTGAGTAGTATTTATTTATAAAATTCTAAAGACCTTATAAAAATTTAGAAGAAATATATTTGGTTATAAAATTATAAAGACCTCATAAAAATTTAGAAGAAATATATTTAGTTATAAAATTATAAAGACCTCATAAAAATTTAGAAGAAATATATTTAGTTATAAAATTCTAAAGATATTATAAATTTTTTAGAAGAAATATATTTATTTATAAAATTCTAAAGACCTTATAAAAATTTGTTAGAGACATATATTTTGTTCTAAAATTCTAAAGACCTTATAAAAATTTGTTAGAGACATATATTTTGTTCTAAAATTCTAAAGACCTTATAAAAAATTTAGAAGAAATATATTTAGTTATAAAATTATAAAGACCTTATAAAAAATTTAGAAGAAATATATTTAGTTATAAAATTCTAAAGACCTTATAAATTTTTTAGGGATTTTTAAAGAATTTATGAAATTTTAGAAGAAATATATTTGGATATAAAAAATATATTTGGATGTAAAAATTTGTTTGACTTTTAAAGAGATTCTAAAAATTTAAAAAATATATACTAGTCCAGTTCAAATAAATTGGGCCAGATCTTTTTATTCACTTTTAAAACCATATAAAATTTTAAGTAAAATCTATATTTTTAAGTGATATAAATAATCACTTAAAAATTTTAAATATAAATTTACATATACTTAATTTTTTTTTGAAAACCCAATTTATCTGAACTGGACTAGTATTTTTTTAACTTCTAAAGAAATATATTTTTTATAAAAATTTTAAACTGCTCATACATTTTATAAGAATTTATAAAATTTACAAGAAATATATTATTTTATAAAAATTCTAAAGACACTACTACTCCGTTTCAGATCAATGACGAACCTAAAGGCACCATTTTCTTGGTTCCTTCGGTAATTCATTTTTAGATCACACAAATATACATATAAAATTATTTTAATTCAATAATTTTATATATTAACTTATAAGTAAGTATTTAATATATTAACTTAAATATTCATATAAATATTTATGTGCGCCCTGGTGCACACGGGAACCAAATGGTTCTTTATTTTTTGAATCACCGAAGGAACCAAGAAAATGGTGCCTTTAGGTTCGTCATTTATTTGAAACGGAGTAGCATAAAAAATTAAAGGATATATTCTCACACATTTGTTATTAAAAATTTATATAGCTTATAAACATATATTATAACATTAAAAAATTAGACATTAAAAAATTAGAACTGATCCTACATACTATAAATAAGTTTTTTTAATTTGTTGAATACTTAATCAAAAAACATAAAAAACTTATTTTTAATCACTTATTTTTTTCACTTATTTTTTTGAAAGAGTTTTGAAACTTTTTTATTTTTCAGAAAGAAATATTTTTGGTGATAACCACTCAAATCTAAAAACGTAAAAAAGTTCTTATTGTAATTTTATTTTTTAAAATTTTCAGTGAGAGTAAGTTAGAACTTTTTTTCCTAACTAAATTTATACTTTAAAAATAGTTCAGTGAAGATGAGTGAAGACAAAAAGTTCTTATTGTAATTTTGAAAATTTTGATTTTCAAAATTTTTAGTGAGAGTAAGTTAGAATATTTTATCTTCACTAAATTTATACTCAAAATATTATTAAGTGAGAATGAGTGAAGATAAAATGTTCTTATTGTAATTTCTTTTTTTGGAATTTTCAAATTTTTTAGTGACAGTAAGTTAGAGTTTATTTTCTTAACTAAATTTATACTCAAAATATTATTCAGTGAAGATGAGTGAAGATAAAAAGTTCTTATTGTAATTTCGTTTTTGCTCCAAAAATAAATTTTGCATAAGAAGAAAAAAATCCTTGAATTTTCATGATCAAACTTTAAGTGGTATCACTCAAAAAAATTAAAGTTCTTATTGTAATTTTAATTTTTAAGAAATTTAAGTGAGTTTTAGTTAAAAAATTTTATTATAACTAAAACTCACTTAAAAATATATTTTATAGAAGATAATAACTAAATGTGATTTTACTTTTTATAAATTACAAAGATTAAAAAAAAAATTTGAAACATAAACCATAAAAATACATTTCTTTTAATTTATAAAAGATATATTATTTTAAAAATATGTTTATATTATTTGAAACATTTTATAAACTTTTGTGAATATATTTAAAAAATTATACTTCTCCGTCCCAGATAAAAAAAAACATTTTTTTTAAAAGTCATATAAAAATAGATATAAATTTTTTAAGTTGGATAAATTAATCTGGGACGGAGTAGTAAGCAATATAAATAATTTATAAAATTTTAAAAGAGATATATTATTTTAAAAATGTGCTTATAATTTTGTAAAATTTTGTGAATATATTTAAAAAATTATAAGCAATATAAGCACATTTTTTAAAAATTAGGGTAAATGTATATAAAAATATATATTTACATAAAATTTTATAAATTATTTAAAAGAGATATATTATTTTAAAAATGTGCTTATATTTTTTGGAATATTTTATAAACTTTTGTGAATATATTTAAAAAATTATAAGAAATATATACATTTTATAAAAAATTAGGCTAAATGTATATTGTCTATAAAAATATATATTTTCGTGAAATTTTATAAATTATTTAGAAGAGTTTTATAAATAATTAGAAGAGATATATTATTTTAAAAATTCGCTTATATTTTTTGGAACATTTTATAAACTTTTGTGACTATATTTAAAAAATTATAAGAAATATATACTTCTCCGTCCCAAATAAAAAAGAACAATTTTTTTAAAAGTCATATAAATATACATATAACTTTTTCAAGTTGGATAAATTAATCTGGGACGGAGTAGTACATTTTATAAAAAATTAGGCTAAATGTATATTGTATATAAAAATATATATTTACATAAAATTTTATAAATTATTTAAAAGAGTTTTATAAAATTTTAAAAGAGATATATTATTTAAAAAATGTGCTTATATTATTTGGAACATTTTATAAACTTTTGTGATTATATTTAAAAAATTATAAGTAATATATACAGTTTATAAAAAATTAGGCTAAATGTATATTGTCTATAAAAATATATATTTTCGTGAAATTTTATAAATTATTTAGAAGAGTTTTATAAAAAATTAGAAGATATATATTTTTTTAAAAATTTGCTTATATTTTTTGGAACATTTTATAAACTTTTGTGACTATATTTAAAAAATTATAAGCAATATATACAGTTTATAAAAAATTAGGTTAAATGTATATTGTCTATAAAAATATATATTTTCATAAAATTTTATAAATTATTTAGAAGAGTTTTATAAAAAATTAGAAGATATATATTATTTTAAAAATGTGCTTATATTTTTTTGAACATTTTATAAACTTTTGTGACTATATTTAAAAAATTATAAGCAATATATACTTTTTATAAAAAATTAGGGTAAATGTATATTGTATATAAAATAATATATTTTCATAAAATTTTATAAAAGAGATATATTATTTTAAAAATTTGCTTATATTTTTTGGAACATTTTATAAACTTTTGTGACTATATTTAAAAAATTATAAGCAATATATACTTTTTATAAAAAATTAGGCTAAATGTATATTGTCTATAAAAATATATTTTCATAAAATTTTATAAATTATTTAAAAGAGTTTTATAAAATTTTAAAAGAGATATATTATTTAAAAAATGTGCTTATATTTTTTGGAACATTTTATAAACTTTTGTGACTATATTTAAAAAATTATAAGCAATATATACAGTTTATAAAAAATTAGGTTAAATGTATATTGTCTATAAAAATATACTACTCCGTCCCAGATTAATTTATCCAACTTAAAAAAGTTATATGTATATTTATATGACTTTTAAAAAAATTGTTCTTTTTTATTTGGGACGGAGAAGTATATTTTCATAAAATTTTATAAATTATTTAGAAGAGTTTTATAAAAAATTAGAAGATATATATTATTTTAAAATGTGCTTATATTTTTTGGAACATTTTATAAACTTTTGTGACTATATTTAAAAAATTATAAGCAATATATACTTTTTATAAAAAATTAGGGTAAATGTATATTGTCTATAAAAATATATTTTCATAAAATTTTACAACTCCGTCCCAGATAAAAAAGAACATTTTTTTATAAACTCATATAAAAATATATATAATTTCTTTAACTTGGATAAATTAATCTGGGACGGAGTTGTATAAATTATTTAAAAGAGTTTTATAAAATTTTAAAAGATATATATTATTTAAAAAATGTGCTTATATTTTTTGGAACATTTTATAAACTTTTGTGACTATATTTAAAAAATTATAAGCAATATATACAGTTTATAAAAAATTAGGTTAAATGTATATTGTCTATAAAAATATATATTTTCATAAAATTTATAAATTATTTAGAAGAGTTTTATAAAAAATTAGAAGATATATATTTTTTTTAAAATGTGCTTATATTTTTTGGAACATTTTATAAACTTTTGTGACTATATTTAAAAAATTATAAGAAATATAAAATTTTATAAAAAATTAGGGTAAATGTATATTGTATATAAAAATATATATTTTCATAAAATTTTATAAATTATTTAAAAGAGTTTTATAAAATTTTAAAAGAGATATATTATTTAAAAAATCTTTTTATATTATTTGGAACATTTTATAAACTTTTGTGACTATATTTAAAAAATTATAAGTAATATATACTTTTTATAAAAAATTAGGTTAAATGTATATTGTTTATAAAAATTTGCTTATATTATTTGGAAAATTTTCTAAACTTTTGTGAATATATTTAAAAAATATAAGCAATATATACTACTCCGTTTCACATAAATTGGTAATTCAAAAAAAAAGAACCATTTGGTTCCAGTGTGCACCAGGGCGCACATAAATATTTATATCAATAAATTGACGTAATAAGTATTAAATGTATTACGTCAATACAGTAATATATAAAATTAGTTAATTAAAAATATTTTATATGAATAAATGAGTGAACTAAAAATAAATTACCGAAGGAACCTTTAGGTGCGTCATTGATCTGAAACGGAGTACTTCTCCGTTTCAGATAAAAAAGAACATTTTTTTTAAAACTCATATAAAAATAAATATAATTTTTTTAAGTTGGATAAATTAATCTGTGACGGAGTAGTAGTAAAGTTTATAAAAAATTAGGTTAAATGTAAATTTTTTATAAAAATATATATTTTCATAAAAAATTTACAACTCCGTCCCAAATAAAAAAGAACATTTTTTTCATTAATCACTTAAATATAAATATAAATTTTTTAAGTTGGATAAATTAATCTGGGACGGAGAAGTAATAATCTTTATATATAATAATTTATATCTAAAAATTTTTTTATTGTGTTACAACTTTTTCCATTCTCTTTCCCATATTTCTAAAATTTCAGTATCAGAATAGTTATTTTTAAAGCAATTTAAAATTCTTGAAATAAAACCAAAATATTCCAAATTTTTCTTAGAAGCTTTTTCTTTACAACATTTACAAGTAATTTCAATTTTGTGTTGATAAAACCAATCAACATATTCCTTCATAAGTTTTCTACATTTTTTTCTTATTTCTGAAATTGATAATTTATCACCAAAATATTTTTCAATTCTGGATGTGTAATCTTGACAAATAGCCCCTTGAAAAAGTATTTCAAATGTTTTTGGTGTGAAGTCTTCAAATTTATTTTCCATTTTTATATTATTTTATAAAAAATAATTAAAAAAATATTTTATTAATTGGTTCTTTGTATTTTTATATAAAAACTTGCCTCGTGCAAAAGAACCTTTAGTCAATATCAGTAATATATTTCAGACTTTTTTAAAATTAAGGAACAATACAGCTGTAACTTTTTTTGTACGACTCCGTCCCAGATAAAAAAGAACATTTTTTTTTAAAGTCATATAAAAATAGATATAAATTTTTTAAGTTGGATAAATTAATCTGGGATGGAGTAGTATGTACCGATGCGACCTGACACAATACTAGTCCATTTCAGATCAATATGCAATTCATTTTTTAAATTTGAATAAATTTAAAAAAATGTCAGTTAAAAAATCTCTGAAGAAATGAATGTAAAAACATTGTTAAATGATTATATTAAACAAGCAAATTATTTAAACCATAATTATAATAATGAAAACATAAATATTAATGAAGAAATAGATAAACTTTATTCTATCGAATATGAACTTGGTAATTTAATCGCTAAAATTAAATATCCAAATAATTATATAGTTGAACCACAAGGAGGGTGTGAAAAATATGACTTTCGAATATTTATTCATATTGATTGTAAAAATTATTCTTATAAAATAAAAGAATTTAATTTCGAAGAACAAGAAGAAGCTTCAAAATTTCATAGTCAAGCTCAAAAAAATGATTATATTACAGGAGAAAATATATTTGGTTCACCTCTTATTGTCAGATTTTTATATGAAAGTAAATAAATACTTCTCCGTCTCAAATATAATAGTGTGCGGCTATCCAACTTTTTTAAAAGTCACACTAACTACACATATTTTTTTTCAATCTGTCAGATAATATTTTGCTGAACTATCTGGGACGGAATCGTACATTATTTTTTTTCTAAAATTTTAGAAAAAATTGGGTTTTAAATTTCTAATGTACTTCAAAATTTTATAAATCCTTTAAAATTTTTTTAATAATATATAATCTTGTCTTCTTCGCAAAATAATTTATAAACTTATACTACTCCGTTTCAGATAAATCAGGAGAACCTTCAGGCTCTCTGTGATTCAAAAAATAAGGAAACAAATGGTGGGACTGTTCTTTATTTATATTTATATGTCTTTTTAAAAAAATGTTCTTTTTGAGCCTACATTTGGGACGAAGAAGTATTACAAATATAACTCTTCAAAAAAAATAAAAAGTTTTCTAAAAATCTTTTTTTACTAATAATTACTAGTTCAGTTCAAATAGTCGGAGTAATTGAGCCAGATCTTTTTTTTCACTTTTAAAACAATATTAAATTTTAAGTAAAACCTATATTTTTTAAGTGAGTATTTATATCACTTAAAAAATATTTAAACATAAATTTACATATACCGGTTTTTGAAAACCTGACATAATTATAGGAATCCTAAAGGATTCTCCTGAACTGGACTAGTAAATGTATTATAAAAATATGAATTCTTTTTTTTTATTTTATTAAATCAAAATGTTTTTCAGAGACGCTATGAAAATTGGAATTTTTTCAGCTACCATTAAGGGAATAAGTAGAGAAAAATTGAAAATGCAAATTAAAGAATTGGAAGATGAATTTATAGAATATCATCCTAGTATAGAATACATACTATCTAAGTATGATAAATATTCTTCAAATTTTGATGATGAAGAGTTAGTATTTGAAATTAAACAGAGATTAATTAAAAATCTTAACTTAGTTTCAAACACAATTATAATGGAACCAATAAATACAAAAATTGATTTTGTAGAATTAGAAAAGAAAGCTCCTTCATTTATCTATATTCTTCGTTGTGAACAAGATAAAATATATGTAGGAAAAACTAAAAATGTAAACTTAAGATTTGAGCAACATATGAATGGTTTTGGTTCTACGTTTACGTCTAAATATAAACCGATTTCTATAATTGAAACTCATGTTGAAATGAATGAATTCGATGAAGATAATTATGTTAAGCTATATATGAAACAATATGGTATAGATAATATTCGTGGTGGCAGTTATTCGAATCTATCTTTGACATCATCTCAAATTGAAGTACTAAATCTCGAATTGAATCATTCAGATAACAAATGTTTTAAATGTAATAATACAGGACATTATAGTAATTCATGTTTAATTGAAAAAAATAACATTTTAAAAACATATCTTATAACTTTTACTTTATTTGAAGAAGGTAAAAATATTAATGAAATATGTACTATAAGAAATTTTGAAAAAATAACTATTGAAAACCATGTTACTGAGTTACTAAGAAATAAATACTATATTAAATTTTCATTAATTGAGTATTCGACATCTATAAGAAATCTTGTTGGTGAAATTATAAAAGAAATGGGTGATAATATTAATTACCTGAAACCTATTAGAGAGTTATGTATTTCTAAAGGTTACAAGGATATTACATATGCACATATTAAGTATACTTTGGCCCTTGATTTTTAATTATATACTACTACTCCATGTCAAATAATATTTTGTTGAACTAGGCAGAACCAAATCGTTCCTAAAAAATTTATGTGTAAATGGACTTCGTTTTTCTTTCACAAAAAAATGAAACACCGATTAGTCCCTGATCCAGACTAATATAAAACGTAGTATTATAAAATAGAATTAGTTTAATCCTGCTTAAAAAAAACATTTCTATTAAAATAAGTACTACTCCGTTTCAAATAATATGTCAGTAATTCAAAAAAAAAGAACAGTCCCACCATATGGTTCCCGTGTGCACCAGGGCGCACATAAATATTTATATGATTAAATTAGTATAAATATTTAATAAATGCTTAAATAACAATATATAAAATTAGTGAATTAAAAGTAGGCGACCTAATTTTATATGTATATTTGTAAGATCTAAAAATGAATCACCGATTAGTCCCACGATATGAAACGGAGTAGTATATGTATGTGTGTGTTCCACATTTTATTCTTAAAAAAAAATTTTATTTTAAAAATTTATAATATGTACTTCTCCGTCCCAAATGTAGTATCAAAAAAGAACAATTTTTTTAAAAGTCATATACATATAACTTTTTCAATGTTTCAGATAATATGTCAATCTGGGACGGAGTAGTATTATAAATTTGTATTTTAATTATTTTATCCAATCAATATAAATTATCAATTTGAATCATATGCTGTTAATTTCTTAAGATTTTGATTTTTAGAAGTTATGTACGACTCAGTCCCAGATTAATTTATCTAACTTAAAAAATTTATATATATTTTTATATGACTTTTAAAAAAAATGTTCTTTTTTATCTGGGACGGAGAAGTATTTTATATTTTAATTTTTTTTGCCATTATAAATTGTAAGTACAGCCACTCTTGAAAAAAAATAAAAAGTTTTCTAAAATTTTTTTTACTAATAATTACTAGTCCAGTTCAAATATTCTTCTGACTCAGATTCTTCATTAAATTCAGTTTCAAGATCTTCTATATCAAGCTTTAAAATATCTTTAAATTTGTGTTTCTTTAGAATTTTACCAGAATTTGTTTCAAATGTAATTAAATTAGTATCAAAATTTACTTCATATATAAATTGAACATCATCTCTTCTATAATCAGAATAATACATTTTTTTTCCATAAACGAATTTAATAAAAGAAGTATATTGATCTTCTATCGCTTTTTCTTCATATTTGTGTCTTTTTTCAGACTCAAAATTATCCAAACATTTTTTATTAATATTTTCAAAACATTTTTTTAAATTTTTACCATGCCTTAAAATTAAAATATACATTTCACGTGTTAAATCTTGATATAGAAGATAAGCATCAAATTGTACATAAATAAAATAAGCTACACCATTAATAACAAATCCATAAGTTCCGTGAGTTCCCATTTTTAGTTGGAAAGAAAATAAAATTATTTCAAATTTTAAAATAAAAATATTATATAATTCTTTTAAATTTACATAAAACTGTAAATAATGTATTTTTTTATCATTTTTTTCGGAAATAAACTTTTTATGAAACTTCTATAAATTAATTTTAAATAAATACTATTTAAAATTTTTACAACATCATCTGCTACTATCTTAAAATAAATCTAAACCATAAATTTTTTGATCAATACCAACTTTTTTTTTCAAGTGATTTATTACTTTGTCTCTAAGATCAATTGTACACTCATAATCATCTTTTTTACCAGTTATGTCATTTAAAGCAAAAACAATTTCCGATGAACTATCCCATGAAAATACAACAGCAGTAATACATATTTTATATTTATCTATAATTGTTTTATTTAATTTATTAATGTAATTAATTAAATAAAACAATTTATCAACATCTTCACGATCAAAAACACTAAATCCTATCATTTGAAAATTTTTGCCAGAAAATTTTTTAATAAGATCATCTGTATATTTTTGGTCAATATTATGTAATTCAAAAACTTTTTTGATAGTTTTAAAAATATTTTTCTTAGAATCAAATAATTTGATATCAGAATTTTTGAGATCTGCAATAATTTTAAAAATTTTATAAATACTTTCGTCTTCCAAAAAATAATCAATAATTTGTTTGTCCGTCATTTTTATAATAGAAATAAAATTAAAAAAAATTCATTTTTTACAAATTACAAAAACATATAAAACTTCTGACACATTAAAAAATTTAAATAATACTATTCGAGTTCATATGGTCGGAGTAATTTATCCATATATTTTTTACAACTCTGTCGCATATTTCTCTAGATAAAAAGTCTTTAAATTTCTCCATTACTTTTATCAGGAATTATTCTTATTGATTCTTGATTAATTACAACTACTTCAGCTTTTTGAAGATGAAAAAAAGAACTATTTAAAATATCAGAATAATCAAAAATTAATTCTTCATCTTTTTTATCATTTATAGTTTTAATTCCAAATTTCAAAAACATATTATTATTATTAAAAATAGTTATTTTAGGATAAATTTTAAATTTTAAATTTTTTGATGTTAGAAAAAAGTGTCGAATAATTCCGAAATTTAAATTTCCAGTAAGCTTTAAACTAATATAATCTTGTGATGATTTACGAATTATACCTAATTTTTCAAAATTATCAGAAATAATTTCATTATTTCTTTTTTCAATAATATTTTCATTCACATATAATTCTATTTCTTCAGTATTGAAATGTTTTTTTGAAATCTTTATATTAATTGAAATAAACTTGAAATTTTCTATAAAAACAGTTTCAGGATAAATCTCTGATTCATTCTTATAAAAAATTTCACCATTATTAAGACACATTTTATAAAGGTTTTTAATTTTAGAAATATTATGTTTAACCTCTACTGTAATATTAATATTCTCAAAAGAAATATCTTCTATCTTTGTAATTTTCTCCTTTAAAAATAAACATGACTTAGAATTAGTTAAATCCTCCTTGAAAAAAACATTTCTATTAAAATAAGTGTATGTATGTCTGTTTCCCATTTTATTTTGAATAAATTTTTTTTATTTTTCATTTTTTTTAATATTTTTATTCGAAAATAAAAATATTTACTTCTCCGTCCCAAATAAAAAAGAACATTTTTTTATAAACCCGTATTAAAATGCATATAACTTTTTAAACTTGGATAAATTAATCTGGGACGGAGTAGTATGTGTGTTTCCCATTTTATTTTTCATTAATCAATTAAATATAGATATAAATTTATTCAACTTGAAAAATTAATCTGTCACGGAGTAGTATAATTATTAAATATATTACTCCGTCCCAGATTAATTTATCCAACTTAAAAAATTTATATATATTTTTATATGAGTTTATAAAAAAATGTTCTTTTTTATCTGGGACGGAGAAGTATTACGTCAAAATATTAACACATAAAATTACTTAATAATAACAATTTTATATGAGTGATATAAAAATGAATTACCGATTGTTCTGAAACGGAGTAGTAAAATTTATTTTTTTTTATTATAAATTGTAACTACATCCACGTCTGAATCTTTATCTGAGTCTAAGTATGAATTGTCATCATCTTCATCTGAAGACTCAGATTCTTCATTAAATTTAGTTTCAAGATCTTCCACATCAAGATTCAAAATATCTTTAAATTTATGTTTTTTTAAAATTTTTACACCTGAGTTTTCAAAAGTAATTAAATTAGTCTCAAAATTTACTTTATATATAAATTGAATATCATCATTTCTGTAATCAGAATAATACATTTTTTTACCATAAACGTATTTAATAAAAGAAGTGTATTTATCTTCTATCACTTTTTCTTCATATTTCTGTCTTTTCTCAGAGTTAAAATTATTTAAAGATTTTTTATTAATATTTTCAAAACATTTTTTTAAATTTTCACCATGTCTCAAAATTAAAATATACATTTCACGTGTTAAATCTCTACTACTCTGTTTCAAATAAATCGGCAATTCAAAAAATAATTTTTGATATGAATAAATTGACGTAATAAGTATTAAATCTTTACTTATAAGTTGATATATAAAATTAGTGAATTAAAATAATTTTATATGGATAATTGACTGATCTAAAAATGAATAACCGAAGGAACCTTTAGGTTCCCGCGAACCGGATGGTTCGTCATTGATCTGAAACGGAGTATTATATAAATTATAAGCATCAAATTGTACATAGATAAAATAAGCTACTTCTCCGTCCCAAATGTAGGCTCAAAAAAGAACAATTTTTTTAAAAGTCATATACATATAACTTTTTCAATGTGTCAGATAAATTAATCTGGGAAGGAGTAGTGCACCATTAATAACAAATCCATAAGTTCCGTGAGTTCCCATTTTTAGTTGATAAAAAAAATACAACTCAGTTTCAGATCAATTTACACAAGTTGAAAAAAATTATATGTATTTATATGTGATTTATTTTCAGGTACTTCTCCGTCCCAAATAAAAATATCCAACTTTTTTAAAAGTCATATAAATATACATATAACTTTTTCAAGTTGGATAAATTTATCTGGGACGGAGTCGTAGGTTTTTTGAAAGTCATATAAAAATATATACTTCTCCGTCCCAAATGTAGGCTCAAAAAAGAACATTTTTTTTTTAAGTCATATACATATAAATTTTTTAATGTGTCAGATAAATTAATCTGGGAAGAAGTAGTATAACTTTTTTAAGTTGTCTTGACATATTATCTGGGACGGAGTAATAATATTTATTTATAATTTTTACGTTATCAATAATACCTTAAAATAAATCTAAACCATAAACCTTTTCATCGTTATCAACTTCTTTTTTTAAGTAATTTTCTACTTTATCTCTAAGATCAATTTCATACTCATAGTTATCCTGTTCATCAGTTATATCTTCAACTGCAAAAACAATACAAGATGGACTATCCCATACAAATGCAAGTGCAGTAAGACATATTTTATATTTATCCATTATTTGATCACTTAATTTATGGATACAATCAATTAAAAGGAATAATTTATGAACATCTTCACGATCAAAAACACTAAAGCCTATCATTTCAAAACCATCATAAGATATTTTTTTAATTCTATAATCTGTATTTTTTTGTTTAATACCATGCGATTTAAAAATATTTTTGATAGTTTTTAAAATTTTTCCTTTAGAACTAAAAGATTTAATATCAGTGTTATTAAAATCTGCAATAATTTGAAAAATTTGATATAATTCTTCATCTTGTGAAATATAACTAATGATTTGTCTGTCCAACATTTTTTAATTACAATTAAAAAATAAAAATTTTTTTTTTAATTAAATACTAGTTCAGTTCAAATAGTCCCACAATATGTCAGGTTTTGAGAAAAATTTTATTTATATGTAAATATAACTAGACTTGTTTAAAAGACATATAAAATATTAATTAAGGATAAGCTTTTTAATTAAAAATTTATATGGTTAAAAAAGTGAAGAAAAAGATCTGGCCTGACATATTGTGGGACTATCTGAACTGGACTAGTACAACTTTATCGCGTTTTAATTTACCTAACTTTTTCCGAATAAACTTTTTGAAAATTAATATGTCAGGATATATGTTTAATTATTTATAATTCATATAAACTTATTTTTTTAAATTTTATATGAAAAAAATAAGAGATAAAATCTCAATTATATTTATATTTAATTCATACTAGTCCATTTCAAATAGTAGGCTCAATCTGGACTTCCTTATATTTTGAATCACCAATTTATCTGAAACTTAGTACTAAAAACTTTGATTTTAAAAAAATTTTTATTAGTTTAATTTTTTTAATTCTAATTAAAAAAATGGATATTTTAGACTTTTTAGAAAAAAACAATATACTTCTTATAGCACATCCAGCTGGTGTGGATTCTGCTTCTTTATGTACAGTTTTTTCAGAATATATTAGTAAAGAATACAATGATGTGTATATAATTACTTGGGATGATACAAATACAAAAAAAATTTTAAATGTTGATGATACAACAAAAATTGTGAATTATGAAACTTTTGTTACAAATATTAGATATAAAAGAGATTGTATTTTTATTTTTGATAATTTAAATAATTTATTACCTCTAGTTGAAGATTTGAAATCTATCCTATTTTATAACAAAATAATTATTCTTTTTACTTTAGGTGTTTACAAAGATAATATTTTAGCTCTTGAGTATGTCTATCCTAAAGCCACTGTAGTATTTGCTAAATTTTGTGATTATGGGTTTTCTATTCTATTTGAACTTTTCGAATCTAATATGTCACCTGAACAAACTGTTTCTTATTTAGAAGTTTCTTTAGAAGAATCAGAAATAGAAAAAAATAAATTACAAGAAGATGATTTTTTAGAACTAAATAAAAAAGAAGTTAATATTCAAACAAGATGTAATATTTTTTTTCCAGAAAATCAAGGCAACAATCAATTGAGTAAAATTATGAAAAATAATAATATTTTAATAAATAAAAATATGTTTAATCCTTTAGAATTAAAAAATTATTCTTCTAAATTTCCTCAATTATTACAATTTATTATTTTAAATAAAGATAAAAGACACTTTATTTTTACAAGATTTAAAAATGAATACGGCTTGCAATTCTTATCCGGATTATTTAAGAGTAATGGTTTCGATATTTATGTAATGGAAAAAGAAGATGAATATAAAAGTATGTTAAACACAATTGACCGTTTTAATGAAGATATTCAAGCCCCTAGAATTTTTCTAACTAATTCAATTTTAAAAACACCTAATGTTCCATTACAAATTAACCATTTACATATGATTGATGGCAGCTTAAGAAATACTTTACATTTTATAGATAAATTATATAAATATAAAAATTATATTACAACTAAAACTACAGAACCAAATATTTTAGAAGCACCAAAATTAACAGTAAATAATTATGTTGCTTTTACATTTAATAATAAAATAACAATAGATGCAATAGAATATCAGAAAGAAGAAAAAATTTTAGAAGAACAATTGGAATATTATTCTAGTATGGCAAATAATTTGAAACATATTGTTTTAGAAGGGGCACAATTTAAGATAAAAATATAATAGCCTTTTTTTTTAGCAAATCTTATAGGATTTATAGTAGCTTCTTAAAAAGTAGGTTTATTTCATTAAAAAATTTTTAAAGTTTTGTTTATAAAAAAAAATATTTAGTTATAAAAATTTATAGAGAAATATATTTCATTAGAAATAATTTAAAAAAATATAAAAAAAAATATTTAGTTATAAAAATTTATAGATAAATATATTTCATTAGAAATAAAGAGTTAAAAAAAAATTTAGAAAAAAAATATTTAGTTATAAAAATTTATAGATAAATATATTTTATTAGAAATAATTTAAAAGAGTTAAAAAAAAATAGTTAAAAAAAAATTTAGAAAAAATATATTTAGTTATAAAAATTTATAGATAAATATATTTCATTAGAAATAATTTAAAAGAGTTTAAAAAAAAAATTATAAAGAAATATATTTTATTGGAAAAATTAAGGAGTTAGAAATAATTTAGAAGAAATATATTTAATTAAAGAAATTTAAAAAGAGTTAAAAAAAAATTATTGAGAAATATATTTCATTAAAAAATTCTAAAGTGCACCTTCCTCTACAGTTTATTAAAAATTCGGAAGATATATATTTAGTTATACAATTATAGAGAGTTTACAAAAAATTTAGAAGATATATATTTGCTTATAAAAAGTATGGTCATTTGTACGACTCCGTCCCAGATTAATTTATCCAATCTGTCAAAAAAGTTATATTTATATTTATATGACTTTTAAAAAAATTGTTCTTTTTTATTTGGGACGGAGAAGTAATAGTCTATATGATATAAATTGCTTATATCATATAAAATAACTTTTTTTATAATTTTTATATGAATTAAATTTTGTTTTCGAGACAACAACAAAAATTAAACTTAACTAGTAAAAAAATATATTATCTTATAAAAGTTTATAGAAGAGTTTATAAAATTCTAGAAAATTAATATGTGAGCATATTTTTTTATAAAAGTTTATATTTTTTATAAAAATTATTTATAAAAAAATGTACTACTCCGTTTCAGATAAATAGGTAATTCAAAAAATAGATTTTTATATGAATAAATAAGTATAATTATTAAATATATACTTATACAGTAATATATAAAATTAGCGAATTAAAATAATTTTATATGTATATTTGTGTGATCTAAAAATGAATCACCGATTGATTTGAAACGGAGTAGTATTATTTACAAATAATATATTTTTTTATAAGATTGTTTCAATTTGTTATCCATACAATATATAAATTTTTTACCCATACAATTCAATTAATTCTTTAGAAGAACCTGGTACATAACAACATTCACCTATAACAAGTAAATTTTCTCTATTCTGATTAATTACTTCTTGTAAAACTCTATGAGATATTTTTGTTTTTTCCTCTTCAATTAATGCATTTGTAAAATCTAATTTTATGAAATATAAATATAAATGAGTACTATCTAAGATACTATTTAAAATATCTAAACAATCATTACATTCTTTATATAAACCATATTTAAGAAATTTAAACATTGAATTATGATCTCCAATTTCTTGAAAATGCGCAGCAATTTGTATAATTACAGGATAGTATTTTAATGTTAGAGCATTAATTAAATATTCTAGATTTCCTTGTTTATTAATTTCTGTTTCTATCGAATATAAATTAGAATATGCTTGAGGACTTCCAAATTCACTAGCTTTTTTCCAATGTTCAATAGCTTTAATATAATTTTTTCTTTCATGATAAAAGGCTCCGAGTCTAAGATTACCTTTTTTAGGATCAAGTTTATTTAATTTAAACTAAATACACAAATAAAGATTTTCATTTTCTTGAGATGGTGTTTTCATATATTCAATATCATAATAAATAGACAAACTATTTACTATTTCTAAATTTGTTAAATCATAATTTTTCAGATTAAGTTTTTTATTCTCATTAAAAATTTGTTTTTCAAAAAAAGTTAAAGGTCTGTGATCATAATTTAGTTTAATATTTAAATCTTGAAGATTTTCAATCATTTTTAATTTTTAGAAAATTTTTAAATAATTCAATTTTTTGAGTTAATTATATATTTATCACTAAAAATTGAATTTTCGAAACAAGAACACATTTTTTTATAATCCTTCTAATTTCTCTAGAACAGTATATATTTTTCTAATTTTTCTAGAAGAATATATTTTTTTATAATGTTGGCGTACTTTCTAATTTCTCTAAAAGAATATTTTTTATAATGTTAGTGTAATTTTTAGTTTCTCTAGAAGAATATTTTTTTTATAATGTTGGCGTATATTTTAATTTCTCTAAAAGAATATTTTTGATTGTAATTTTTTTTTCTAGAATTTATATTTTTCAATAAATATGAATTATTTTTACATTTTATTTAAAAATATAAAATATGGTTAAATTTCGCATTATGTCAGATTTACATTTAGAATTTTATAAAAGACCAATTAAATTATTAAATCAAATAAAATTTACAGAAGATGATATTAATACATATCTTATTCTCGCAGGTGATATTGGAATACCTATTAAAAGAATAAGTGACAAAAGAAAAAAGTTTTTTTCTGTAAAAAAAATAAATCAAAATTATGTTGAATTTTTAACTTTAATCAGACAAAAATTTAAAGGAGTTATTATGATTATAGGTAATCATGAGTACTATAAGTGTTTGGAATCTGGATTAAGTATGTATCAAATAGATGAAATTATTAGAGACATTTGTTTGGATTTAGATATTATTTTTTTACAGAAGGAATTTGTTCAAATAGAAGATATTAAAATTTATGGATGTACTCTTTTTAGTGATATTTCACGAGAAGATTCTTTGATAATGAATGATTATAATTATATAACAAATAATTATCAAGAAACGAGAAAAATATTTAAAGACCATTTTAATTGGTTAAAAACTATTAGAAAAAATAATCCTGAAGAAAAAATTATATTAATCACTCATCATTTAATTACTAAAAACCTTATTCATGAAAAAAATAAAAATTCAGAAGGTAATACAGCATACTATACAGAAATAATTGATGAACTTGATCAAAGTATAGATTATGTATTTTCAGGTCATTCACATGAATATGCAGAATATTTCCAAAATAATATTAAATGTTATTTAAATCCGATGGGATATCCTCAGGAAAAAAGAGATACACAATTTAAACTATTTTATATTGATTTGTAGATTTTTAGAAAAAAATTATATAAACTATTAAAGTAAATATATTTTATTAAAGTAAATACTACTCAATTGCAGGAGGATCCTGGTGATCCCTGTGAAATTGAGTTTTCAATAAAAAATTAAGTGATGATTAATCGTAAATAAAATGTTTTATTTTTTATAAAAATATTCGAATATTTTTTAATTTGTATTTTATGAAAATTTGATGAAAAATCAACTTCGTCGGAGCATTTGCAATGGAGTAGTATATTTTATTACAAAACTTTATAGAAAAAATTTTATCCATACAATTTAATTAATTCGTTTGAAGAACCAGCTATAAATGAAACACTTCCAAAAATCTTGAAAAAAATATCTTTATTAATATTTTCTTGAATTACTCTAGGGAATAGTTTTGATTTTTCTTCTTCAATTAATTTATTAGTAAAAGGTATTTTTAAAAGGTATGAATATACATATGTGGAATTTTCAAGAGCCATATTTACATATTGTAAACATTCTTTAGATTCTTTATATATACCATATTCTAAAAATTTAAAAGCCGTATTTATTTCATTTTTAAAGATATAATATTTGGCAATTTCAAAAATTACAGGATAGTATCTTAATTTCAAAGCATTCATTAAATGTTCTAAATTACCATCAAAATTAGGATTATATTTTGTTTCTAAAATATATAAATTGTAATATCCAGGTCCACTATTATTTTCAATTGCTTTTTTACAATACTCAATAGCTTTATCATAATTATTTTTGCTATCATAAAAAGAAGATATTCTTATATTTCCTTTACAAGGATCAATTTTTGATAACTTAATTAAAATACACAAATAAAGATTTTCATTTTCTTGAGATGGTGTTTTTATATATTGAAGATGATAATAAATAGATAAGCTGTCTAATACTTCAATATTTGTTAAATCATAATCTTTTAAATTGAGTTTTTTATTTTCATTTAAAATTTTTTTTTCGAAAAAAGTTAAATGTCTGGGATGATAACCTAAAGCATATTTAACATTTAAATCTTCTGTATTTTCAAACATTTTATTTGTTTCTAAAATAAATAAATAATTCAAATTTTTATACATTCAATTTTTTATATTATATTTGGTTAAATATAATTTCTAAAAAAACATACTACTCCATTGCAGGAGGATCCTGGTGATAGGAAGATCCGATACCCTATAAAATTGTGTTTTCAATAAAAAATTAAGTGATGATTAATTGTAAATAAAATGTTTTATTTTTTATAAAAATATTGTTTGTAAATAATATTTTTTAATTCGTATTTTATGAAAATTTGATGAAAACTTGAGTATTTGCAATGGAGTAGTACACTATCTTTTAATTTTATTTAAAAAACATAAATTTATGTTTTTTAAAATATATAATTTTTCTTAAAAATATAATTATAAAAAATTATATTTGAAAAAGTTTAAAAATTTATCCATAAATACCAATTAATTCTTTCGAAGATCCTGGAATAATAAAAAAATTTTCTGACAACTGAATAATTAAAGTTTTATCTCTATCTTCATTAATTTCACTTTCAATAACTCTATGAAAAATTTCTGCTTTTTTATCTTGAATTAATTTACTCGTAAAAGGAAGTCTCAATAAATAACTAGGAATAAATTTATTTAAAATTTTCATAAAATCATCACATTCTTTATAAATACCATATTCTAAAAATTTAGACATTGGAGTAAAATCTTTAATTTCTAAAAGGTGTAAAACAATAAGTATAATAACAGGATAATATTTTAATTTTAAAGCATTAAATAACAAATCTAAATCTTGTTTTTCATTAATTTCTTTTTGTGTCAAGAATAAATTCATATATGCCTCTGGACTTTCGAATTCAATTGCTTTTTTCCAATATTCAATTCCTTTGATATAATCTTTTTTTTCTGAATAAAAACATCCCATTCTAAGATTCCCTTTTTTAGGCTCAAATTTAGACAATTTTAATAAAATACATAAACGAAGATTTTCATTTTCTTGAGATGGTTCTTTAATATATTGAATATCATAATAAATCGATAAACTACCTAAAATTTCAGGATTAGTTAAATCATAATCTTTTAGATTAAGTTTCTTATCTTCATTAAAAATTTTTTTCTCAAGAAAAGTTAAAGGTCTTGAATTGTAATTGACAGTATATTTAATATTTAAATCTTGTGTATTTTCAAACATTTTATTATTTGTATAACTATTCAAGTTAACATAATATGTCAGGAAAGATGTTTCAATTGAGCCTACAGGTCTTCTAAACTATATGAACTGGATTAGTAATATTTTTTTTAATCACCTATTTATCTGAAAAAGAATATTATTTTAGTAAAAAATAAAGATAATAGTATAAAAATTTAAACTTTAGAAAGATATTGATCTTTATTTTTATCATAATAACACACTCCAATTGGAATACAACAAATATTGAGTCCGTAAAAAGAGCTATTGTCATTATAATGATAAGTTCCTAAACTAATACAACATAATGTCTGAATTCCATGAAATGTACCATCTTCAGATGTAGAAGATCCTATACTTATACAAAAAATAGAATAACCTTTAAACTCTACATCATCATTTTCAAAAATACTACATTTACATTCTGTATTTTTTATGATAATATTACCATTTCTATCAGTTACTTTTCTTTCTGAAACTTTTTCATAAAAACACATTTTTAAACTTCAAATTATTTGTTTAAAATTTTCAAATTTCATTTTAAACAAATAAATAAGCAAGGAGACAAATATAATTTTTCTGAGAAATTTACTAAAATACTCATATCTTTTTTGTGAAGGAATAGTAATTATTTATAGAAAATATAAAATAAGCTTTAAAATAAACTACGTTTCAGGAAGAGAGGAGAACCCTAAACCAAAATTGATGTATAATATTTAACTTAAATTTTTAATTAAAAATTTATTCCAATCACCTTCAACCATATAGAAGATCCGTAATCTTTTGGACTATAAATATTAATAAAAATTCTTTTTCATATAAAAATATTTTTGAGTGATGTTTTAAAAATTTCAAAAAATAAAAAGTTTCAAAAAACATCGAAAATAATAAGTGAAAAATTAAGTGTAAAAAAACAACATTTTTTGTGTTTTTGATTAAGTATTCAACAAATTTTATAAAAATTATTTTTTACATATAAATTATCATATAAACTTTTTAATGGAAAAATGGAATGAAAATTTATAAAAAAATATTATAAAAATTATCAGTTGTTCAGTTGAGTTAATATATAAAATTAGAAAAAAATTATATATTAAAAGTTGTTTTTTTCAATTATTTCTAGTATATTATTTATAATTTTGTTTTCATAACAGCTTCTTCAAATTCTTCTGAAGGTTTTACATTATGTTCTTTATAATAATGTAATATTCCACTTGGAAAACAATATTTAATTTTTTTATAAATAAAATTGCATTCTTCAGATGATAATCTTCTATCATCACAAATTCTGCAATAAGAAGGTCCTTTTTGATTTGAAGTTTCTCCAATTTTTCCATTTTGTATTTTTTCTTCGAGTTTTTCTATTTTTTTGAGAAATTTTGAGTTTAAAATCTCTTTAGTTGGTAAAGGATAAGGATATTTTTGTTTATAATTATTTTTAACAAAATTTTCTTCTACATTTTTATAATACTTATCACTATCAAAATCACTTCCATTTTTATTAGTAAATGTTTCCCAATATCCTTCAATATATATATCTTTTTTTTTAGTTAATGGATAAAAATTTATATTTATATCTTTAGATTCATTTAAATCTTCAAAAATAACTGTAAAAATTTGTCTTTTTATATATTTTTTATTATATTTTTTAAATCTTAACTCTTTATTTTTATAGGTTAAAGCATATTCTACATTATTTATAATTGTAATAAATATAACATTATTTAAATCTGAAAAATCTGCTGTAAATAATAATTTATTTTTAGAATTATTTTGTAAATCCAAATTATTATCTAGATAAACAATAGAATTATTAATATCATTAAGTATTTCAAATTTATCATTATAATATCTTAAATTTAAAAAATCATCATCATCATTTGAAAAAAATAAATTTCCCATTAAATATTTATCTTTATATCTTATTTTTATTTTTTCCATTTTTATTATATAAAAATAAATTATTTTTTAATTCATTTTTTTGAATAGTTTCGTAATATTCAGAATTTTTTTTAATTATATCCTTAATTTTTTAATTTTATTTTTTCTAAAGAAATATATTTGTATACTACTCCGTTTCATATCGTGTGACTAATCGGTGATTCATTTTTACTTCACTTATTTATTCATATAAAATTAGGTCGCCTACTTTTAATTCACTAATTTTGTATATTAGTGTTTAAGTATTCATTTAATATTTATTACTACTCCGTCCCAGATTAATTTATCCAACTTAAAAAATTTATATATATTTTTATATGAGTTTATAAAAAAATGTTCTTTTTTATCTGGGACGGAGAAGTACGTCAATTCATCAACATAAATATTTATGTGCGCCCTGGTGCACACGGGAACCAAATGGTGGGACTGTTCTTTTTTTTTGAATCACCGAAGGAACCATTCGGTTCGTCATTTATCTGAAACGGAGTAGTATTTAAATTTTGAATATTTCAGTAACATTCACATTTCCCGTATGAATCATCATAACCAAAAAAACATTTACTACAAGTATATGCCTCTTCTATGTTTTTATTATTTTTAGGTAAATGTTTTTTTTTGTTTAATTTTTTTATTTTAGGTAAATAAACTTCATCATTTTTAGGTAAATGAATTTTGGGGTTAACTAATTTAGTTTCATTTTTTAAAGTAACTTCAAGATAAGATAGCATTTTTTATTAAGAAAAATATTTAAATTTATTCAATTTTTTTTAAAATATTTTTCTTAATAAAATTAAGTACTTCTCCTTCCCAAATGTAAGCTCAAAAAACAACATTTTTTTATAAACTCACATAAAAATACATACGATTTTTTTGACATATTGGATAAATTAATCTGAGACGGAGTCATAATACTTTTTCCCATTTTTAATTTTCTCAACTTTTTTGAAAATTACTTAAAAATAAATACTACTCCGTTTCGCATAATATGTAGAACCATTCGGTTCTCGGGAATTCAAAAAAAAGGAACCATATTGGTTGGACGGTTCCCGTGTTGCACATAAATATTTATATCAATACAGTAATATATAAAATTAGTGAATTAAAAGTAGGAGACCTAATTTTATATGAATAAATCTGAAAAATGAATTACCGAAGGAACCAAGAAAATGGTGCCATTAGCCTTTAGGTTCCATTTTCCTGGTTCGTCATTGATCTGAAACGGAGTATTACTAGTTTCTTTAAACTTAAGATTTTATATATTCTGAATAATTAAAAAAACTTTTTAAATGCAATCTTGTACTTCTCCAGTTCATATAGTCGGAGTAATTGGTCCAGATCTTTTTCTTCACTTTTTTAAACATATAAATTTTTAATTAAAAAACTTATCCTTAAGTAATATTTTATATGTTTTTTAAACACGTCCACTTATATTTAAATATAAATAATTTTTTTCTCAAAACCTGACATATTATCTGAACTGGACTATTAATTTATTTTTTTTTAAACCTAAAAATTCTTTTATTCCAGTAATATTTTAAAAAATTTGAATAATTTTAAAAAATTTGAATAAAATTAAAATTATGAATAAAATTATATTATTTGAATTAATTTTATATGATAAAGATAAAAATATTTGTAAAAATATTATAAATTTAAAAACTGAAAATAAAAAGTTTATTAATAATTTTATTTATATAAATGAACTATTAATGAATTTTAATTATTGTGAATTTATTTCTGATGAATTTGAATCTTATGATTTTATTAATATTTTTGAAATAATCAAAAATACAGAATGTAATTTTATATATATATTTATTGAAAATAATAAATTAAAATTTTCAATATTTAAAGAAAATAATTTTATAGAACAAAAAAATTTACAAATATTAGAAACTATTGAATTATAACACTTTTATATTATAATTTTATGTAAAAAATTTATACTAATTAATGAGTATTGGTGCATTTTAAATAAAATAAATTTAGGTATATTCAAAAAGTAAGAATTATTTATCAGTTAATTTTTTGTTTTTTTCAATCTTTGAATATTAGAAATTAAGAAATTGAACAAATTATACTAGTCCAAAAGAACCTTTAGGTTCTCCCTATCATATAGTAGGAGTAATTGGACCAGATCTTTTTCTTCACTTTTAAAACAATATTAAATTTTAATTAAAACCTATATTTTAAGTGAGTATTTATATTACTACTCTGTCCCAGATCGACATATTATCTGACACATTGAAAAAGTTATATGTATATTTATATGACTTTTAAAAAAATTGTTTTTTTTGAGCCTACATTTGGGACGGAGAAGTACTTAAAAATATTTAAACATAAATTTACATATGCCGGTTTTTGAAAACCTGACATAATTATAGCTCTTGGGGTTTTCCTATCCTAAAGGATTCTCCTGAACTGAAATAGTATGAAATTGTGCATTAGCATTACATTCTTAACTTTTCTATTAATCCAATTATTTCTTTTTGTAAATTTCTGACTTTAATTTTTTGATAATTATCATTATATGGATGAAAAACAACTAAATGCATTTCTTCAACAACAAAATTATATTCACTTTCTAAAATATATTTATATAAATTTAATTGTAAACTATAATGTTCGTAATTATTATCATTCATATTTGAAATTAATTTTTCTTTTGGTTTAGTTGTTGAAGGACCCATATAAATACTTTTAGCTCTTTTCCAATCATAAATGTCTACATATATTTTGCCATCTTCAATTTTTTTTAAAAATAACATATCTATAGTTCCACTTATTTTTACTTTTTCAGAATAAATTCTAAATTCTGTTCTATAAGGGTCTAAATTTTTTTTATGATCATTATAAAAATTCATAAAATAGGTCCATTCTACAGAATTATTATCTATAGTAAAATCATGTTTATTAGATTCTGTTGAATCATTTTTTATACTAATTAAATTATAAAAATTTTCAATATCAGCATGTAATTTTGTTCCTAAATTTGTTGATTCGCTCCATTTTTTTAAAATGTCTTTTTTAGACATATTATAATATTCATATTTTGGATTCTTCATTTTTTCATTTTCTAGAATATCTTTAATTATTTTATCTGAATCAAATTTGTCAAATAAAGTTCCAATAAAAGTTGTGACAGACATATATACATCACCTCTAACTCTATATTCATGTTCCTTTTCTATAAAAATAATATCTTCGTCTTTTTCATTAGGATTTTTATTTTTTAAATAACAGATATCATATTTTACATTTTTTCTTTTTTTTAGTTTAGGAAGTGTCTTAATAGGTGATTCCATTTCTTTTTTAAAAACACAAAAATTTGTTATTCAAATTTCATTTAAAAAAAATAAAAATAATTACTGCTCCAAAAGAATGTGAACAGATAATTTTATCTAAACATAAAATTATACAAAATATATTTCGTTATAAAATTTTATAGAAATATATTTTCTTATAAAATTCTAAACACTTTTTTAGAAAAATATCTGAATATTTAGGTTCTTTGGGACTAATCGGTGATTTTTTTTTTTAATTTTGTTATTCAAAATTGATTTGTAAAAAAAATTTTTTTTTAATTAAAAACATGTTGACATTAAAGAATATTTTTAGAGGTATCTTTGACTTTATTAAATTTAATTTCTTTACTATTAATAAAATTAAATACACAAATAAAGGTTCTGAATATCTAATTAAAGATAAAATAATTACAATTCATAATTTTAAAATTCCAGGAAACTATAAGATTTCAGCTACTTCAGATGGAAAAGAATTTAATGTAATTTCAGAAATTCTATTTGATGAAACTATTGTGACAGGTTTACCTATGAAACCAAAATTTTTTAATTTAAATAATTTAACTGTAAATGTAGAAGATTATAAAGGCCACATTAAAAGTAAGACATTTTTAAAAGATGAAAAAATTTCATTCGATTTTTTGATAGAAGAAGAATGTGAAGAGTTTTATGATTAAAATTAAATTAAAAATATACTACTCTGTTTTATATTAGTCAAGTACTAATCGTTGATTCGAAAAATGAATTTATAAATAAATATTTATAAATAAAATTAGTGAACTAAAAAAATTTAAGAATTATCTGAAAAAAACGAATTACCGAAGAAACCTTTATGTTCCCGCGAACCGAATGGTTCCATTTTTTTGGTTCGTTATTGATCTGAAACGGAGTAGTATAAATATTTATATATTTTTTTCAATATCTGTTAAGATCACAACCAAAAATCATCATGAGTACTTTCAGGATTAATTCTTTTATCATTCCAATATACAAAGAATCTAAATGGAATTACAGGCCATATACAACCTAAGGCAATACCTCCCAAAACATATTTAATAGAACGTAAAGTGGGAGACGTAGTATATGAATAGTCCACATGTCTTTTCATGTTCCATTCATGTTTTTTATAGAAATTAAAACTGGAAAAAACTGCAGCCGGAATTATTGTTAAAACATATAATGTTGATACTGATATTGTACTAAATTCATTTTTAATTGATTTGTTTTTGACAAATTTATTCATTTTTTTAATTGATTTGTTTCTGACGAATTTATTCATTTTTTAAGTTATTTAACATTTCGTAAAATAATTCATTTTTGAATTATATATATTTTCTAATTTTCTATAAAAATCTTTTAAATAATTTAAAAAATTTTTTGAAAGATTTTTATAAAGAATATACATTTTCCATGATTTTTTATAAAGAGTATATATTTCTTATAATTTTTTAAATATAGTCACAAAAGTTTAGAAAATGTTTCAAAAATATAAGCACATTTTTAAAATAATATATCTCTTCTAATTTTTTATAAAACTCTTTTAAATTATTTATAAAATTTATTGAAATATATATTTTTATAAAGAATATACATTTTCTCTAATTTTTAATAAACAGTATATATTTCTTATAATTTTTTAAATATAGTCACAAAAGTTTAGAAAATGTTCCAAAAAATATAAGCACATGTTTTAAATAATATGTATCTTTTAATTTTTTGAAATATACATTTAACATAATTTTTTATAAACAGTATATATTTCTTATAATTTTTTGAATATAGTTAGAAAAGTTTATAAAATGTGCCAAAAAATATAATCACATTTTTTAAATAATATATATTCAAAAAATTATAAGAAAAATCTTTTAAATAATTTAAAAAATTTTTTGAATTATATATATTATTATAGTCAATATACATTTTTTCCTAATTTTTTATAAACAGTATATATTTCTTATAATTTTTAAATATAGTTACAAAAGTTTAGAAAATGTTCCAAAAAATATAAGCACATGTTTTAAATAATATATCTCTTCTAATTTTTTATAAAATTATTTTAAATATAGTCACAAAAGTTTATAAAATGTTCCAAAAAATATAAGCACATTTTTTTAAATAATATTTCTTTTAATTGTTTATAAAACTCTTTTAAATAATTTAAAAATTTTTTTGAATTATATATATTTATAAAGAATATACATTTAACATAATTTTTTATAAACAGTACTACTCCGTTTCAAATAAATCAGGATAACCTTTAGGTTCTCTGTGATTCAAAAAATAAGGCACCATATTGGTGGGACTGTGCCCGTGTGCACAAGGGCACACATATATATTTATATGGATGAATTGAGGTTATAAGTATTAAATATAATCTTAAATATTAATACATAAAATTACTGAATAATAAAAAAATTATATGAATAAATGAGTGATCTAAAAATGAATTACCGATTGATCTGAAACGGAGTAGTATATATTTCTTATAATTTTTAAATATAGTCACAAAAGTTTATAAAATGTTCCAAAAAATATAATCACATTTTTTAAATAATATATCTCTTCTAATTTTTTATAAAACTCTTTTAAATTATTTAAAAAATTTTTTGAATTATATATATTTATAAAGAATATAAATTTAACCTAATTTTATATAAATAGTATATATTTCTTATATTTTTAAAATATAGTTACAAAAGTTTATAAAATGTTCCAAAAAATATAATCACACTTTTTAAATAATATATCTCTTCTAATTTTTTATAAAAATCTTTTAAATAATTTATAAAATTTTTTGAATTATATATTATTTATAAAGAATATACATTTTCCCTAATTTTATATAAACAGTATATATTTTTAATAATTTTTAAATATAGTCAGAAAAGTTTATAAAATGTTCCAAAAAATATAAGCACATTTTTTAAATAATATATCTCTTCTAATTTTTTATAAAACTCTTTTAAATAATTTAAAAAATTTGTTGAAATATAAAGAATATACATTTTTCCCTAATTTTATATAAATTGTATATATTTCTTATATTTTTAAATATAGTTACAAAAGTTTAGAAAATGTTACTTCTCCGTCCCAAATAAAAAAGAACAATTTTTTTAAAAGTCATATAAATATACATATAACTTTTTCAAGTTGGATAAATTAATCTAGGACGGAGTCGTACAAAAAATATAATCACATTTTTTAAATAATATATATCTTCTAATTTTTTATAAACTCTTTTAAATAATTTAAAAAATTTTTTGAAATATATATTTTTATAGTCAACATACATTTTTCCCTAATTTTTAATAAACAGTATATATTTCTTATAATTTTTTGAATATAGTCAGAAAAGTTTATAAAATGTTCCAAAAATCATATGTTTTAAATAATATATATAAAGAATATACATTTTTTCCCTAATTTTATATAAATAGTATATATTTTTAATAATTTTTAAATATAGTCACAAAAGTTTATAAAATGTTCCAAAAAATATAATCACATTTTTTAAATAATATATCTCTTTTAATTTTTTATAAAAATCTTTTAAATAATTTAAAAAATTTTTGAAATATATATTTTTATAAAGAATATACATTTCAAAAATTTTTATATAAACAATATATATTTCTTATAATTTTTTAAATATAGTCACAAAAGTTTAGAAAATGTTCCAAAAAATATAATCAAATTTTTTAAATAATATATATTTTAATTTTATGGAAATATAAAGAATATAAATTTAACCTAATTTTTATATAAACAGTATATATTTTAATATTTTTTAAATATAGTTAAAAAGTTTAGAAAATGTTCCAAAAAATATAATCAAATTTTTTAAATAATATATATATTTTAATTTTTTATAAAACTCTTTTAAATAATTTATAAAATGTGTTGAAATATATATTTTTATATTCAATATACATTTTCCCTAATTTTATATAAACACTATATATTTTAATCATTTTTTAAATATATTTTATAACAATCAATAAAATAATATTTAGTTATAAAAAATTAGAAAAATATATTTAGTTATAAAATTTTATAAAAAATTAGTTTATATGTTTTAAAAATTACTTTGATATGTTACTATACTTGGATACGTTTTGTATTCCAAAGCACTTAATTTTTCATTTATACCTAAAACTGTTTTTTGTAATTCGAAGAATGTGAAAAGTTTTATGATTAGTAATAGTCAAGTTCATGAAGATCTGTGTGATCTATATAAAATTGGGTTTGAAAAAAAATTACTACTAGTAGTCCAAAAGATTCCGGATTCTCCTAACCTTCAGGTTCTCCCTATCATATAGTCGAGTAATTGGCCCAGATCTTTTTCTTCACTTTTTAGACCATATTAATTTTTAAGTAAAATTTACATACTGCTTAATTTTTTCTGAAAAACTGAAATATTATCTGAACTGGAACAGTAATTATATTTAGATTTGATACTAAATATTTATGAATTATATACTACTCCGTTTCAGATAAATCGGTAATTGGAAAAATAAATTTTTATATGAATAATTTGACGTAATAATATGTATTAAAACTTTACTTATAAGATAATATATAAAATTAGTGTATTAAAATTAGGCGACCTAATTTTATATGTATAAATGACTGATCTAAAAATGAATAACTAATTTATATGAAACGGAGTTGTAAAAATATTTACAACTCTGTTCCGATATTATTAATAAAAAAATGAATTTAATTTATTTTTTATTTAAAATATAAATGATACCAAAATATATTAAAAAATCAAAACTTTTTGAAATATTAGAAGGAGATATACAAGATGTACCTAAAAAATATAAAAAATTTAAAAAAGAAATAGAAGATGAAGAAGAATATATTTCTTTTGTTAATTTATTGGCTTATTGGATGGTTGATAGTCCCCCTAAATTCTTTTTAAAAATTTTGCAAAGTAGAATATATCTAAAAATGGATGATTTTAAAGAAAACGAATATTATCAATTATTATTGTTTAAATACAAATTTTCTCCAGAAACTGAAAATAATTTAGAAAACAATAAACAAGATTTAAATATAACGTTTAATGAAAAAGATTTATCAAAATTTTTTATGTCTATGAAAAAAATATGGCATCATAATATAGAATTTTGTAATTTACCTGATCAAAAAACTAATCAATCATTCAAGACATCTTTTAAACAAAATATAGATAAAAAACAAAAATTTTTACTAGATTTAAAAAAAAATACTAAATTTGTTTGCAAAACATTTATTAAATATGATTGTGATGAAAATTGTAATATAGGTATTTTGTTATTATTAAATAATAATAATTGGTGTTATATAAGAGCTTCTTGTGATTATTTGGGTTTTCGTTATTTTGGAAATATAAAAATTTATTTTCATAAAAATATTATATTTCTCTTAAAATATGCTGTTGGTAAAAATGATATACGTAGACTTAAAATTAATAATTTAATTGAAAAAAAATTTAGATTTTGGAAAGATAAAGATTATGTTGATACAATATTAAATGATCCTGATTTTATATGGTATAATAATTTTTGGGTTCCCGGGTGGTTTGATAATTAAGTATTTATATTATTTATGTGGAATTAAAAAAAAAGATGAAATTTGATTTGATTTTTTCAATTAAATATTTATTTGATAATTAAAAAAAAATATTTATCAAATTATAAGAAAATATATTTAGTTATAAAAGTTTATGAAAAATTAAGAAAATATATTTAGTTATAAAAAAAAAATATATTTTTGGGTTACTTTTTAGAAACAATATTAAAAAATTTGATATCTTTTAAAAATTCGATTGATATGTCATCATACTTGGATACGTTTTGTATTCCAAAGCACTTAATCTTTCATTCATACCTAAAACTGTTTTTTGTAATTCTCCATTTGCATATTTTAAATTGTACAATTCACTTGTAACATATGTAAATAATACATGCATATGCCTATAAATAGCATCTTCTATTGGTCTGTCTTTTGCAAACATTAAAACAAACCATCCACCTCCACATGCAAGAGAACACCATCTACGATATGAAGGCAGAATAACTCCATAAGTTACTTCTAAACAAATATCCATAAATTGTAAAAATGATCTTTTAAACATATAATCAACTGCGTATTTTGCATCTGATTCTAATGTTACATCATATAAAGACATATCGTAGTTTACTGTAGGAATCCAAGGAGTATTATCATTGCCATTATTCCAACGACAGCCTCCTGTAAATCCAATATAAGAATACATCCAAACAACAAATGCTGCCAAAAATTCAGCATCTGTTGGGACTTCAGAAGTTGTAATCATACCAGCTGCAGTAATTAGCTGTAATTTAGCTTTAACACTAATTAAACCTTCATTCATTGCTTTTTGAACATTATTAATTAAAGGATATATTGTTTCAATTCTTAAGGTTACAGTTTTTGTAAATACAAATTTTTCATCTCTACACATAACATAAGTTATAACAAAATTTCTTGTATTTACATCAACTTTTGAAACAACTGAAAAACTTGGATATTCAAATTTAGGATTTACTGCAGATACTAAAGGTTCAAATTTAATTCCATCAGCTAACATTTCTACATTTCCAACTCCATTATAATATTGTGTAATTGATGCCTTAGAATTTATCATATTAATTGGATTTTCTGCCATAAATGGGATACCATTAGCCCCTACAGCACCGACATTAGGTCTAGGTGGTGCACTTATAACATTTGCAGAAATGTCATTACCTAAAGGTTTATTTGCAGTTCCATCTAATGATTGATATTGAATTGTATTACTTACATTTTGCATTGTAATTACATCATTTGGATTAGCTACTGCTTCTTCAGACATATATTTAACTTCATTTATATTTGCAGTAGTATTATTCTTTTTATTAGTTGCATTATAAGCTTCATTAATATTATAATTTTCTGTTAAACTTACATTATGTCCATGTGAATTTTCAGAAAAAGCCGCTTGAGGATCTTGAAAATATATTGATTCTTGTATAGGTTTAATATTTACAGGATTATTCATTTGTAAATTCATAGGTTCTGTATATCTTAAATTTACATTTGATTGATTAGCTACAGAAGTAGCAGCGTTAGCATTGGCAATAATTGAATTAAGTTGTTGTGGATATTGATTAGATAATGTATTTTGTTCTGTAAAAGTATCATTAATTGCATTTTGATATCCCATTCCGAGTCCAACATCAAAAATTGCTCTTAATTGAGCATCTGTAGGTACAATTCCTTGTTCAAGTAAAATATTAGTTTGTGTTCTCCAAATACCATTCGGATCTCTACAAACTAAATCGGGATTTTTCCAAGGTTCAGTTCCTGCAGGAGTTGCATTTAAAAGCCATCTTGCATTAATATCTCCTAATTTTGCATTTAATATTTCAGTTTGTAATTGATCAATTTCTCTATATCTAATTGATAGAGGTGATAAAAATAATCTTTGTAATCTACTAAATCCTGTATTAAGTTTATATAAATCGACACCTAAATCTCCAATTCCAGGAGAAAGTGAATCAGGTAAAAACTTATATAAATTTCCACCGAGATATCCCATACCAGTTCCAGGGCTTACTCCTGTTGTATTAGTAGTATAATTATTTGTAAAAACAGATGTTGTAATAGCAGAATTCGGCATATAATTTTGCCATTGTTCAGGATCAAAAATAATTTTAGTAGGGGTCACTAATATTGTAACTGTGAGTAAATTTGCTACGTCGACGAGATTTAGTGGGTTTGAACCTTCAGTATGGACACTATTGTCAAATTCAACTTGTTGTGGTCTTGACATTTATTAAATTAAGTATTTTTTAATAGTTTTAAAAAAATTATTATTGAATTATTTTTTAATAATTTTTTCTTCTTGTTGTAATTTATAATTTTTTTAATGAGAACTGTTAAAAAATAAAAAAAATTAATATTCTTTCATATTAAAAAATTTTAAAATATTTTATTCTTTATTATATTCCGATTCAAAAACCCATTTAAATCCTGCGCAAGTATTTCGTCTTCCCTTACAACATTTTGATATATGTGATTTTCCGGTATTTACTTCTCTGGAAGCATCTGATATAGATTCAAATTTTTTAATAAATTTACCTTCTTTACTAAGTTGAATAACTGCTTTTGTGGCTAGATTTCTGTTGGTATAAGCTCCCATATTATGAGCATGCTGTGAATTTTCAGAATATGTGGCCCATCTAAGATTACTTAATGCATTATTTTTTTTATTAGCATCAATGTGGTCAACACATAATTTATTAGCATCTTCTCTAGGATGAAAAGCTAACATTACAATCCTATGAACGTTTAATGACATATAATCCATATATGAATCTTTACCTTGATTATTAGTTCTGCAAGAACCATATGTTTTTCTGCCTCCTACTGTTAATATTCTCCCTGCTGAAGAAACTTGAATATTTTTATTTTTTATTTTGAAATCAATCCATTTTTCATCTATTATTACAAGTTTTTCATCATGATAATACCATTTATATCCACCACATGTATCTATTTTTCCTTGACATGCTTGTCTTAATGTTTTAATATTATATTTATAAAATTCAAGTATATCTTTTACACTTTTCCAAGTTTTAATAAAATTGTCATCAAGATCATATTGGTCAATAGGTCTGTTTTTGGGAACATAGTTTGGAAAAATTTTGTTTGACGCATTTTCTATTCTAGTTGCCCAACGCAAATTTGAAACTTTTGCATTGCTTCTGATGCCGTTAATGTGGTCTACCTCTGGTTTATTTTCGGGATTTGGTATAAATGTCTCAGCTACAATTCTATGTAAAGATTGCATAGATCTTTTACCGGTAAAATCTTTAACACTAACTTGTATATACCCCGATTTTTTCTCTGGTGTAGCTCTAGATATATGAGATGAAGGTGTTCTAAGTCTTCCTTCACTGGAAACGAAATAACCAGGATATTTTAAACATTCTTTCCAAATTTCATCTTCTAGAGATAATTCAGTAAATATATTAGTTAACTCTGTCATTTTTTAAATTTCAAAAATTAAATTCAAAGTATTCAATTTTTAATTTTTGAAAATTATTTTTTACAATTAAATCATACGGTAAAATAATAGGATAATTATTTTTGAATAATCATTTATAAAATTATAATTTCATCGAAAAAATTGAAAAAAAAATTCATTTCTTTTGTAATAAAAATGTCAATTTTATATCTTCTTGGATCTGGAGCTTCTGTTGATTCTGGGTTATTCACTTATAGAGGACCAGATGGTTTATATGAAAATCTAGATAATTACGAGGAATCTTTATCTTATAATAATTATATTAAAAATCCTGAAATCTTTTGGAATAATTATTTACCTTTGTACGAAAATATTTTAAGAGTTTTTCCTGGTCCAACATATCAAAAAATTAAAGAAATGATTAAAGAAAAGGATTATATTCTGACTCAAAATCTTGATAAATTAGCTCATTCTTGTACAAAAAATTGTTTAGATTTACATGGTATTTATGATGAAACAAGATGTATATCTTGTAGAAATATTGAAAAAGTAGATCTTGATAAGATTTTATTGAAAAATTATAAATGTCAATGTGAAGGATTAATAAGACCTAATTTTACAATGTTTGGTGAAAATTTAAATGAAAATACTGTAAATATAATTTTTAGAGTTATTAAAACAAAACCTAAATATTGTATTGTAACTGGAACAACTTTACAATTTTCTTATCTTGAAAATATTTTGAACAAATTAAAATCAAAAGGGACTATAATTATATATATTGATCCAGATATAAGTTTTTTAATGGATGTAAGAAAAAAATGTAAAAGAAGATATGGCTCAAAAGTATTTATTTGTGCGAAATCTTATGAAGGATTATGTTATGTAGATAAAATTTTAAAAAATGGAGAAAATTTTGTAAGAAATGGAGATGTTGTGTATTTGTAATAAAAAAAGAGAAATAATAATTTATCTCACAAGTTAAAAAAGTAACAAAATTATTATAAGATAATTTAGGAGAATATTTTTTAACATTTTTTCTAAAGTCTTTCAAATTTTTATAATCAAATATATTTTTCTAAATTTTTTTATAAAGTTTTTTTAATTTTTATAAACAAATATATTTCTCTAGAATTTTTTATAAAGTCTTTTAAATTTTTATAAACAAATATATTTCTCTAAATTTTATTAAAGATGAAAGAAGCAAAATTAGAAAAAAATAAAATATGGATATTGAAGAATTTTATAACAAAGATTTTGAATATATTTTTGACAAACTTATATAGGAAGGTTTTTAGTTTTTGAATATAAATATAAAATTTAAGAAGCAATAATTATAAAATAGTAGATTTAACATAAAAATTTATAAACTTTGATTAAATTTTTAAATCATGAAATATAAAAAAGCTTAATCAAAGTTTAGCGCTAGATTTTAATTTTTTTTTGATTTTTAGTTTACTTAAATATTTTTCTAAAAAATTGAAAATAAAAAAATTTTAAAGAAAATAAAATGGGTGCAAATAAAGATGATGAAAATTTTATTTCACAAGTTCGTCAAGAAACTTACAAACATCAACATATTTTTTTGGGGGATATTAAATTTAAAATTATGAATGAAGCAAAAATAGGAAGAACTATTTGAATCTTGATAGTGGTGATATTTCTGAACAGTGCTTTTCATATGCTTCTAAAAAACTTAAAAATGAAGGATTTGAAGTAAAACATATTGGGGCAAATGATTATCAAATAAAATGGTAAAAAAGTCAAATCCCCCATAAATTATTAAAATATATTGTGCTTATATATTTTATACTGTTAATGATTAGAAAGAGTTTAAATGTTAAATATATTTTTCTAAAAATTTGAAAAAGAAAAAAAAATTTTAAAGAAAATAAAATGGCTGCAAATAAAGATGATGAAAATTTTATTTCACAAGTTCGTAGAGAAACTTACAAATATAAAGACATTGTTTTAGAAGATATTAGATCTAAAATTATGAATGAAGCAAAGTTAGGGAAGAACTATTTTGACTTTATTTTTAACAAAGGTATTATTTCAGAAGAAAATACCCTATACATTTCTGAAAAATTAAAAAATGAGGGTTTTAAAGTAAATACTAAATTTTTTAATGTCGTACAAATGAGGATAGAATGGTAAAAATTCTAGAAAAATAAATATATTACATTTAATACTAGTCCAGTTCAAATAGTCGGAGTAATTGGGCCAGAACTTTTTCTTCACTTTTAAAACCATATAAAATTTTAAGTAAAATCTATATTTTTAAGTGATTATTTATTTCACTTAAAAAGTTTAAATTTACATATATTTAATTTTTTTTTGAAAACCCAATTTATCTGAACTGGACTAGTAATATATTTTTATAAAAGAATCATACTCCATTTCATATCTTGGGAGAACCTTCACGTTCCTTGTGACTAATTGGTGATTGATTTTTAATTCTGTCACATAAAAATATTTTTATTCAAGGTTTTATATATACAAATATTTATTTTTGAATCAGCGATTTATCTAAAATTGAGTAGTATAATTCTTCTAATTTTTTATGTCTAATATTTAAATTATTTTGAACATAAATTTGAATTTATAATTTTTTTTTTATTTTTAGAAATGTCAGTAACTAAAAATTTTGTTAAAGAAGAGATTGAAAAACACGAATCATTTTTTGATGGTTATATGTTTTTTACTGAAGGAATTAATTCTGTCAATGATTACAAACATTATGTTCAGAATAATGCTATATTGTTCGAAACAAAATCAAGAAAAGGGATTTATAGACACGGTCATTTAAAATGCAGTCTAATGTTACATTATATAAGTCAAGAAAAAGATTTTTCATCTTGGTACCATGAACATGATACAAGAAATACACATGTTGGATATTAAAAGTTTTAAAATATTTGTAAATGTTTAAATATAATTTTATTTCAAATTGTATTTTTAATAATATACTACTACGTTTCAAATAAATCGGTGATTCAAAAAATAAATATTTATATGAGTAAATAAGTGTAAGTATACATTTAATACTTATACAGTAATATATAAAATTAGTGAATTAAAATAATTTTATATGAATAATTGAGTGGAGTAAAAATGAATTACCGATTGATCTGAAACGGAGTAGTACTAATTAATTTTAAATAGTGAAAAAAAAATTTGTTGAAAAATTGATTATACAGTTTTACTATTTAAACTAAAATTTCCTTTGGACTAGTAATTTTTTATTTAATAAATGATAAAGATATATCTTCTCTATTATATTTTGTTATTGGGATACTAATTTTTTGATGTGGCCATTCTTCATCAATTCCACCGTAATAATTTTTAACACAAATAATAAAATGTACTACTCCGTTTCAAATAAATTGGCGATTCAAAAAATAAATTTTTATATCAATAAATAAGCATAAGTATTAAATGTATTACGTCAATACAGTAATATATAAAATTAGTGAATTAAAATAATTTTATATGTATAAATGACTGATCTAAAAATGAATTACCGAAGGAACCTTTAGGTTCCCGCGAACCAAATGGTTCGTCATTGATCTGAAACGTAGTAGTAAATAATTATCTGCATATTTTATAATAAACGAATTTTTATCAAGAAGTTCAGGATCATCAGAACTGGGAATATTAATTATTTCTTTAAAATTTTTATTATCTTTAATTGCATAACTAAGATGTATAAAATCATAGGTAACATTTCTTTGAAAAATATCCGTATCTTCAAGAGAAATATTATAACTCTGAAGAAATATTGTAGCAATAAGAATACTTCCGAAATATATATTTATTTCATTATTTATTATTTGTATTTTAAATTTAATACTCTCAAGATCATTAATAAGTTTTTTTGTTATATTATATTCTTTAAAAATATATAAAGAATCTTCTATATTATTTTTAATGAAACTAATAGCACTAGCATAAATATTGTTTTTTAAATCAAATCCCCAATAATCACATATTTTTATATATCTTTTTAATTGTTTATGTTTGTTGGATCAAAATTAAAATGTTTTTCATTAATCATAATAGATGTTTCATTATCCAAAGTCATATAAAATTCAGTTTCTCTTAACCATTCAGGAATATCTTTCTTTAATACTTCTAGCATTTAATTAAAAAATATAATAAATTTTTAATTCATTTTTTTAATATAAATGAATTTTTAGTCTATTTTAGATAAATCACTGATTAAAAAAACAAATCGATGAATAAACATATTTTTATATAACAGACTAAAAATAAATCACCGATTTATTTTTAAGTTAATTTTACTATAACTTATTTTTTCTAAATTTTAAAAAGTTTAGAAAAAATTCAAAAAAATTAAGTTTAAAAATAAGTGTAAAAAATCATTAAATTTTGCGTTTTTGATTAAGTAATCAACAAATTTGTTTAATTTTTCTTTTCATATATTTTTACATATAAAATAAAAATTAAACAAAAATTTAAATGACATATAAATTTTTGAGTCTCTTGTTGTTATGCAAAATAAAAAATTATATACTATAAGAATAATAAAATATTTCAGAGTTATATACAAAAGATTTTCAAATAAATTAAAAAAATTTACTACTCCGTCCCAGATTAATTTATCTGACACATTGAAAAAGTTATATGTATATTTATATGACTTTTAAAAAAATTGTTCTTTTTTGATCCTACATTTGGGACGGAGAAGTAATATTTTTAAAAAATTATATAAGATAGAAAACACATACACAAAAAAAAGATAAATTATCTGGCTCAATAATTTTTTAATGCTCATTTTGGGAATTATCTGAAACGGAATAGTAATTTTTTCATTTAGAGCATTTTTATTAAATAAATTTGAATATTAATTTTTAAAAATTTATAAAAAAATGGAAGAATATATTTTAAAATTAAAAAATATTGCAATTAAAAATAATCTTATTGAAAAATGTGATTATAATGCAAATAATATTTTTATGTCACTTTATACATTTTATTTTCATTTAAAATATGATACTCAAATATTTAAAGAAGACCCTTTTTTTATTAATATTGATAATATTAATTTCATTAAACCTCTTTCTAATTATTTAAATAATAATGATTTAGTTTTTATTAATTTATTTATTCCAAATTTAAAACATAATAATCTTCTTATTTATCGAAAAAATAAAAATATTTTGGAACATTACGAACCCAATGGTGTTTTAGATATTAAAAATCAAAATATTATTGATTATAAAATTGAAATGTTTGTAAAATCTTTAAATAAATTTTTACCAGAATTAAAAATTGTTAAATCTTTTAAATTACATGGTTTTTTAAATAATAAAGAATGTTATGGATTACAATCATGTTCACAAGGACACAATTCTGAAAAAGGATACTGTCAAATATGGTGTTATTTATTAACCGATTTAATATTAAAATTTCCAAATATTTCTACAGAAGAGATTATTTTACATTTAGATGATAAAAATTACCAAAGAAAGAAATTTCAAAAACATTTAAAAGAAATAATAAGAGGGTTTTATTATTATAGTTTACAAAAAATATTAAAATTTTTAAATATTAAAGAAATAATTTTTCAAGATAAAGAATTAAAAAATATTTTTGAATTAGTAATATTAAAATTAAATATATAAAGAAAATTTTTGAATCAGAAAATATTTTTCTCCAAAACCATATAAAATTTAATAATATTTATATATTGTGTGACGTTCTCTTAAGTTTTATAATATTTTTTCAATGGTGTAGTACATTGTATGAAATAAAAATATCATCTTTTATTAATAGTCCAGTTCATGATGATCTGTGTGATAGGAAACACCGAAGAAGAAGATTGAAAAAGAAAATTTGAAACCCTATAAATATTTCAGATTTTTGAAAAAAAATTATTTATACTACTCCGTTTCAGGTTCCTTCGGTAATTCATTTTTACTTCACTCAATTATTCATATAAAAATAATTTAATTAACTAATTTTATATATTAACTTATAAGGAAGGATTTAAAACATTAACTTATATTTTCATATAAATATTTATGTGCGGCCTGGTGCACACGGGAACAGTCCCACCAATATGGTTCCTTATTTTTTTAATTACTGACATATTATTTGAAAAGGAGTAGTATATAATTATTGACTTAATAATTCTTAAAAAAAAATACTAGTCAAGTTTAGATAAGTTTTTAGATGTATATAAAATGTATACTTAAATATAGTTTTCTTATTTAAAAATTTATATGGTATAAAAAGTGGAAAAAAAGATCTGACCCAATTTATTTGAACTTGATTAGTACTACTCCGTTTCATATCGTGGGACTAATCGGTGATTCATTTTTACTTCACTTATTTATTCATATAAAATTATTTTAATTCACTAATTTTGTATATTAATGTTTAAGTATTCATTTAATATTTATACTTATTAATACGTATAAATATTTATGTGCGCCCTGGTGCACACGGGAACCAAATGGTTCTTTATTTTTTGAATAACAGACAGCCTGAAGGTTCTCCTGATTTATCTGAAACGGAGTAGTATAAAATATTACTTACAACTTAAAAATTTATATGGTTAAAAACTGAAGAAAAAAAATCTGATCGAATTAACTTAAATAGTATTATAAAAAGATATATTTATTAAAAAAATATATCTTTAGCATTTATTTTTTATTCAACTGACTTATTTAATTATAAATAATCTGGTAAATTTTTAAATCCAAAACTCATATCTTTAAATAAATTAAGTTCAAAATGAGATAGTGCTTTAAGACCTAAAATATTTACATTTTTATGATTATAAGGTGTTTCTTGAACTGATAATTTTTTCCCATCAATTTCTATATATTCATTATCAAGTTCATCAATTAATATTCTTTTTTTTTTACATATCCATAGATTTCTTTGAAAAATATACCGATGTACACGCTCCAGTATCACAGATAAATGTTATAGGAACGTATGTTTTTTTGTCGATTTTTATTGATATTCTGAGTAAAAGTCTATTATGACCCTTTTTAACATGAAAAAAAAGTTCTTTTATTGCTGAATCTGATGTAATGTAATCCTCAGGATGGCATTTGTCAACGTAATTATCAGGATAATCTTTAAACATTAAACTAATATCTTCTTCATCATCATTTAACATTAAAATTGACATTTTTTACTTTTTATAAAAATAACATTAAAATTGACATTTTTAAAAATCATATAAAAATTATTTTTAGAAATTATATTAACAAAATTTGGAGTATTTATGAAAATCGTAATATTCAAGTTTAGATAATATGTCAGACCAGATCTTTTTTGTCACTTTTTAGACAATATAAAATTTACACATAAAATTTTTTTTTTGAAAACATAATTTTATAGGGATCCCATGGAACCTCCTGAACTGGACTAGTAGGTAAATATTTTTCATATTATATTGAAAAGAGTTTATACAATTAATGAAAATATATTTTACACAAGCATTAAATTATTCATGAACATTTTTGAATTATCTGGGTTTTCTTTTATCATATCATATGCTGCTCTAGCAAATGTAATTAATTGATGTTCTTTATTTAATATATATTTGCCATTATCTTTAAAAGTTATACTATATTGTTCCATTCCAATGACTGAGAGAATTTGATTCATTTGTTCTGGTGTTAATTCTTTTATTTTTCTTGAAGTTATTCCAGAAACTTCTGATGCTTGAAATATAGTATTAAGAATATTGTCTGATTCTCTAGAATTAATTTCATCATTTTTATGAAGATTATCTATAGCTGTATGAATTGGAACAGGATTTGATGGGGAAATTCCGAGTTTTTCTAAAATACCTAAATGAGTTTTAATTTGCATTTGATAAACTTCTGGTAATTTTTTTCCTGTATGTGGATTTATTGGTTCTTTAATTAAAGATTCATACATATTTGACAAAAAACACCAAACATGATTATCTTCATCTTTATAATATGATAAAGAAGCATCACCATATTCAAAAGGATCAGTTTGTTTAACAGTTTTATTTCTACAGACAACAGGTTCTACATTACCACTAATAAAATCAGAAATATTAGAAACATCAGCTGTAACCCTATTTTGTTGTCTACTTATAACTGCTTCTTTTAAAGCTTTTTGATCAGCCATAGAATATTCTTTTAACTTTTCACAAATTGAAGGTTTATCTACCATTGAAGATATATTTAAACTATATCCTACTAATTTAAGTGTTTCATTAACTTCACCAACATTTGGATCTGCGCATAATTTACTCCATTTAGGTTTATTGTAATCTTTTAAAACTAAATTAGATATTTCTGGACTTGTTGTTGAAATAAGTGTTAATTGTTCTATATCTAAAGTATATCCATTTGAAACTAAATATCTAAGCATATTTTGTAATTCAAATATTAAAACAGAATCTTTGTCTTTAAAAGTTAATTTTAATTTAATTAAAATTCTATTAATCGTAAAATATGTGCCTATAATACCATTTTTAATTAAATGAATAAAACCATCAAGATAAAAAGAATCTATACATTTTACAAGGCCAATATTTTCACCTTTATCATAACGGGCATTAGAATCTTTTTTTGGTTCATATAAAGCTAAAATATTGTTTGCTCTAGAAGCAATAATATTATCAAAACTTATTTTTTTAGGATGTGTAACTCTATTTCTTGTTTTATATTCAAAACTTTCTGTTTCTTGAAAAAGTCCTGGAAAAATATTTGGTTTATCACATAAAATACTAATATCTATTTTTGCTTGATCACTTCTTTTAATTAAAACATCATAATAATCTTCAAAAGTCCCCATACCTTGTGATTCAAGCCAATTTTTAACAGACATGTTTTTTTTATAAGGAATTATGTTATCGTCATAATTATTAAATTTTTTAAGGAAAGAAGTATCATAATTTGTTTCAATTTTTTGTTTTTGATCAAAAGCATTAGAATTTAAATTACTTCCCATAATTAGTAAAATATAAATTATAATATTAATATAATTCATATCTACATGTGTTCTTAAAACACAAACTGTATATATAATAATATGTGCCATACCTATTCCTTCAGTCATAAGATATAAATTATTATTAGCTTTAAATCTTAAAGAAAGAGCTACTAACACTAAATCTTCAGGAACTCTAAATTCTAGGATACTAGTTGAAAGTAATAAATCAGGATTCAAAAAATTTCTTCTGATAGATTCGATAAAATATAAAAGATATTTAGATCTAACAATAGGTTGATTATTAATTGAATAATATTCTTTAACAGCATTTCTTATTTCATTATAATTAAGTGTATCTTTTCTCTTACCATCAAGAATATTTTTTAAAGATTGCATTTTTAATTTATAGTAAAAACTTTTTTCTAATTAAATTAAAAAAATTCAAAAAAATTTTTTTTAAATAATACAACTCCGTCCCAGATAAAAAAGAACATTTTTTTATAAAGCCATATTAAAATTCATATAACTTTTTCAATGTTTCAGATAAATTAATCTGGGACAGAGTAGTAGTACTTTTTTAAAATATTTTTAGAGATAATCATAATTCAAAAAAATATAAGTAAGTTTAACAGATATACTTTCTAATTTTTTTAAAACTTTGATTAATAATTTTTACTAATCCGTTTCAGATCAATGACGAACCGAACGGTTCGCGGGAACCTGAAGGTTCCTTCGGTAATTCATTTTTAGATCACTCATTTATTCATATAAAAATTTTATTATTCAGTAATTTTATTTATTAATATTTAAGCTTACTACTCCGTCCCAGATTAATTTATCAAATCTGTCAAAAAAGTTATATGTATATTTATATGACTTTTAAAAAAATTGTTCTTTTTTGAGCCTACATTTGGGACGGAGAAGTACATTTAATACTTATACGTATTCATCAATATAAATATATATGTGCGCCCTGGTGCACACGGGAACCAAATGGTTCCTTATTTTTTGAATCACCGATTTATTTGAAACGGAGTAGTACAAATTTTTTTGTCTTTTTTTTTAATTTAATATAAAATGGAAGAAGATTTAAAAAAAATAGAAAATTGTAATAAAAAAGATGATTTACAAATAACAAAATTTGTGTCAATTTTAATTATTGTTATTATAAGTTGGATACTTATTGAATTGTGGTTAAAAGTTCTTGAAAATTTTGCTTACAATACATTGGGTATGAATCCTTCTTCAACTTGGCATAGTTTAATAATAGCTGTAACAATAACATTAATTTTTATTTTAATTTTAGAATTCATGGAAGAAGATGGAACCAATATTAAAAATAATGTTTCTTGTGTAAATACTGCACATAATGTAAATCCTGCTAAAATTGTTTAAAATAAAAATAATTCTCTTTTCGAGATAAATTTACATAAATTGAAAAAATTATATAACTATATTTCAGATAAATCAGGAGAACCTGAAGGTTCTCTGTGATTCAAAAAAAAATAAATATTTACTAGTATGATTTAAAAAGTGAAAGAAAAATATCTTACCAAATTACTGCGAGTATTTGAACTTGACTAGTAGTAGTAAATATAAAATTTTTTGAATATAAAACAGAGTACTTCTCCTTCTCAGATAATATATTGTTGAAATATCTGTCAGATTGAAAAAATTTATATGTATTTTTATATGAGTTAAAAAAAATGTTCTTTTTTTATTTGTGACGGATAAGTAGTATGTATTTACATGTGTTTTATTTTTTAGGTTGATTTTTATCTCTGACAGAGTAGTAAGACTCCGTCCCAGATAATATGTCAATCCAATCTGTCAAAAAAGTTATATGTATATTTATATAACTTTTAAAAAAATTGTTCTTTTTTGAGCCTACATTTGGGACGGAGAAGTAATACATTTTACATAACAACAATAGGATTAAAATATGTAAAAATTTTATCACCTTCAACTTTAAAAGAAACTCTGTTTAACATTTTAAAAATCTCTATATCTTTTGATATTATTTCCACAATACTATCATAATGATTACAACCAGCATAATTAAAAGACCTACCAAAATTAGTAATTACCATATCACCTTGAAGTTTATATTTTTTACATTTATTTAAATTTATAAATTTAGTATTAATGGAATTAAAATCACCATTAAATTTGTAACCTAAATTAAATTTTTTAAATGTTTTTCTTTCACGACAAGATGGTAAATCGTTATCAGACCAATACTCTTTATTTTCACAGTCATTTGAACATTTACCTGTAGTAATAAAACATAAACAAGTTATTTTTTCAATACATGAACTACATAATCTTGGATCAATATTTTCTATTTTATCAAAATTAAATCTTTTTAATAATGATATTGGGTCTATATCACTTTCAGTTTCACTTTTATCTTTTTCATTCTCTGTATCACTATCAGTTTCACTTTTATCTTCTTCATTCTCTGTATCACAAACAACACTTTCAATACCATCAGTTTCATCTTTAATTAAAAAATCATAGATATTTTTCATATATTTTGCGTCACTAAAAATTACGTGACTTTCTTTTTCAATATAATTAATAACATTGTCAATCTTTTTGATATTTATACCTTCACTCATATGTGAAAAATTAATATTATTTTCATCAATTATTTTTCTAAATCTTTCTATAAACTTTTCTTTATCTTTACTGTATGATAAAAATGTAAAAAGACATGCTATTCTTACCATTTTCAATGTATCACCTTTATATTTAAATATATCAATATGTTTATTTTTCCACTTTTCATCTTCATTAATATTTAAATCAAAATTAAATCCATCAGAAATATAAATTAAACCATTAGTAATATCTAAATTATAATAATTTTGTGTATAGAATTTATCATTTAATTTAGGTAACGATTTTAACATATAAGGATTTTGTCTAAGATTTATACATATTTCATATAATTCTTTACTTGGTATATTAAGTAGATCGTTTTGTTCAGCTTTAATAAAAAGATTTCGTGTAAATTCTGAAATTATGTTCTCAATTGAATCTAATTGATTATCTTCATTTATATATTCACCTTGAATTACTATTTCACTTCTTAAAATAATTTTTTTACCATAACAAAGAAGAGTTTTATGTAAAAGTCTTTGATCAATAAGTATTAAATCACCTTTTTTAGGTTTAATTATTATACAATTATCTTCATTGAGTTTATCATCAAGAATAGATATCTCTTCAGACATAGTTCTTCCATCATATACATCACTATATTCAGGATATATAACTAATTCACCTCCATCATAATCATCATTAAGATATAAAATAAGACTATAATTTGATTTATTTAAATCTGTTTCTGTATATTGTGAATCTCTATGCCAGTCAAATTTATCATTAGTATATATATTCATTCTATAGCATTGATTTACTTTAAATTTATTATGGTCCCATTTAATTTTAGTTTGATTAAAACCATAAGGTTTAGCTTTCATATCAATATTAATTTTTGAATTATTTATTCTTTCTTCCAAAGTAGATGTAAATTTTAAATTATTATCAATAATAATTGATCTATCATGACTTCCAAAAGAAACTTTTTCCAGTTCGACATTTTTTATATTTTCCAAAACTAAATCACATTCTTCTTCAGACAAAAAATCTCTAACATGAAAAATTTTATCATCTAAAATTACATTAAATTTATCTGTTTCTTTTAATAACTTTTCATCAAAAATATTAATAATTGTTTTTTTATCTAAATATATTAAAGACATTTTTAATTTATAAACACAATTAATAATAAAATTCAAATTGCAATTTAAAAAATTTATTTATAATAATCAAATAAAAAAAATTTAAAAACAAATGTGTATAACTCGATTAATTTATCCAATCTGTCAAAAAAGTCAATCCAACTTTTTTTAAAGTCACATAAAAATTCATACTTCTCCGTACCAAATGTAGGATCAAAAAAGAACATTTTTTTAAAGTTATATAAAAATACATACTACTCCTGATTCAAAAACTAAATATTTATATGACAATCAATATTACTCCTTTTCAGATCAATCGGTGATTCATTTTTACTCACATAATTATTCATTTAATTTTTTTTTAGTTCAATAATTTTATTTATTAATATTTACTAGTCCAGTTCAGATAATATGTGAGGTTTTCAAAAAAAAATTAAGTATATGTGAATTTATTTTTAAGTATTAAATCAATGCTTTAAAAAAAATATGTAAAAACCTTAAATATAAAAATTTTACATATATAAATATAAGTAGAAGTGTTTAAAAGACATATAAAATATTACTTAAGGATAAGGGTTTTAATTAAAAATTTATATGGTTAAAAAAGTGAAGAAAAAGATCTGGCCCAATTACTCCGACTATTTGAACTGGACTAGTAAAATTTTATATGCATGAAGAAAAAGATCTGTCCAGATTTATTTGTATGAATGTATACATATAAAATAATATATAAAAAATTTTAATTAAAATAATTTTATGTCAATAAATTTCTGAATAAGTGTATTTTTTGAAGTCTAAATTTATCTGAAATAGAGTAGTACTAGTCCAGTTCAGATAAATTGGGTTTTGAGAAAAAATTTATTTATATGTAAATATAAGTAGACTTGGTTAAAATACATATAAAATATTACTTAAGGATAAGCTTTTTAATTAAAATTTTATATGGTTAAAAAAGTGAAGAAAAAAATCTGGCCCAATTTATTTGAACTGGACTAGTAATTTATTTGAAACGGAGTAATACTTAAATAATAATATGTACTTCTCCTTCCCAAATATAATAGTGTGTGACGAGGCGCCTATCCAACTTTTTTAAAATCGATATTAAAATGCACATAACTTTTCCAATCTGTCAGATAGTTCAACAAAATATTATCTTGGACGGAGTCGTAAAAATTTTAATATGTATAATTGAGTTTCGTAAAAATGAATCACCGATTAGTCTCACGATATGAAACGGAGTACTTCTCCGTTTCATATAAAAAAATTGAATTAAGAATTAAAAATTTATCAAATAAAAAAAATGTTACAAAAACTATCTTTAGTTTTGTCTATTAAAATGTTAGATTTAAAAGAATTATATAATTTAGAACAGGCTACTTTAATAAATAAAAATCTTAACAAATTTTTATTGTCTTTTTATAATAAACATGAGATTTTAGAGAAAACGGATCAAATTGAAGATATTGACGAATATAGAAAATACGTTAATTGGTGTATTTTAAAAGCTAATAGACGTTTTATAAATATAGAACAAAGTACTCTTACAAAACATAAAACTGAAAATAAAATTGAAAAAATTGAAGTTTTACATGATAAAATTGTATTTAATTTATTTTTTTCATTAAATAACACTGTAAATTATGAATTATATATAACTTTTAAAAATAATATTTTAAAAATAGGAGGAATAATTTTTGATCATAAAGATATTGATACAATTTATAAAGATCTTTCCACAAATAAAGAAACTTTAAATATTGCAAAAATTCATTTTCCTATGATTAATGAGAAAAGACATTTACAATTTTTATCCGGAGATGAAAAAACATTTATTATTGATATATCTGATTTTATAAGTTTAATTAAAAAAGATTTATTAAATTTTAAACGTATGTTAAACAAAATAATAACACCAGGTAGACCAGATATGTTAGATTAAAGTGAAATATTTTTTTGTAAATTACTAATAGTCCATTTCAGATCAATAACGAACCTAAAGGCACCATTTTCTTGGTTCCTTCTGTAATTCATTTTTACTTAACTCAATTATTCATATAAAATTAGGTCGCCTACTTTTAATTCACTAATTTTACTAGTCCAGTTCATATAGTGGGAATAATTGTGCCAGAACTTTTTCTTCACTTTTAAAACAATATTAAATTTAAATATACTTATTTATGTGCGCCCTGGTGCACACGGGAACAATATGGTGGGACTGTTCCTTTTTTTTGAAAACCCAATTTATCTGAACTGGACTAGTATATATTAACTTATAAGTAAGGATTTAATAAATTAACTTATATATTCATATAAATATTTAATGTACACCGATCCGCACACGGGAACCAAATGGTTTCTTATTTTTTGAATCCCAGATTTATTCCCAAGGTTCTGGTAATATTTGAAATGGAGAAGTACTAATTTTGATAATTTTCAATAAAATAATTTTTAATAACAAATTATTTTATTTCTTTATTTTTTATTTTATAATAATAAAAAATGGATGATGATGATTACAAAATCACTATAATAGTAGGAATTTTCATATTAGTTGTAATAGGTATAATATTTATTATTTTGGTTATTATGTTTGTTTCAAGTACAACGCCTTTAATTGATCAAATGAGTAAAATTTTAGGTAATGTTGATATTATATCTGAAGATATTAAAGATATAGCTACAGATTTTAAAAATACTTTAACAAATATTGAACAAAATGTTTTAACAACTAAAGATAATATTATACAAAAAATCGAACAAGTACCTGCACAATCTCAAAAATTCGTATCATCTATTGATAGTTTAATTAATTCTTTAAAAAATCGTCAAGTAAATTTTACTTCACAAGCTGAAGCTAATATAAAAGCACTTCGACCTGAAGATGATCAATTAATTCAAAAGATTCAAAATGATTATCTTAATATTAGAAATAATATTCAAAATTTTGTAACACAATTAAAAAGTGATATAGTTTATTATGAAAATTCACAAATTTCACCAAAATCAATTGAAGAAAATTTGGATTGTTTACTTCATAATATATAGAAATCTTATTAAATACTACTCCGTTTCAAATAAATCAGGAGAACCTTCAGGCTCTCTGTGATTCAAAAAATAAGGAACCATTTGGTTCCCGTGTGCACACCAGGGCGCACATATATATTTATATGGATGAATTGACGTAATAATTATTAAATATAAGCTTAAATAATAATACATAAAATTACTGAATAATAAAAATTTTATATGAATAATTAAGTGAAGTAAGAATGAATCACCGAAGGAACCTGAAGGTTCCCGCGAACCGTTCGGTTCGTCATTGATCTGAAACGGAGTAGTATATTTTTTCGAATAATTGATTAGATTTTCATTAAGTTTCTAAACCGCATAAAATTTTAAATTTGAATTTAGTTAAACTTAAAATAAATTTTTTCTGAAAACTCAACTATACACTTAGAAGTTACTAGAAAAAAATGAATTAAAAAAAAAATAAAATTATTAAAAAATGTCAGAATATCAAGGAGCTGTTGTTTTTCCTCCTAGACCAGGATTTTATAGTAGTTTTATGTCTATTGATGATGATTATTACCTAGGTTTATATCCATCAATTCTAAAGGCATATCCTGAGTATTTAGTTTATAATACAGTGGTGATTTTAAAAGAAACATATAAAAATAGTAATGAATGTATGATATGTTTTGAATGTAAACCATATGTCAAAATTCAAGTTGATTCTTCTGTACAATATGAATCTATTTGTTCTACTTGTAATGTAAACTGTTGTAATGAATGCTTTGAAATATACATTCATTCAGATAAAAGTAAAAACTCTTTTTACAAATGTTTATTTTGTAGAACTATTTATACAATAATGGAGGAGGTTGATTAAAAAAATATATTGAAACTTTGGTGTAATTAATCCATATATTTACTTAAAATTATAATTAAATACTACTCCGTTTCAAATAAATCGGTGATTCAAAAAATAAAGAACCACTTGGTTCCCGTGTGCACCAGGGCGCACATAAATATTTATACTACTCCGTTTCAAATAAATCGGTGATTCAAAAAATAAATTTTTATATCAATAAATAAGTATAAGTATACATTTAATACTTATACATTAATATATAAAATTAGTGAATTAAAATAATATTATAGGAATAAATGAGTGATCTAAAAATGAATTACCGATTGATCTGAAACGGAGTAGTACGTATTAATAAGTATAAATATTAAATGAATACTTAAACATTAATATACAAAATTAGTGAATTAAAATAATTTTATATGAATAGATAAGTGAAGTAAAAATGAATTACCGATTGATCTGAAACGGAGTAGTATTATTTTAAAGGAAAATCTTACTTTAGGTTCTCCAGTTCAGTAATTTATACTTGTCTAACATATACTTCAATGTTATTATTTCCATTTTTACTATCATTAATTACTAAAGAATTTGGATCAATAATATTCATTATTCCTTTATTATATGTAAAGGCATTACATAATTCATGCATTGCATTACAAGTATAAACTGCATCTGTTAAAGAAACTATATTTTTAAAAGAACAAATACTTGATGCATTTGTACCACAATTTTCTTGAACTTTGCCATTTCTGTCAATTTGTAAGCCAAATTGACCATTTGATTTTGGACAATTATTTGGATCTATTTTTGATAAAGATAAGTAAACATTTAATATACATAATAAAATAAAAAAAATAAATAAAATTCCTATCCCAACATATAAAATTATGGTTTCATTATCCATTTTAATTATTCATTAAAAAAAATTAATTAAATTATTAATTTTTTACTTTTCTGTTAAAATATTTAATAATTATAAAAAAATGAAAATAAAATATTTTATTTTTTGAAATAAAAATGAAAATTATTAACAACAATTTTATTGACAAGTTATTTTATTATTTTAATAAAAATCCTAATGATTACAGTAATAAAAATAATTTGTTATTATTATTAATTTATGTATTAGAATTAAATAAAATTATATATGAAAGTAAAATTAATAAAATAGATATAAAATGTTTTTCTATTAATTATAAAAAATTAAACGAATATACAGACTTTTTGAAAAATTTTAACTCTACTTTTGGTGAAGTAATTTTTTTTAGATATAAAATTATAATTAATTTTGCTATATTGGAATTTAATAATATTTTTACATTATCTTTAGCTATAGATTATGATATGAATAATTACTATAACAATTTTGAAGATAATTATTATGATGCAAAATGTAGATTACATATAAAATTTTATAATTTCTTAAAATTTAAATTTAAAAATCAAAATATTATCTGTCCTGTTTAAAAATTAAATGCATATTTTTTTTAAACTTTAGGACCACTTCTAAAATTTCGCTTAATTTTTTTGTATGAATCCGTCCCAGATAATATTTTGTTGAACTATCTGACACATTGAAAAAGTTATATGTATTTTAATTCTGTTTTATAAAAAAATGTTCTTTTTTGAGCCTACATTTGGGACGGAGAAGTAATGCTTTTAAAGTAAAAATTGAAATTATAATTTTATTTTTTAATTATGAAAAAATGTCAGAAATTAGAGATTATTTAGACAAAAAAAAAGAAATTGAAAATCAAATTTATTTACTTAAGAGTGAACTTAATATTGTTTGTGATAAAATCCATGAAATTGATGATATTAAAGTAACTATTGAAAATGATTTTGTTATATTATCAAATAGCCTCAGAAAATTATTAAAAGTTTATAAATATAGATTTAATAAAAATATAATTAGAAAATTTATTAATAAAAAAGAGTTTGAAAATGAAATTTTAATTTATAAAAATGGTTTTTTTGAAGATTATATTGAAATTTATATTTTTTTTGAAAATGAAAAATATTATGTTGAAGTTAATTATATTTATGATTATGAAAAATTTTCAGTTAAAAGGGAAAATTTGATTGAAATTTTAAATTCTATATTATTAATTTAAATAAAAAAAAAGAATTATATTAATTAATGTAAAAATTTATGAAAATAATATTCTTATAGATATAAAAATTGAAAATCAAATTTAAGAAAATTAAATTTGAATTGAATAAAGATATTGATAAATCTTGAAATTTCGATTAAAAATTATTTACTACTACTCCGTTTCATATCGTTGGAGTAATCGGTTATTCATTTTTACTTCACTTATTTATTCATATAAAATTAGGCGGCCTAATTTTAATTCACTAATTTTGCATATTAATGTTTAAGTACTTCTCCGTCCCAGATAAATTTATCCAACTTGAAAAAGTTATATAAATATATCTGGAACGGAGAAGTATTCATTTAATATTTATACTTATTAATACTTATAAATATTTATGTGCGACCTGGTGCAGACAGGAACCAAATGGTGGGACTGTTCTTTATTTTTTTGAATCACAAAGAGCCTGAAGGATCTCCTAATTTATCTAAAACAAAATAGTATTAAATTTAATGAGAAAAATACTTTTTTTAAATAAATAATCTAAAAATATGTTTAGGATGTATTTTAAAAAATTAAAAATATATTTACAATTAGATATTTTTTTTTTCAATTATTATTTTATTTAATAGTTTCTCATTGAATCATTATCAATATTTAAATAACTATTTCTTGAAGAAGGATAAACGTCTGATGAATTTCTTGAAGAAAAATCATTGTTTGGCATATTGTCTCCTCTATATGTTGAATCTGAATTTGTGAAATAATTACTAGATGAACCTCTTCTACTTGGAGAATAAGTATCTTGACTTCTTAAATTATTTTGACTTCTTGACGAAGAATAATCTTTTGTTAAAATATTATCTTTTGAAGAAGCAGTTCTTGAGTTTCCATTTAAAGATCTACTTGGAGAAGCAGTTCTTGTGTTTCCATTCATAGAAGGAGCAGTCTTTGAGCTTCCATTTAAAGATCTACTTGGAGAAGCAGTTCTTGTGTTTTCATTTATAGAAGAAGGAGTTTTTGAGCTTCCATTTAAAGATCTATTTGGAGAAGAAGTTCTCGAGGTTCCATTCATAGAAGGAGGAGTATTTGAGTTTCCATTTAAAGATTTAGATGCAGTTCTTGAATTACTTTTTGCAGAAGGAGGAGTCTTTGAGTTTCCGTTTAAGGAACTACTTGGAGATGCAGTTCTTGAATTACCATTTGTAGAAGGAGGGGTCTTTGATTTTTTACTTGGAGATGAAGTTCTTAAGTTTCCATTCATGGAAGAAGCAGTTCTTGTGTTTCTACTGGGAGATGAAGTTCTTGAGTTTCCGTTTGTAATAGCACTTCTACCTGGACTTCTGGATTTAGTATCTTTTAATAATTTTTTTAATGATTTGACAATATTTTTAAATTCTTCATCATCAAATGAAACTTGTAAAAATTTTTGTTTATAAATAGTTACGCCATTATTATTCCAATTTGTTACAGAATTATATCTCATTGTGTTATCACCAATGTATTCTAATGACTGACCATTATTTTCATAAATTGCATTCTTGTTGTTTTTGATATTTGTGATAAATTTAGAGAATTTATCCACATCTAGATTATTGATCTCTTTGAACAATTGAATGTCTGCCATTTTTATTTAATTAGAAAAAAAAAATATTTTTTAATTTTTTTTTAATATTATTTGATTTTTTAATTTAAAAATATAAATTAAAAAAAATGAACTTTACAGAATATAAATTAAAAGAAGATAAATTTAATAAAAAATTTAATGATATTAAAAAATTAGTTACACCTGAAATTAATTTAGAAGAATTAAATATAACTGAACTAAAAGTTTCAGAAGACATAAATCATAGAAAACAATTAAAAAAAATAAAATTATTTATCCATCCTGATAAAATAAATAATAGAAATATCTCTGAAGAAGACAAGATTTTTTTATATTTATGTTTACAAAAAATTAATTCAGAGAAATTAAATTTTATAGATTCTTTAAAATTAATAAAAAAAAATAAAAATTGTTTTGATTTAATTGTTAAAACTTTAAATATAGATTATATACCAGATGATGAGATCGTTCCCGAGAAAAATTTTAAAATTGATTGGCATGAAAGTTTAAAAATCCATATTAACTTTTTTTTAAGTAATCTTGAAAGAAAATTAATTGATACTGTAAATTTTAAACTTAAAATTATTCGTGAAAATTATATCAAATTTATACAAAAGTACCAAAAGATTTTAGAAAATAAGTTATTAATTAATAAGTATAATTGTTCTATGTGTTTAAATCAATTAATTAAAAGAAATATTGAAATAGAATTGCAAGAAAAATTTCGAGGAGCTATTGGTTCTGATAAAATTTTAGATTACAATCAAATTGTAGAAGTTTATATAGAAAATGAAAGATATTCCATGGAATGTGAAGATTTCAGAAATGATTATATTTTGTATCGAGAAATTGTAAATTTAGATAATTTAGAAAAAATAATAAAAATTTTAAATATAAAAGATGTAAATTTTATATGGAATTATATTAAAAATAATTTTTTTAATATGTTCATATTTTTAAAAGACATTAAAATTTTTCATTATACTTTTAATTTTTATTCGATTTATAATAATAAAAATGATGTAGATAAAATTATTGAAAGTTTATGAAAATTAAACTACTACAACTCCGTCCCAAATGTAGGATCAAAAAAGAACAATTTTTTTTAAAGTCATATAAAAATCCATATAACTTTTTTAATATGTCAGATAAATTAATCTGAAACGGAGTATTTAAAATTTTTATAAAATTGGTTCTACAAATATACTAAATCTTGAGGATTTACCAAGATCTGACAATATTCTACATTACTTTTGTTAAGTATATCACTGAATTTTACAATATCTTCTTCTCTTAGTTCTGTTTTATTATTTTCTAAAAATTCTTCTATCACTTGAGTTGTCTTTTGTAAATATTGTAATAATTTTACCTGTAGAAATTTTCCTTCATATGTCTCATCATTGCAACCCTCATCATAGTAACCATCATCTTCTCCTTGATAAAGTAAATAAATAGATTCAGAAATCAGCAAAGAAAATTTATCTCTTTCAATAACCTTATCAATTAAAAGATGTTTTTTTTTTTCTTAAAAACCTGATATCTCTCTTATCTTTAATAATAAATGCCATAGATATATTTGAGCTCATTTTTTCTTTTCTTAAAAAAATTTTTTTAAGAAAAGAAAAAACTAAAAAGAACATATAAATATACTACAACTATTGTCATAATATTAATAAATATGTACATACCATAAATTGAGCCATATTCTTCTTTGATATTTATATTATAAGGTGATTTTAATAACCAAAGTAAAGCTTGAGATAAAATTAATGAAATAACTAAAGCTTTCCAGAATCCGCATCCACAAAAGTAAAATATAAAAAATACCAAAACAAGAAATATTATATAAATAATTAAAGAATAAAATAAATCCATTTTTAATATACAAAAAAAATATGATTTTTGAAATTATTTTAATGGTCCAAAAATATTTGTCTAGTTCAAAAAAATTAACTAATACTGCTCCGTTTCAGATTAATGACGAACCTTCATGTTCCTTCGGTAATTCATTTTTACAACACTCAATTATTCATATAAATATATTTTAATTCACGACTTTTATATATTAACTTATAAGTAAGGTTTTAATACAACAACTTATATATACTACTCCGTTTCAGATCAATTGGTAATTCATTTTTAGAAGACTCATTTATTCATATAAAAATTTTATTGTTCAGTAATTTTATGTACTACTCCGTTTCAGATCAATCGGTAATTCATTTTTACTTCACCCAATTATTCATATAAAATTATTTTAATTTACTAATTTTATATATTACTGTATAAGTATTAAATGTGTACTTATACTTATTTACTCATATAAATATTTATTTTTTGAATCACCGATTTATTTGAAACGGAGTAGTATTAATATTTAAGCTTACATTTAATACTTATACGTATTCATCCATATAAATATTTATGTGCGGCCTGGTGCACATAATGGTGGGACTGTTCCTTATTTTTTGAATCACCGATTGGTCCCTGTCCCACACTAATATGAAACGGAGTACTACTCCGTCCCAGATAATATTTTGTTGAACTATCCAATCTGTCAAAAAAGTTATATGTATATTTATATGCCTTTTTAAAAAATTGTTCTTTTTTGAGCCTACATTTGGGACGGAGTAGTAGTAATTGTAAATGAAGCGATTTTTTTTATAATTATTTTTGTTTTTTTATATTTTAATTCCGAACGGTAAGACAAATATCCGGATCAATTAATAATACAATGGTACTTCAGGTTTTTCCTCTTGACGAGTATTTAATTTTTAATATACAAAAAAAATGAAATATTTTTGAAATTATTCAATTCAAAAAATGTCTGATGATAGTGATAGTGATAATTCTATTTCTTCTGTAGAAACAGAAGAACAAATTTCTAATTATCCACATAGTACTTTATTTGAATCTAATGATAGAAATTTTAATTTTAAAAATACAGATTCAATTAAAAAAATTGTTAAGAAATGTAAGCCTTATGGATGGGAAAAAGTTTTTGAAGAATCATACAGTGAATTAAAAGTTATTTCTGATAAATTAGAAACCTTAGAAAAAAAATCGGGTAGAATTGTTCCTGACAGAAATTTAATTTTTAGAGCATTTCATATATGTCCTCTTGAAAATGTTAGAGTTGTAATTATTGGTCAAGATCCTTATCAAAATCTTGATGATGAAGGTAATTCTGTAAGTCAAGGAACGTCTTTTTCAGTAAAAAAAGGCCAACCTATTCCTCCTTCTCTTAAAAATATATTTAAAGAAATCAAAAATTGTTATAAAGATTGTAAAGTTGGTGAACATGGATGTTTGGAAAAATGGTCAAAAGAAGGTGTTTTGCTGTTAAATACTTGTTTAACAACAGATGTGGGGGTTAGTAATTCCCATGGAAAATATGCTTTATGGATGCCTTTTATTATTGATGTGATTGATGCAATTGCAGAAACTAATCCAAAATGCATTTATGTTCTTTGGGGAAAAGAAGCACAAAAAATAAAACCTTATTTAAAAAAAAATCCAATTATAATTGAAACAAGCCACCCTTCACCCTTTTCAGTAAATTATGGATTTGATGGTTCAAAATGTTTCAAAAAAATAAATAAACATCTCGATGCTAGGAAACTACCTGAACTCGCAAAAGGCAAAGAACATCATTGGAGTGTCTTAAAAGGTCCAATTGATTGGAGTTTAGATGATTAATAAAATATAAATAAAAAAATTTTCTCTAGCTCAAATATCAAAATAAATAAAAAAGTACTTCTCCGTCCAAGATAAAAAAGAACATTTTTTTTAAAATTCATATAAATATATATATAAATTTTTTAATGTGTCAGATAATATGTTGATGTGGGACGGAGTTGTACGCCAACATTTTAATGAAATATATTTCTCTAAACAAACCTTATTCTCAAAAAATATACTTCTCTAAACAAATTATATTTCTTTAAACAAACTAAAAAATTATAATGAAATATATTTCTTTAAACAAAATAAAAATTATAATGCTGCTCTAGACAAATTAGAAATTTATAATAAAAAATATTTCTCTACTAGTCCAGTTCAAATAAATTGGGTTTTGAGAAAAATTTTATTTATATGTAAATATAAGTAGACTTGTTTAAAAGACATATAAAATATTACTTAAGGATAAGCTTTTTAATTAAAAATTTATATGGTTAAAAAAGTGAAGAAAAAGATCTGGCCTGACATATTATCTGAACTGGACTAGTAGACAAATTAGAAAATTATAATGAAATATATTTCTCTAAATAAAATAAAAAACTATAATAAATATATTTCTATAGACAAAATAAAAAAATTATACGACTCGGTCCCAGATTAATTTATCCAATCTGTCAAAAAAGTTATATGTATATTTATATGACTTTTAAAAAAATTGTTCTTTTTTATTTGGGATGGAGAAGTAATAAATACATTTCATTAAATTAGAAAAATTTAATGAAATGTATTTCTCTAGAAAAACTGAAAAATTATAAGACAATATATTTTTCTAAACAAATTAGAAAAATTTAATGAAATATATTTGTCTAGACAAAATAAAAAAATTATAATAAAATATATTTCTCTAGACAAAATTAAAAATTATAATGCTGCTCTAGATAAAATGAAAAGTACGACAACATTATAATTAAATATATTTATCTAATTAAAAATAAAAAATTATAATAAAAAATAAAGATTTACGATGGAAAATCTTTTTATTAAGTTGTTTAATTATATTTAAAAAACTTATATTTACACAAGACAAGAAAAATATGTGTGTTAATTTTTCTAATATATATAAAGTTTGGATCGATTCATTTGAATTAAAAAAATATTAAAAACGTTTTTTTAATATTTTTAATATTTATTTATTTAAGAATTTCACTCATCATATCTTTTGCGAAGGGATGAAGAATCAGATTTAATTCTGTATCTTTATTAATTTCTTGAAATTTAATTTTTTCATTTGAGCTTAATAGTTTAGTTAAATAATCACAGTCATCTTCAGTAATTTCATACACAAAAAGAAAGTATTTAGATCCAGCAAACCAATAAACTCCTTTCATATTTTCGAAAATATCATCAAAAATCTTATCATATCTATCATATTCAATTTCTTCGAAAAATTCTCGAATTGCAGTCATTCCTGGTTCTTCTTCTAAATAGTCTCTTTTCCCACCTAAAAAATTTAATGATTTTTTATTATCTCTTTTTTCTTCAATCATCATAAATTTACCAGATTTTGTTTTAATACAAACACCTGCAGCACAAAAACCTTGAAAATCTTCATTTCTTGAATTATCAAAGTTTTCTACAAAATAGTTTTTTTTTGACGTTTTTTTTCTCAATTCAATAAATTTAGGATTTTTTTTGAAATCAATTTCTTTTTTCAATTCAGAATTTTTCTTTAATTCTAGATATTTAGAATTTGGTTCTGAAATTCTTAATCCAGAAATATCTAATTTATCAGAAACGTTTGTTTTCAAATCCATAATTCTTAATCCAGAAATATCTAATTTATCAGAAAAATATAGGTTGTAGTTACAATCCGTAATTTTTAATCCAGAAATATCTAATTCAGAAACTTCTAATTTATCAGAAACTTCTTTTTCAGTCTCGGAAGAATTGCTTTGATTTTTTAAATCAATTAATTTTTTTCTTTCATGAACAATAAAAGTCGTTATAATAGAACCTAAAAATAAAGTTGAACTTAATATTTTACTTGTCATTTTTCTTTCTTAAAAATTAAAAAAAAAATTCAATTTTTCAGATAAAATACAATATGAAAAATATACTACTTCTTCCCAGATAATATGTCAAGCCAATCTGTCAAAAAAGTTAAAACCACCAACTGACTGTAAAAAAAACATTTTTTTGAGTCTACATTTCGGACTGAGAAGTAAGTCATTTTAAATAAATTAATACTTCTCCGTCCCAAATAAATTTATCCAACTTGAAACAGTTATATGTATATTTATATGACTTTTAAAAAAATTCTTCTTTTTTATTTGGGACGGAGAAGTACTCAAGTTTATATATTTGAAATAATTCAAAAGCGAATATTTAATGTAATAATATAAATTTTTTATTTATTTAAATATTTATTTTTTTTCACAATAAATCAAAATAGATAATAAAATTAAAATTGAAATTTTAGATTAATAACAACTTCACTAAATTTAATTGAAGGTTGAACATCATGTTCTTTATAATAATGAAATATTCCTCCAAGAAAATAAAAAATATTTTTTTCATGTTTAAATATAAACATTGATCCTATACTTTCAAGTTCCTGATTACAAATTCTATACCTTGAATCCCCCCTTTTATTTTTATTTTTTCCTAATTTTTCATCTTGTATTTTATCTTCAATATTTTTAAGTTTTTTATAAAATTTGCGTTAAATTTTACTAGTCCAGTTCAAATAAATTGGGCCAGATCTTTTTCTTCACTTTTTTAACCATATAAATTTTTAATTAAAAAGCTTATCCTTAAGTAATATTTTATATTTATTTTAAACGCGTCTATTTATATTTACATATAAATAAATTTTTTCTCAAAACCCAATTTATCTGAACTGGACTAGTAATTTTTTAGGATAAGGAAATTTTTTTTTACTATTTCAAAATAATTTCCGATATTTACATAGTCTTCATTCATTTCTTTAGCTATACTTTCCCAATATCCTTCAATGTAACCAGAAGACATTTTAGTTAAAGGATAAAAATTTATCACTTCCGAGTTTAAATAATAGAAAAGAATTGTTTATCAGTATTTTTTAATTTTTTTAATTTTAATTCTTATACTAGTTCAGTTCAAATAAATTGGGCCAGATCTTTTTCTTCACTTTTTTAACAATATAAATTTTTAATTAAAACCCTTATCCTTATTTTATATGTCTTTTAAACACTTTTACTTATATTTATATATAAATAAATTTTTTCTCAAAACCCAATTTTATAGGAATCCTAAAGGATTCTCCTGAACTGGACTAGTACTCCGTTTCAGATCAATGACGAGCCAAGAAAATGGAGCCATTGTTCTGAAACGGAGTAATAGTATTTTTTATCATTTTTTTCGGTAATAAAAGTCACAATTTCTAAATTCGGTATTTCAAAAAGTGATTATTTATGTACGGCTCGGTGCACAAGGGAACAGTCCCACGAATATGGTTCATTTTTTTGAATTACAGAGAACCTTCAGGTTGTCCTGATTTATCTGAAACGGATTATTATGAAATTTTAATTAAAATATTTCATTTAGTCAAGAATTTTTTAAAACTTAATAATATTTGGAAGAAATATTTTTTAATGAAAATACAAAAAATATTTTTTATTGTTAATTAAAAAATGACAGAATTTGAAATTACAAAAGACGAAACGGATCTTCTAAATTCGCTTGAAATTAATTTAGATGCAGAAAAATTTACAATTGGTGATGATGTTTCTGAATTTCTTACTAAAAAAGATGATATTATATTTTTAAGAATAAGTACTTTATCTCTAGGAAATTCTTTTTTACATAATTTTTTAAAGATGACTAGTAAAAGATACAATCAAGATTTGGATTATGAGAAAAGATTAAAAATGGCAAAAAATTTAAGAAAAGAGTTATTGTCATTTATAAAAGATAATTATGAAGAAGAAAAATTTAAAAAATATAAAAAAATGATGGATAAAAAAGGGGGTTTGGAATATATTAATGAGGCTTTTAATTCAAAGAAAGAATTAGATTATAAATTATATTCTTTCATGGCTTATTTATTTGATGTAAAATTTGAAATTTATAGATTAAAAGAAAAAGAACTAGAATTGATTAAAAGTTATAATACTTCTGGGAAATTTAGTCTACGTTTTCTTAAAAATAATAAAACATTATATGAACCTATTGCTGGAATGCATGAAAATAGAAAGGAGTTATTTTTTAATTTTAAAAATGTTTAGGAAAAAATAAATTGAAAATAAAAAATATATTGAATAATATTGATTTAAATAATTAATACATATATTTTTAATATTTTTGAAAATTACAAATTTCTAATTTTTTTCTTCATATATTTTATATGATAATTTATATGAAGAAAATATTTTTGAAAATTTGTTGAATACTTAATCAGAAACGGAATTTTTAATGATTTTTTACACTTAAGTATTCACTTAGTTTTTTTCAATTTTTTCCAAACTTTTTAATTTTTAAATTTTTCAATTTGTATATTAAAAATATCTTTTGAGTTTGAGAACATATAAAATATACTTAAAAAAATTAATACGACTCCGTCACAAATAAAAAGTAGGCGGCTATCCAACTTTTTAAAAAGCCCTATTAAAATGCATATAACTTTTTCAAGTTGGATAAATTTATCTGGGACGGAGTAGTAAATTTTTATTTGAATAAAAAATGATTATTTATCTTTTATCAATCCTTTAAATTTTTTATATTTTTTTATAAAATCTTTACTATTTAATTCATTTTTATTTATTGAAAATTGCTTATATATAAATGGAGCTATATCATGAGATGTACACAAAAATATTTCTTTTTTTGAATCTAATTTTTCTTTAATAAATTCCATAAAAACATCTTTGTATAACCCAGTTTCTGTTAGATAATTTAAAAAATAGTCTATTTCATCATCTGTAAAATGATAATTTGTAAAATAATATTCAGGGTATCTAATAGAAATATATGATAAACATTCTGAAAATTCTAAAAGATCTTTAATAAAAATTTTAAGTCTAAAAAAAAGATCTTCATTATCTCTTAAATTTGGATTCATTTTTTTAATATAATTTTTTAATTTTTTTTCAATTTTTTTCAATTATTATTTTGAAGATATATATAATTCTGTTCTAGAAAAATTAAAAAAGTAAAAAAATATTTAAATAATATAAATGTCGTAATATATTTTTTTACAATTAAAATTGTACTACTTCTCCGTCCCAGATAAAAAAGAACATTTTTTTATAAACTCATATAAAAATATATATAAATTTTTTAAGTTTGATAAATTAATCTGGGACGGAGTAGTACTTCGTTTCATATATTAGGAGTAAAGGCTGATTCATTTTTTAATCAGTTATTTATTCACTAATTTTATTTATTATTATTTATTTGAAACGAATTAGTAATTTAATAAACTGATTATTTAAACTTAATTTGAATAATAATAAATATATTCTGTTATAGAAAATGCTCATTTAAATTGTAAAATATTTCAATTCTTTAGAAGAATATTTAATTCTATATAAACAAATTTTGATCAGTTTTAGATAAATATTTATTTTTTTTTAGAGATTTCTTTTTTATTTTTAATATCTGAATAAATAATTTTAAATATATATTTAACTTTACTTTTTAAATTAAAAACTTCAGAAAAATTATTTAAAATATCTTTTTTATTTTCATTGTTATCTTTTTCATAAGTTTTAAAAACATAATCTATCAATTCAGAATCTCTTATAATATCCCAAGATTCTTTCTCTTTATTATATTCAGTTTGAAAAAATTCTAATAAATTTTACCAAGATTCACCTTTTGATAAAATATGTAAAATATATAAATTTATATTGTACTTTTTATTATTAATATTCCATACAATAAAAGAATCATCTTCTAAATTAATATAATCTATTTCTGAAAAATATTTATTAATTAAATTTTTTATCATTTTAATGTTTTCAGTTCTTGAATATTTACATTTATATATAATCGTTAAATATAGATTATTATTATCAAAATTAAGATAAAGTTGCATACAATCCATTATTATAATAGTTGTTCTTCTAATAATAACTTCACTATCTTTAAATTTTTTCTCAACTACTTTATAAATATCTAATAGATATTCTTCTATAAAATTAGGTACTACTCCGTCCCAGATAAAAAAGAACATATTTTTATAAACTCATATAAAAATATATATAAATTTTTTAAGTTGGATAAATTAATCTGGGACGGAGAAGTATTTTATATTTATTTAAATATGGATTTTTAATATATTCATTTATAATATAATTATCAACTATACCATCATAATAATAATTTTAAATATTTGATTTGTCTAAAGATATAATTATTTTTATTGAATTCATAAATTGAATTCAAAAATTCAACAATATAATAAATTTTAATTTTACTACTACTCCGTCCCAGATAAATTTATCCAAGTTGAAAAAGTTATATGTATTTTTATGTGACTTTTAAAAAAGTTGGATAGCCGCCTACTTTTAATTTGGGACGGAGAAGTACAATACATTATATATATCCATTTTATATATAAAATAAAATTTAAAATATTTTTTTTAATAAATTCTAATATTCTTACTACTCCGTCCCAAATAAAAAAGAACATTTTTTTATAAACTCATATAAAAATATATATAAACTTTTTAAGTTGGATAAATTAATCTGGGACGGAGTTGTATATAAAAATTATTAAAATTTATTTTTAAGCTAACTTTTACATGAATTGAAATATTTATTTGTTTAATTTAATTTTTAGAAAGAAGATTTATTTTAAATTAACTATTAATAAGATATATTATTTCATATAAATCATAAATTAATATATTTTTCTAGAGAAATTAAAAATTTGAAATAATTAATTAAAAAAAAATATGATAGATAATGTTGAATGTAGATTTTGTGGAGATGAAGTATATAAAAAAAATCAAAACATAAATTTTACTAAATGTGGATGTACTGGTACTATTTGTGATGTTCATGATACTTGTTTATTTAATTGCTTAAAACATAAATATCAGAATAAATTTTTTTCTGAAATACAAAGTATGTATGAAAAAATATGAATTTTCAAGATATATTAAAGTTAGATTATATTTGGAAGCTCAAAAAAATATTCATGTTGAATTGAAACGCGAAAAAGTAATGTTTGAAATAAGAGAAAAATTTAACAGAGAAATAACTGATGATGACATTAATAAAAGTAAATCAAAAATTAAAAAAGATTTTATAATAACCGTTCTTTACTTTACTAGGTATTATGACATATTTAATTTCTAATTTTTTTATAAAACGGTTAATTTTATTTTTGAATACTTTTTCAATTTTCACAATTATTTTATTATCTTCTATATTAATATTCAAAACAAATTTTTCTTCTAATTTAATTACTTTTGGGAGAATTTTTGCAATTACATATGTATATAAATATGATAATTTAATTACTGTAGATCATCTAGAACTAATAAATAATATATATGATTCATTTTTTATAATATTTATTAGTTCTTTAATATTATTATTTAGTTATTTTTTATTTCTGTAAATTTTTAATATAATATTAAATTTCAAATACTTTTTGCTAGATGTTTTTGTATTTTTGAACCGATATAAAATTTTAAGTTAAAAATTATATGTAAATATAATTTTTAACTAGTTAGAATAATAATTATTTATAAAAAGTAGTAACTTCTCCGTTTCATATAGTGGACTAATCTGTGATTCGTTTTTTCAACACTCAATTATTCATATAAAAATATTTTTTTCTTAAATTTTTATATATTATTTTACAACTGTAATTTAAGAATTGTCACGTCAATTCATTAATATAAATTTTATGTGCGCCTTGGTGCACACGGGAACCAAATGGTTCCTCATTTTTTGAATTACCAATTAATCTGAAACGGAGTACTACTCCGTCCCAGATTAATTTATCCAAGTTTAAAAAGTTATATGCATTTTAATATGGGTTTATAAAAAATGTTCTTTTTTATTTGGGACGGAGAAGTAGTATATTTAGATAAATATAACTTTTTTTTTAAAGATTCATTATAAATTTTTAACATATTCTAAAAATTCATAATGTATATGTTTAAATTTAAATTCGTTTGGATCTATATATAAAATATATAATGCTCTTTCACATCTTTCTTTATTGAAAGGATATCTATTTCTATAAAAATATTTAAAACATTCAATATTTGAGTGTATGCATGCAATTTCCGTTAAATCTATACTTTTTAAATATTCATTTTGGTACAAATCATACATGTGATCAAGGTTATTTTCAAAAGATTCTTTCGACATTTTTTTTCATTTTTATTTCCATTTTTTTCATTTTTCATTTTTATTTTTTTTCATTTTTATAAACAGATATATTTCTTAAAATTTTATAGGGTTTTTAGAATTTTATAACAAAATGTATTTCTTCTAAAATTTTTATAATGTCTTTTAAATTTTTATAAAAAAATATACTACAACTCAGCCTTAAATGTAGTCTCAAAAAAAAACAATTTTTTTAAAAGTCATATAAATATACATATAACTTTTTTAATGTGTCAGATAATATGTCAATCTGGGACGGACTCGTACTACTCCGTTTCAGATCAATCGGTGATTCACTCATTTATTAATATAAAATTAGGTCGCCTACTTTAATTCAGTAATTTTATATATTAACATTTAAGTAGTTATTAAATAATTATACTAATTTATTCATATAAAAATTTTTTTTTGAATCACCGATTTATTAGAAACAGAGTATTATTTCTTTTAAATTTTTATAAAAAAATATATTTCTTCTAAATTTTTATAAGTTCTTTAGAATTTTTATAAAAAAATATATTTCTTCTAATTTGTTATAAGTTCTTTAGAATTTTTTAACAAAATATATTTCTTCTAAAATTTTTATAATATCTTTAGAATTTTTTAACAAAATATATTTCTTCTAAAATTTTTATAATATCTTTAGAATTTTTTAACAAAATATATTTCTTCTAAATTTTTACGACTCCGTCCCAGATTAATTTATCTGACACATTGAAAAAGTTATATTTATATGACTTTTAAAAAAATTGTTCTTTTTTGAGCCTACATTTGGGACGGAGAAGTATAAGGTCTTTAGAATTTTTATAACCAAATATATTTCTTCTAAATTTTTATAAGGTCTTTAGAATATTTAAAAAAAATATATTTCTTTTAATTTTTTTATAAGGTCTTTAGAATTTTTTCTAATGAAATATATTTCTGTACTACTCCGTTTCAGATAAATCGGTGTTTCAAAAAAAATAATTTTATAGGAATAAATGAGTGATCTAAAAATGAATAACCGATTATTCCCAGATTAATTTATCCAATCTGTCAAAAAAGTTATATGTATATTTATATGACTTTTAAAAAATTGTTCTTTTTTATTTGGGACGGAGAAGTAACCGATTATTCCCACGATTTGAAACGGAGAAGTAAAATTTTTATAAACACTTCTAAAATTATTTTAATTATTCTAATATAATACAACATTACTCTGTAACTTTTTTTAACTTTTTTTTAAACTTTTTAATAATATTTTTTAATTTTTTTCTAAAAGTTTTATTAACTCTTGTAATTTTTTTTACACTTATAGAAAATATATTTCTTTACAAGTAAACTTACTTTTTTAGAAACTATTTTAAAAATTTTATAACAAAATATATTTCTCCAAACTCTTTCAAATTTTTTTTAACAATAACTTACATTAATTATATCAATTTTTTCACTCACAAACTATTACTTTGTATATATCTATAAAAATACCAATAATAATCTTTTTCTATAGAATCCGACAAATATTCTAAATCTTGTATTCTAATAATTAATCCTTTTTGGTTACAAAATTTTAAACATTGATAACTTTTTTCATTACAATCAGAAATTAAATATTTAATAATTTCTCTATCCCAAGGACAATTATTTTCATAAAGATATTTTAAAATTTCTAGATTTAAACTTCGAGAAGCAATATTCACACATTCTTCGCTGAATCTAAAACCTTTTTTACAAAAAAACATGACAGTTTCAAGATTATCACTTTCACATGCTAATTTTAAAAAACTTTTATCAAATAAAAAATATCTAAAATTGTATATATCTGATATATATTCTAAAAATTCAATCCTTCCTTTTTCTGAAATTTTTTTAATATGTGCTTTGGTTAAAATTAAACTAATATTATCTTCATGTAAATCAATACAATATTTATACATTTCAAAATAATTATTATTAATAAAATAATATATCCAATCTTGATAAGTTGTAATATACACATTAAAATTTTCAATTATAAACACCAAAACTTCTATATTTTCAATATTTCTTTCTATTATTAAATATTTGTCTAAAATGTCTAATTGATTTTTATTTTTAAGATATTCTAAACATAAAATATTTTTTATTGGTCTTTTATCATCCACCTCATTATTCCATTGACAACCATTTTTTAAAGCATATTTGAAAGATTCAAGATCACCTGAAATAAGACTATCTGAAAGAATTCTTGAAGGTAAAAATAAATTATTTTCATTATAAAATTTTATAATTTTAAGATTAAAATTTTGGATATCAAAAGTAATATTTTTTTCAAACAAAAACTTTAAAATTTTATAGTTAGCATTTTTAATTTTTAAATCTTTTATTTTAATTTTTTCTTCAAGAACTTTTAAAATATTTAAATGATTATAATGACAGGCAGTTTTAAAAAAGTAAATATAATCTTTTTGATCAAAAACAAATTCTTCAAAAAAATAAATAAAACATTCAAATGAACCATATATAAAACAAGTATTTACATTTTTAATTGTATCATTATAATCTTTATTAGGAAATTTCTTTTCAGAAAACATCAAAGCATTAAAATAATTATATTTACAGCATAAATCAGATAAATTATTATTATCTATTGTAATAAAAGAAAATAAAAAATTAAACAATTCTTTTAAATGTATATCCGGATCTCTTAAAAAATCTATAGGTTTTAAATTATAAATATTTTCATAAAATAATTCTGGGAATTCGTAAACATCCCAAAATTTTATTACCTTAAATAATAAATACATATTTTTTTCATCAGGAGCACAATGAATTAATATAGTTTTTTCATCATCCTCATCTTCCTCTTCTTCTGAAAAATTCTCATAAAGTTTAGATTTTTTTAACCATTTATATTTTTCTTGTTTCAAAAAAGATAACATTTTATTTAGTTATAAAAAAATAATAAAAACTCTTTTAAATTTTTTTTAAAAGTATTGGTCGAAAGTGATCAAATAATTTTTTTGAATAAATACAAATATTTATATGTGATTTTCATTTTTAGAAGTGAGCATTATAATTTACAATAAATATTTGTAAATTATTCGAAATTATTTTTTAGACTCAATAAATATTCCTCCATTTCTTTAGTATTTGCTAGTTTTAACAAATTAGTACTCATCATTGTACCAAAACAATAAATTTTATTAATATCAAATTTATTTGTTTCGTGTAACAATTTTACAAGTTTCAAATTATCAGAGATAACTGCAAATGCCAAAATATCTAAATAACATTCAAAAACTCCATTACAATAAACGGTAATTTCATTGGTTAAATAATTACTACTCCGTTTCAAATAAATGACGAACCGAATGGTTCGCGGGAACCTAAAGGCACCATTTTCTTGGTTCCTTCGGTGATTCAAAAAATAAGGAACAGTCCCACCATTTGGTTCCCATGTGCACCAGGGCGCACATAAATATTTATATGAATATATAAGTTAATGTATTAAATCCTTACTTATAAGTTAATATATAAAATTAGTGAATTAAAAGTAGGCGACCTAATTTTATATGAATAATTGAGTTAAGTAAAAATGAATTACCGAAGGAACCAAGAAAATGGTGCCTTTAAGTTCCCGCGAACCGGATGGTTCGTCATTGATCTGAAACGGAGTAGTACTTTTTAAAATTTCTTCCATATTTGGATTTATATTTAATAATAAATGTTCAGCTAAAGAAAAAAATTTAAAAGATTCGAGTAATTTTTCTTCATTTCTAGATGGTTCAAATGACCAATGCGTGTAATTTAAATCTCCATTTCTAACATAAATGACATATTCAGTAGTTTCAAGAATTTTCTCTAAAGTGTAGTTCATTTTTTAATTTTATTTTTTTTCATTTTTATTCTAAAATATTTAATCGTATAAATTATTTAAAAAATATTTTTAAAATTACTACTCCGTTAAAAATGTAGGCTCATTTCTTTTTAACATCACTTAAATATACTATACATATAAGAAAAAAGAATTGAGTCGTACTTTTTGGAAATTTATGTTCTAAAAATACATTTGTCTATAAATTTTTATAAACTCGTACTTCTCCGTCCCAAATTAAAAGTAGGCGCCTATCCAACTTTTTTAAAAGGCACATAAAAATACATATAACTTTTTCAAGTTGGATAGTTCAACAAAATATTATCTGGGACGGAGTCGTATAATTATTTAAAATGAAAATATTTTCCAAGAATAATTCTACTACTCTGTCACAAATAATAATAATAATATGTCAATGCATTTTTTAATATCAGTTAGATACACATATAGAAAAAAAAAGAATTGAACTGACATATTATCTTGGACAGAGAAGTATTTTTTTAAGCAAAGATTTGATTTATAAATATTTATAAGAATAGTGTTAACTTTAAAAATTATATACTACTACGTTTCAAATAAATCGGTGATTCGTTTTTTCATCACTCAATTATTCATATAAAAATATTTTGTTCTTAAATTTTTATATATTATTTTACAAGTGTAATTTAATAATTGTACTTATTCATTAATATAAATTTTCATTTTTTGAATTACCAATTGATCTGAAACGGAGTAGTATATTAATCCGTTTCAAATCAATTGGTAATTCGTTTTTTATTCACATAATTTTTAATTTTTTTTTTAGTTCACTAATTTTTTTTAAGAATAATTTTTTTCATTATTTATTTTGATAATATAAAATGGAAGATTATGAAACAGTTATTTTTTATATTATATTATTTATATTATTTTTAGTTTTTGTATATTTTCTTTTTAATAGTAATTTCAAAAATTTAGATTTTTCACTTTTAGAAAAAAATAAAGATCCTTACGATTTGGATTTCGATCTGGAAAAATATCAAAATTGTAATATAAACAAAGAACAAATTGAAAAAATAAATAAAAGTATAAACAGAAATAAAAAACAAAAATTTAATCCTAACAGAAATTTTAAATCTATACCTGAGAGATTAACATGTAAGGTGTTTGAAGAATATTTAGGCAGGGAAGTTCTTGTTAACTACAAACCAGATGATCTTAAAAATCCAGAAACAGGATCTAGTCTGGAATGGGATTTATATGATAAAGAATCTGGTATAATTATTGAATATAATGGAGAACAACATTATGTTTATCCTTGTGGATATAATCAAACTGAAGAACATTTTTATAATCAAGTTTATAGAGATGAACTTAAAAAAAAATTAACTGCAAAGAAAAATTTAACTCTTATAATCATTCCTTTTACTGTTGATATATGCAAAATAAATGAAAAAAGTAAAAAAGGGTATACAAAAATTAAAAAACCAACTGAAGAATATAGAGAAATGAAAATAAAAGAATACCTTTATCCTATATTAGATGAACATTTTAGAAAATTAAAAGGTTGTGAATGTGTATAAGTATATCTCTCAAAAATAACTTTTTAATTGAGAATAAGTTAGTAATTAAATTCTTAACTAAAATTAAACTCAAAATATTTTTTGAGTTAAGATAAGTGAAGACGGAAAGTTCTTATTGTAATTTTGATTTTTTATTTTTTAGTGAGAATAAGTTACAAATTAAATTTTTAACTTAAAACATACTCAAAATATTGTTCAGTGAGAATGAGTGAAGTCAAAATGTTCTTATTGTAATTTTGTTTTTTATAAATTTTATAAATTTCAGTGAGGATAAGTTAGAATTTTTTTTATTCACTAAAATTATACTTAAAATAATGTTCAGTGAGAATGAGTGAAGTCAAAATGTTCTTATTGTAATTTCGTTTTTTATAAATTTTATAAATTTCAGTGAGGATAAGTTAGAATTTTTTTTATTCACTAAAATTATACTTAAAATAATGTTCAGTGAGAATGAGTGAAGTCAAAATGTTCTTATTGTAATTTCGTTTTTTATAAATTTTATAAATTTCAGTGAGGATAAGTTAGAATTTTTTTTATTCACTAAAATTATACTTAAAATAATGTTCAGTGAGAATGAGTGAAGATAAAAAGTTCTTATTGTAATTTCGTTTTTATTGTATTTCTCTGGTAGCTGGTCGAAAAAATGTTGAAAAAAATATTTAGATATAAAATATTTTTTAATGTGTAATTATTTTTTTTGAATTTTTCGAAAAAAACTTGAAAAAAGTAAGTGTAAATTTAAGTGTAAAAACCCTATAAAAAATACGTTTTTGATTACTTAATCAACGAAATTTATAAAAATTATTTTTACACTTAAAAATTACACTTAAATATATTTTGATAAAATAAGTTACATTAAAAAAATTTTAATAAAATATATACTGATACACTGTCTTTTAACTAATTATAAAAAAAAGTAGGTTTCGTGGTGACACATTGGTGAGTCTATATTTTTTTTCTACTAATTAGTGGCACAAAATAAAATTCAGTTCATATAGTTAAGAGAACATAAATTTTCCTTTGGACAATAAAATTTTCAAAAAAATTCCTTAAAAATAATTATAAGGAATTTAATAAATAACTTTTCATTTAACAATTTTTTAATTTATATATAAAAATGGAATACAAAATAAAAAATATTTTAGGTCCAGATCATTTTGTATTTTTTCCAAGTTTAGGAGAAAATAAGAAAAGAATATTATTATTAGGTGAATATCATAGTGAATATATTAAAAAAAAAACTATATGAAAATAGATATTTGGATACAGAAAATTATAAAAAATAAGGAACCACAGGTTCCCGTGTGCCCCCCCCCCCCAAGGGAGCACATCAAATATTTGTTTGGATATATATATAGAAGAAGATTTAAAAGAATTAAATAAAATAAGAGATAATTTACAAGTTGAAGATGAATATCCAATTCATTAATTAGAAATAATATTACTAAAAAAGATAATTTTAGATTTCATTTGGTTGATGCTAGATTTCTTAATAATGAAGAAGGCTATGGTTCTCAATACAATCCAATTATTATGTTTGAAGAAGATATTAAAAAGACTGACATGACTTATTTAAATAATATTTTTGATAAATATGGAAAAAATATATTTAATTACCTTTCTGGATTTTATGAAAAAGAAATTATTGGTAAAAAAAATTTCAAAAAACTTTTAAAATTTGAAATGAACAATTCTGAAAATCCAGAAATGATAAATGATAAATTATAAATACGCAAAATACTTTTATAAATATTATAGAAAAAGTTATTTAATATTAATAGAAAAACAAATAAAAAAAATAAAAAATTTTAATGAAGAATTTTTTTTAGATTGTTTGTACAAATCATATTTAAAAAATTCAGAAGATATAAAAAAAGATAAGAGTTCTCATATTTTATTAGTTATAAGTAATTGTATTAATATGGATATTTATTTTTTACTTAGATTTTTAAAAACACATGATTCAAATGACAAAGATATCTGTAATAAGAATTCTTTATATTCTATATTTTATGGTGGTTCAACACATTCAAAATTGTATGAATTATTTTTTAAAATGTATTATAAAGTAGAACCTTTAATAAATATAAATAATCAAAATAAAGGTTTTATAGATTTGGAAAATACTTTTGATTTTTTTGAAAATTATTAGATTCTTTGAAATATTATGTTAATATTAAAAAAGTACTACTCCGTTTCAAATCAATCGGTGATTCATTTTTATTTCAGTTATTTATTCATATAAAATTATTTTAATTCACTAATTTTGTATATTAATGTTTAAGTATTCATTTAATATTTATACTTATTAATACGTATAAATATTTATGTGCGCCCTGGTGCACACGGGAACCAAATGGTTCTTTATTTTTTGAATCACCGATTTATCTGAAACGGAGTAGTAATATATTTAATTAAGAAAAATTATAAATTCCTCCTACATTTCATATAAAATGAGACATTAGGTCAACTTATAGAATTAATTTGGGTCGATATTTCATTAAAAAATTTATAAGAGTTTATTAAAAATTATGCAAAAATATTTTTTTTTAAAATTCTAAGAGTTTATTAAAAATTATGCAAAAATATTTTTTTTTAAAATTCTAAGAGTTTATTAAAAATTAGAATTTTCTATAAAAACATATTTAATTAAAAAAAATTAGAAGATTCTATAAAAATATATATTATTCAAATATATATTATATCTTTATATTACACAAAACATTCCTTTCTTATTTTATCAATAATTATTAATTGTTCTGAATTAAGTTGATGAAATACAGTAATAGTTTTTTCAAAATTTTCTTTATCATTTTTCATCACTCGAATTTAAAAACAAAAGCTTGATAATTGAGATCTAATTCTGCTTTTTCAAGACTTGAATTTGTTTCACCACTTGCTTCGCATTTTGATAATTGACTTATATATGAAATGTATGAAGGTTTGTTTCCTATTTAAAATTTTAAATAAAAAATTAAACTACAAAACTTGACATATTATTTGACAAGCAAAAAAGAAAGGTTCTTTTGGACTGGTTTGGAAAAATATTTATTAATCAAAACTATTTTCTTTTATAATTTTTTTAATATCTTTGTAATTTTCATGATTTTTATTAACTGTAATAAAATCAAATTCTAAATATTTTGTTAGATATATTAATTGAATTATTTCAAATATTTTACAATCTATATTTAAATTTCTAAAAAAACAATATTTAATAATATTTTCTGTTAAAAATAATTCTATTTCTAAGATTTCATTTTCTTCAACAATTTCTTTTTTAAGATTAAATAATATATATTCTATATATGTTGTAATAGGATATAGAACTAATTCTTTTTTCATAATATCTAAACTTTTTATTTTTTTACTAGAGTTATTTGATATGATATTAAAAATATCAAGATATTCATTAAGTTCATATGTATCATCATTAGAAAAAAATATAATACTAGAAATTAATGAATCTAAATCACATTCAAAAGAAATTATTTTTTTATAATTTAATTTAGAAGAATTTTTCTGTTCTAAAAAAGTAAAATCTTTATAATTTAAAATAATATCATCCAAATATTTTGTTTCCAATAAAGAATTATCTCTGTATGAAATTTTTTTTTGTATAATTTGATTAAAAAAATTCATTTCATTAAAAGTATTTTTCTCTTGGGGGTCATTTAATAATTTTATAAGTTCTTTAGCAGTTAATCTATCTAATGAATTTATTCTTAGCATATTTTTTAATAATAATTTAATCCATCCATCAAAATTAACTTTATATTCAATAAGTTTATTTGTATATTTTTCATTTTCGTAAATTTCATCATTTATAACATATTTTTTTTTCTTAAGATCATCATTAAAATAATAATGACAAAAAATTCTACCAAGACTAAATATGTCTGAAGCATAACTTTTTCTGTTAGTTTCAAAATTCATTTGTCTTTCATTTAGTATAAATATACCAATCTCAATATCATAAGAATCAGGAGCTTTGAAATATTCAGGAGCATAATATTCTATTATATTTTTTCTAGAAGGTTTAACACCTAGAAAATCTGAAATTCCAAAATCAATAATTTTAACTTTATTATTATAAGAAATCATAATATTTTGTCCTTTTAAATCATTATGAATTATACCATTATTATGCATTTTATCAATGCATTTTAAAAGTTTTTTAAAAGTTGTTTTAATTAAATTATCTTTTTCTTCATCATTAAAATAATTTAATAGTGTAAAATAATCATGTAGGGTAATTTTTAAAAGTTCTGATACAAGATAAATACATTCATCTTTAAAATATATGCCATAAAGATCTAAAGATATATTTTTACCATTTAAAAATTTTAAAAAATATATTTCTTTAATAGCATCTTCATCTTTACAAAATTTAAATTTTTTTATAGAGACTTTTTTATCATTTTGTATAAATTTAGCTAAAAATACTTCTCCGTAAGTCCCAGAACCTAATGTCCTGATAATTTCAAAATCTTCTTCTAAATACATCCTAAATTTTTTTTTGTAAGGTTTTTGTTTTATATTTATGATTTTTTTAATAATTTTTATTTTTATTTCTTCATTTTCTGAAAGTTCAAAATCATCAATATCAAATATAGATGGATTTTTTTCAAGAATTAGATTACATATTTTTTCATTGTTTCTATGTAATGCCCAAGAAAATGCACTTAAAAAATTTTTTCCAATATAATCTAAATTAATATTTGTCTTCAAAATTAAGTATTCAGCCAATTTAAAATTTGAATATCTTAAAGCTGCTAAAAGAATATTATCTTGATTGACTTTACTTATGTAATTAATTAATTTAGGATTAAAATTAAGCATATCTTCTAAGATACTTTCAAAATTTTCATGAATATTACAAATCAACAGAAAATCATTATAGCCAATATCTGAAATATAATCAAAATTATAAATACCTCTTTTGATTCTTTCAATTTCTTCTTCTTCTGACATTTTAAAATATAATAAAAAATATTTAATTATAAATATTTTTTTTTTTTACTAGCCAAGTTTAAGATAGTTCTATTTAGATTTTTTTTAATAGAGAAAATAAGAATTATTAAATAAAAATTATTCAAAATACTTATCTTAAAAAATATTTTAATATTCTATTATACAATGAATTTTCATCAATTCTACGAGTCCGTCTCAGATTAATTTATCCAAGCTTAAACAGTTGTATCCCTTTTAATTTTTATAATAAGTATTTATAAAAATTTAGTAAAAATACAATATTTTATCTAAAGAAATATTTTATCTAAAGAAATATTTTATCTAAAGAAATATTTTATCTAAAGAAATATTTTAATATTCTATTATACAATGAATCTTCATTAATTCTATCGATTTCATTATTGATTTCATTATTGATTTCATTATTGATTTCGCATTGCCTTCAAATCATTTATAGCTTTTTGCTGCAAATTTATTAATTCTCTTGACATTTATTAATTTCATTTTTTTATTAATTTCATTTTTTTATTAATTTCATTTTTTTTAATAAATTTTTTTATTAATTTCATTTTTTTAATTTCAGCCCTCAAAAAGATATAATTTATCTTTTGTTCTCGTATAATCGACATATCTTAACTGATTTTTTTCTCTCGTTCTAATTTCCATCTTGTTTAATTTGTAATTAAATTTATTTTGAATTTTTTTGAAATCGTTTTCATCAGAAAAAACATTATCATAAGTCGATCCTTGAGATTTATGTGCAGTTAAAGCATAAGCATAATACATATCTTTATCAATAATTTTAAATTTATCTGAAAACATTTCTGAATCTCCAATTACTTTGTTATCATCCAACCTATTTTCTATTAAATTTGGAAAATCTGTGTTAATTTTTTCTGTTAATTTATTATTGAGAATTTTTTTTTGATCAGAATCAAAAATATCATAAATCTTTGTAAATAATAAAGGATATAATTCTTTAAATTCTGTTTCAGAATAAATATTATCTTCGTAATTATATAAATCTTCTATAAATAAAATTTGATTTTTTAATTCGCAATATTTAGCATAATCTTTACTTGTACTGTGTTTTGAATTTACTTTATCAGCTCTTTCAACAAGTTCTGATAAAATTTCATAATTTTTATTCGGATCAATGAAGAAAACACTAACAACTTTTCTATCTGATCTTAATTTTACTGTATGCCCTGATAATCCAGAATATTCTAAAATAGTTTTATTATTGACATATTTAACATCTTCAATTTCATAATCTCTACCATTTTCTATGATTAATTCGGGAAATCCAATATTAGCATATCCCATAAGTATCTCTTTTTTATTAAATTTTTCATCAGAAAATCCTAAAATTCTTCTAACTTCTGTATTATGCTCTCTAACTGCTTGATTTGTATAACATATAATCTTGGTTGATTTAAGATTTTTAAGATTTTTAAAAGTTTCATAAATATTATCGTGAGAAACTTTATATTCGTAATCAAAATGTTTACAACCACTTTCATGCGAAAAAGTAATTTCTTCTTCTAAATTATCTCTAACAAAACAAGCTAACTTAATAATTGGTGAATCAGCTTTTTGTCTAACTATTTCGGTTAAATTCACATTTGGAATTTCAGAATCAAAAATAAAAGAATTAGCTTTTCTAATATATTCTCCTTCATCAGAATATTTTGAAGAAGGACATGGAATTTGATTTGAGTCTCCGATAATTAAAAGTTTTTTATTAGATTTATTTACATAATTAATAATGTATTTTAAATCTTGATCAGAAACCATTGAAACTTCATCTAGAATAAAAAGAGTAAAAGCATTAAATTTTTTTGCACTTGGATCACTGTAATGTTTAGTCCCAATATAACTATGCTCTTTCATTTTTCCAAGAATTGATGCAACAGTAAAAGCTTTAATAGTTTTAAATTTACCTTTGTTTAAAATAGTTTCAATAACATGTTTAGCTTTATGTGTAGGTGCAATAGCGCAGAGTTCTAATCCTTTTTCTGAAAAATGATCAGAAATATATCTAGTTAAAGTTGTCTTTCCAGTACCAGCAGATCCAGTTAAAAGAATAACATTGTCGGTTTTGAAAAAATTAGAAATAATATAAAAAGCTTTTTCTTGGCTTTCTGTTAAGGTAATAGACATTTTGTTTAAAATTAATTAAAAAAATAAAATCAAATTTTTTATGGAAAGAATGATAGGTACTAGTCTAGTTCAAATGTCCTACTTCTGCGTCCCAGATAATATTTTGTTGAACTACTCAATTTTTTTTTTCTAGATTTATATTTAACTGATGTAAAATAGAAATTAGAAAAATATATTCTTTTATAAAAATTTAAAAAAATATATTCTTTTATAAAAATATATTTTGTTATAAAAATTTTAGAAGAAATATATTCTCTTATAAAAATGTAATGAAATATATTCTATTATAAAAAATCTAAATAAATATATTGTGTTATAAAAAATCTAAGGAAATATTTTCTTTTATAAAAGTCTAAAGAAATATATTATGTTATAAAAAATTAGAATAAATATATTATGTTATAGAAATTTTAGAAGAAATATATTATCTTATAAAAATATAAAGAAAAATATATTTGTTTATAAAAAATTAGAAAAATTAAAAATTTTTTAATAAAAATCTAAAGAAATATATTCTGTTATTAAAAAAATTTTAAATTTTTTTATTTACTCCAAACATTCCAATAATTTATTAATTAGTTCTTCTCTATCAAATAGAAATATATTTATAGAAGTTTTAAATTCTTTTATTATTCCATATTCTTTTAAAAATCTTTCAAATTTACTTCCCATCCCACCACATAATAACAAAATTTTCACTAAAATCATTAAACTATCTTGATCATTCTTTGTTCCAGGATGCAATTTTTCTTTGCCTGTAGTTAATTTTTCGAAATCAATCAAAATAACTTCATTACCATCATACATTAAATTATTTGGATGTAAATCATTATGGAATATTAATTCTTCATTCATTTTTTTAACTAAAAAAAACAAATGACATAATGCTCTAATTAAAGGATAGAGTTTTTTACTTGATATTTTCTGAATTTTATATTTTATAAAATTATTAAAATATATTAAACTGGGATAATTATCTTCATGATGTAAATTATCTTCAATAAAATTGTGTATAGTGATACCAGAAATATAATTCATTTTAAGCTGATATAAATCTGTGTCAAGACTTTTGACAAATTCTTCATGATTAATATCTTTCAATTCTTTAGATGTAAAATTGCCAAATTGTTCATTTAGATATTTTTTATCTTCTTCATAATATTGATTTTTTTCAAAATTTCTAAAAACTTTTAATCTTTTAAAAATATTAATTGATGCAATTATAATTTGTTCTTTATAAACTGCTGGAACTTTTAATAATGTAATTTCATAAGAATTAATATATTCTGGAAGAATTTTTATATTTTTCAGTTCTCCTGTTAGATCGTTTATAAATCCTACCTTACTCACGAAATTATAATCTAATGTCTCTAAAGCGGGATAAAACACAATCCCTGTAGAACCTTTACCTATAAGAGGGGGAATCCATTTAAGACAAAATTTTTCTGTTTTATTTAAATTTTTTTTTATTAAAGAAATTTCATTTAAAGTATTTTCATATAACTCTTCTGGAACAAAATTATCAAATTTATTCTCATTTGATATTTCTAAGTAATAAATACATATTTTATCAGAGTATTCTAATTTATTTTCGCTATAAAATTTTTTTGCAACAAAATATCTTCCCTGATTTATATTAGTAAAAGGTTTGTTTAATATTTCTTTAATATCTTTTTTTGAGAACTGAAAAATATCTTCTAAACTATACATTTTTATTATTTAGGATAATAAATTATTTTCATTTTTTTTAATAAAATTATTAAAAAATTAATATGTTAAAATATTTCATTAAAAAATTTAGAAAAAAATATTTAATTTAATCCAAACACTCCAATAATTTTTCAATTAATTCTTTTCCATCAAATAAAAATATATTTTTATTAATCCTATATTCTTTTATTATTTTGTTGTCTTTTAAAAAATTTTCAAATTTATTTCCCATTCCTCCACATAACAACAGAATCTTCATTAAAATTATTAAGCTATCTTGATCATTTTTATTGCCAGGATATAATTTTTTCCTACCTGTAGTTAATCTTTCAAAATCTATCAAAATAATTTCATTACCATCATACATTAAATTATTGGGATGTAAATCATTATGAAAGATTAATTCTTTATTCATTTTTTTAACTAAAAGAAATAAATTACATAAAGCTTTAATTAAAGGAAAAAGTTTTTTACTTGATATTTTTTGAATTTTATAAACTTTATCTCTATCAAGACATATTACGTCAGGAAATTCTTCTTTATGCTGATTATTTAAAATAAAATTATGCACAGTAATACCAGAAATATAATTTATTTTAAGTTGATATAAATTTGTATCAAGACTTGCAACAAATTCTTCATCATTTATATCTTTTAATTCTTCATCCGTAAAATTACCAAATATTATATTTAAATATTTTTTATATTCTTCATAATATTCATTTTTTTCAAAATTTTTAATTTTTTTTAATCGATCCGAAAATGGACTTTTTATAATTGATAAGATTTGCTCTTTATAAACTTCAGGTACTTTTGATAATCTAATTTCATAAGAATTAATATATTCTGGGAGAATTTTAATATTTTTAAATTCTTCTGTTAAATCATTTATAAATCCTACCTTACTCACAAAATTATAATCTAATGTCCCTAAAGCTGGTGAAAACACAATTGCACTAGTACCTTCACCAATAGAAGGAGAAATATATTGTAAACAAATTTTTTCTATTTTATTTAAGCCTTCTTTTAATAAAGATATTTCTTTTAAAGGGTCTTTTAATAGTTTTTCAGGAAAATAATTTTTATCTTTATTATTTTCTATTTCAAAATAATAAATAAGTATTTTATCTGAATATTCTAATTTATTTTCAGTATAGAATTTTTTTGCAAGTAAGTATCTCCCCTGATTTATATTTTTGAACCTTTCATTTGATATTTCTTTTATATCTTGTTTGGATAATTGAAAAATATCTTCTAAAGTATACATTTATTATTATCTAAAAATAAATTATTATTTTCATTTTTTTATTTCCCAAAATAAAAAAATATCTAAAGAGTTTATAAAGAAAAATATTCAATTATAGAAATTCTAAAGAAATATTTTATGTTATAAAATATTTAAAAAAAAATTATAACATAAAATTTAGAAAAATATATATTTTTCTAAATTTTAGAGAAATATATTTTGTTATAAAAACTAGAAAAATATATTTTTTTATAAAAATCTAATGAACGTGTTATAAAAAATTAGAAAAAAATATTCTGTTATAAAAATCTAATGAACGTGTTATAAAAAATTAGAAAAATATATTCTGTTATAAAAATCTAATGAACGTGTTATAAAAAATTAGAAAAATATATTCTGTTATAAAAATCTAATGAACGTGTTATAAAAAATTAGAAAAATATATTCTGTTATAAAAATTAGAAAAATATATTTTGTTATAAAATTTACCGTGTGGTGCAAATTATAAGCATCATAAGTATTATTTGTATAATATTTTATAACTAGATTTTTATTTTTCAAAAAAAGCAATTTATTTTAAGTTTTATTAAAAGAACTCAACTGTTCCCGTGTGCACCCAACATTAAGATTTTAAAAAAAAAATTGCTGCTTATAATTGGGAATGTTTTTTTGCATCAAAATATAAAATTATTTTTTGAAAACCTGACACAGACTATATGAACTTATATGAACTGTACTACTATTATGTTATAAAAATTCTAAAGAAATACATGCTGTTATAAAAAATTAGAAAAATATATTCTATCATAAGAATTTAGAAAAACATATTGTGTTATAAAAATTCTAAATTAACATATTATAAAAATATAGTAAAATATATTCTGTTATAAAAATCTAATTAAATATTCTATTATAAAATTCTAAAAAATATACTGTGTTATAAAAATTAGAAAAATTCATCTGAAATATTTTTTAATGTATGTTCTTTAATAAAATTTGTATAAAGTTCATTAAGTTTTATATCATTTATAAATTTCATAATATAATCTTTAGAATATTGTCCATATTTTTTATTATAATTATCATCAAGATAGAAAACTATTTTTTCTATTGTGACTTTACGAGCATTATTTTTTTCATTTATATATAATTCATAAAGATATTTAAATATCATTTTTCGATTATAAATATTAAATTTTTCAGTTCATTAAATATATATTTATTAATTTTATAGTATCATTTTTATCATTTAGTTAAAATAATTATTATATCTTTACTTTTTGATAATGTAATAAATAACTAAAGAAAAGCAAAATACAGAAATATAATAAGTACTACCTATAATAAATAAAATAAGATTTATATAATCAACACTTAATAAAGTAAATAATTCAATAAACCGAACACTTTTTAATGTAATAAAATTTACAAAATTACATAAATAAATTCTATCAATACAATTAATAAAAAAGAAGTATATAGGTAATGTATTTGTAAACCAATTATTAAAATATAAAAATAAACATATAATAATTGATATTATAATTATGTCATAAATTAATTTATGTTTTTTATGTTTTTTAACAAATCTTTTTGCCATTTCTATATCTTGTTCTGTTATTTCATTGTTTAAATAATCTCTTCTAATAATATTAGGATTTATATTATTTGATAATTTATTTAAAACCTTTAATTGATTTGATAATTTAAATTCAGAATTACAAATACCACATTTAGTAAATTTTTGATTATAAAATGAACGTTGAGGATTACCATCAATCAATCTATATTCTTTAGTTTGTTTTAAACTAAAAGTATATAAGCATTTATCATGTACATGTCCAATACTTCCCATACAATTACATGTTGTACAATTAATATTTTCTGATTTAATAATATCTTCTAAACATATATAACAAGTATTCATTTTAATAATTATTAAAATAATATTTCAATTAATCAAATTTAGTTTTGAAAAAAAATATTTTTACAATAAAATTTTAAAAAAATATATTGTCTTATAAAAATTTAGAAAAATATATTGTGTTATAAAAATTAAAAAAGTATATTATTTTATAGAAATTTAGAAAAATATATTGTGTTATAAAAATTAAAAAAGTACTACTCCATTGCAAATAATATGTCAAGCAAATCAAAAATGTGCGCCTCGGTGCACACGGGAACAGTTGAGTTCCTAAATATTAAGTGATAAATATTGCTTGATGTGCCCCTCGGTGCACACGGGAACAGTCCCACCAATATGAGGTTTTTAAAAAAAATATTTAATGTGCCCCTTGGGTGCACACGGGAACAGTTGAGTTCCTTAATTTTTAGAAAAAAAGTAAATATAAACTAATAATGTGCGCTTCGGTGCACACGGGAACCAGATGGTTCCTTTATTTTTTTAATATAAAATAACTCAATGCTCAATTGATCTGCAATGGAGTAGTATATTATTTTATAGAAATTTAGAAAAATATATTGTGTTATAAAAATTAAAAAAATTTTATAGAAATTCTAAATAAATATATTTTTTTATAAAAATATTTCATTAAAGAATTTGTGATACTTTTACAGATCTTTAAATTTCACCGGAATATACACATCTGTAGAAGACATTTTGCCATTTGTTAATGTATAAAAATAGCTCCATTCAGACATAAAAAACCCTTCATTCCATAATTTTTGTATTTTTTCTACAATATGTTTTTTACTTTTAACATTTTCAAATAATATTTTTGATTTACCATTTTGATTTGTAACTTTTATATTTTTATTAGAATAATTAACAACCCCTTCAATGTTTAAATATTCTATTTGTTTTCTTTCATCATTTTCGTTTTTATCTTTAAAATTTGAAATAATAATGTCAGTCATTTCTGGAGAGGCAGTTGGAAATTTTATTTGTAATAAATCATTATACTTCAAAATTTCTATTTGTTGCATTAAACTTTTAAGATATTTATTTGAAATTAAATAATTAAAATATATATTTTTGAACATTTGAAGATCTTTAGAATCTATAAAGATTGTGATCATAGGTAATTTACCAAGCATAACTCTTTCCTCAGCTTCTTTTAACCATTTTAAATCTTTTTTATAAATATACATTATATTTTTAGGTAAATTTTCATGTAAATATTTTTTTATTTTAAAAGAATCTAAAATTTCTAACATATAAATACTTATGTTTTCAATACATACAATATCTTCTTTATATAAATCTAAATAAATACCTTCTAATTTTTCTTCTAAATTTTTTTTATTTTTTAAGTTACAAATCCAAATATTATTATTTCTAATAATTTCATCTTTAGTAATTATATTTTTATTTTCAGCAATGGCTAAAACAAGATAAGTTAATGAATTTGTAGAAAATATACAACTTGTTAAAGGATATGATAGTTTTTGAACTAAATTTTCAATTCTACTTTTTTTTACATAAAAAGGAAGATAATTTTCAGTTTTAAAAATTATTTTATATTCATGAATATTATCCGAAGGAATAATTTGAATATTTAAATTTACACCAAATATTTCAAATAAAATTTTTAAACACAATTCTTTAAATTCTTCAGTAAATTCATTAAAATTAGGTATAGTTTTAATTAAAGTAAATGGAACATAAGAAAATTCTTCTAAAATTTTTTTACTAAAATCCCCAAATACTTTAACATAATCAGTATTGTAAATTTCTTCAGTTGTATAATTTGAATTAAGATTTTCTAACTCTGTAAAGTGAGTAATAAAACAAGTCATTTTAATTATTATAAAATAAATAAAAATTAAAATTTTTATAGAACAAATAAATAAAATATTTTAATTTTTTTATATAATAATATGTCAGTAAAGATGTTTTTCTTCACACAATTTATTTAAACTTAACCATTTATTATATTTGAATTAAAAAAAATTTTTTTCTGTTAATAAAAAAATATGTTAATAAAAATAAATAATAAATTTCTTAATTCTTATTTTCATTTGATTTTAGATACGAATATATATGGAAATCCTGAAAATTTTGTTGCTTCTCGATTGAAAAATATGGATGGGTTTTTTTGTTTTTATATTTTAAGTGGTTCGGGAGATGTTGTTCAAATGAACAATGATAAATTAGATATTTGTGATGTTGGCATCGAATGTGAATTTATTTATAAAGACAATAAATTAATTACACGTATAGATGCAAATAAATCATATGATATATTTGCAAATCTATTAGTTGTTTATGAAGATTCTACAAACTTAAAATTAATTCCATATCAAAAAAGAAAAAATGTAGGTACTACTCCGTTTCAGATCAATCGGTAATTCATTTTTAGATCACTCATTTATACATATAAAATTATTTTAATTCACTAATTTTATATATTACTGTATAAGTATACATTTAATACTTATGCTTATTTATTGATATAAAAATTTATTTTTTGAATCGCCAATTTATTTGAAACGGAGTAGTAATTATTTTTGTGAAATAGAATTTAATATTTTAGATAGAGAGAGTATTGGGGAAGGAAGGTCTGGAATTATTTATGGAAATCCGAGATTAATATGTAAAGGTGAATTTGATACAATTATTCCAAATGAAATAAGTAAAGTTTTTAAACATGGTGGTAATAAAGAAGCTGAAGAAAATTTTAACATTTATAATATATTTTCAGATGATTTATATAAAGCAAATAAATATATGTTTTTACCTAAAAGAATTGCAGATATTGATATTCCAGAAAATCTTAATTATGGTGATTTATCAACAAAACATGTTATTTATAATTTAGGATTAAATAGTGATTATATTAAAAAATTAAATTTACAATATGAAAATGTAAATGATTATTATTCTATTTTTTTACCATATAAAAATATTATTAAAGCTATTTTTTATTTAAACTCTAAATCATTCATGCATGGAGATTTGAAATTTGAAAATATAGCTGTTGAACAAATCGATGGAAAATATAAATTAATTGACCTTGGATTATTTATAATTAAAAAAGAAGATTTTAAAGATCAATATATGGAATTTAGAATGCCCGTTGGTAGTGTTTTTCGAATATTTAATTTACATAATAGAGAAGTATTATTTAAAAACAGAGAAATATTAAGAACGAAAAAATTATTTAAAAGTGTTGAAACTGAAATGAATAGTTTGAAAATATTTTTAGAAGAAATTAAAATTATTGATGAAAAATTTAAAGATAAAATTTTAAGTGTAATCGATTTTAATATAGAAAATAATGAAAAATATAAAGAATACACTATCTCTGATATAGCATTAAAAATTGATATTTTTAATTTTTGTATATTTGTTTTGATATTATCTTTAAATAAATTAACAAAAAATTCTAAAATTATTAAGAAAATGAAAGTATTTATAAATTTTTGTATAAATCCTGAAGAAATTTTAACAAAAAATAATGTTTTAACAAAATATGATGAATTTTTAAATAATATAAAAAACTAAAAAAATCATTATAAGAAAAATTAAAAAGATTTATAGAAGTGCTCCTACACTTTATTAAAAAAATATTTTATTATAATTTCTTATAGAAAATATATGTATTTAAAAAAATTATAAGAGTTTGTTAAAAGTAATCTCATTTATAGAAAAATATATTTTATTAAAAGAGTTTAAAAAAGTTTATAGAAAAATATATTTTATTAGAAGAGTTTAAAAAAGTTTATAGAAAAATATATTTTATTAGAAGAGTTTAAAAAAGTTTATAGAAAAATATACTACTACGTTTCAGATCAATCGGTGATTCATTTTTATATCAGTTATTTATTCATATAAAATTTTTATTATTCAGTAATTTTATGTATTAATATTTAAGCTTATATTTAATACTTATACTTATTTATTCATATAAAATTTTTATTTTTGAATCACAGAGAGCCTGAAGGTTCTCCTGATTTATTTGAAACGGAGTACGACTCCGTCCCAGATTAATTTATCCAAGTTGAAAAAGTTATATGTATTTTTATGAGACTTTTAAAAAAGTTGGATATTTTTATTTGGGACGGAGAAGTACTACTCCATGTCAGATCAATTGAGTCAGTTAAGTTTTTACATCGGACTCAATTTATTTGACATAGAGTAGTAATATTTTATTAGAAGAGTTTATGAAAGTTTATAGAAAAATATATTTTATTAGAAGATTTTAAAAAAGTTTATAGAAAAATGTATTTTATTGGGACAGTTTAAAAAAGTTTATAAAAAAAGTTTAGAAAAATTATATATTATATGATCTCATTTTATTATTTTCAAAAAACTGATAAATTTTTTTAATTAAATTCGAATATGAATATTCTATTCCATAACTACAAAGTTCTAATATTGTTAATAAAACTTGTAAATATTCAATATTTATATTTAAATCTTTAATTTTTATTAAAAAAAATATATCTTTACATATTTTACCAATTGTATCATTGATATTAAAATATTTATGAATAAAAGGTATCATATTTTTAAAATTATCTATAAAATTCATATTATGAACATACTTTTTTTCGTAAGAGATTAAATAGTCTGTTAGTTTTGTATTTCTTAATTTATTAGAAATTATTTGATCTGATTCAAATTCTTTTTGTTTGTAACCTAAAGAATTGTACCAACTTTGTCCATAAGATAAAATATAAAGGCAATTTAATGAAATGATATAATCGCCATGAATTGTTTTCCATGTTATTTTAGATTCATCTTCCAAAGTTATCATAGAAATTCTATTTACTTTTTGAATAAGATTTTCTAAACGATTAAGTAATTCTTTTCCTGAAAATTTACCTTTCATAAGTTTTGATACACGTACATATATATCTGTGTCATCATATGCTATAAAAAATTCTAATAATAAAATATCATCAAATATACACGATATTCTATTATTTTTACGTACAATTTTAAATTCAGAAAAAAAGTTGTAAATATTTTTATATACTTCATTCGAAATATCTTCTAATGTATCATTGAAAATAAATGAATTTAATGGTTTTTCTTTAATAAAGTCTATAAAAAGTTCATTAAGTTTTATATCATGCATAAATATGTTAATATAATTTTTAGAATAAGATGAAAATTTTCTATTATAATCATTATCAAGATAAAGAACTATTTGCTCTATTATTACTTTACGCGCATTATTTGTTTCATTTAAATAAAGGTCATAAAGATATTCAAATATCATACTAAATTTTTAAGTTTTGATAAATTTTTAATAAATTCATTTTTTAATATTTCATAAAAATTATACTACTGTATTTCATATCTTGGTTCTAATCGGTAATTTTTCTTAATAACTTATTTATTCAGATAAAATTATTTTAATTCAAAATTTTTTATATATATTTATTTATATAATTTTTAGTACTACTCCGTCCCAGATTAATTTATCCAACTTGGAAAAGTTATATGCATTTTAATATGACTTTTAAAAAAGTTGGATATTTTTATTTGGGACGGAGAAGTATTCACTATTTATCTGAAATGGAGTAATATATTTTCACTAAAAATATATTTCATTAAAAAGTTTATAAAAAAAATATTGACTAAATTTATTTATTGAACTTGAGAAAAATCTACATATACTTTACTTCTTTTTGAGACTTAAATATTTTGATGAAATTTAAAAAACTTCAAATTTAATAGTTATACTTAAAATATTATCAGATGTTCTAGGTTCATTTGGATTATAAACGAATCTTCCCATCGTTAAAGTAGTTTCAAATCTTACAACTGCATCTGAAACAAATATGTCACTTGTATATGAAGTTTTTACTGTACTAGGTCCTAAACAAACATCTGTACTAGGTTGGATAAAATTTGTTGTTTCTTCTGCAGATTCTAAATTTGTTAAAAATTGTAAACTTTCATTACCACTTCTAACATATCTAGCAATAAAAGTTGCTAACATTGAATTTGTTTCTGAAGCATATGATTCAAAACTAAATCTAATACCTTCAGGTAAAATTCTTCTATTTGGAAAGACATCAAAAATTGATTGACCTGAAACAGCATTAGTAGCTGAAATTAAATTAAACAAAATTTCATTTAATGAAATACCTGTTCCTTGAACTATTGGAACATTATTATCATCAAAACTTAAATTTACAGCACTTTGATAAACCACAATATAAATTTTAGGAGATCTAACTGTTCCATAAACATCTAATGTAGTATTAGGAATGACTGTAAAATAAATTGGAGTACCATTATCTCTTTGACCTACTAATTGAACATTATTATAGTTTCGATTTCTTAAAACAACTGATGTTTGTGTTTTTGTTAATAAAGTATTATTAATTAAATTAGAAACAATTACAAGTTTTGTTTCTTGTGTAACCAAATTATTAAAAGTTAAAACTTGATCTGGTCTACCTTTAATATAAAAAAATGGATATTCTGGATATGTTATATCTGGTCTAAATTTTAAAAATACACCTTGGTATGTGTAAACTGAATTAACTAAAACTCTTCTAATAAAAAATCTAGAATTAGTATAAAAAATTAAATTATTTATACCAAGAACAGGTTCTAATATTTCAGCTGTTCTACTTCCACCGAAAAAAGTTGGAGTAGTTGGGACTGGATCTGTACTTAATCCACTTCCATGATAAACATTATCAACCCAAAAAGCTCCAACAACAGTATCTGTTGGAGTAATACCTAAAGTTGCAGGAATAATTGCATAAGTAAAAATAACAAAGTGATCGTTCTGGTAAACAGAATCAATAATATAAGGATTTGTTGTTGTGGTTGAACTACCATTCCCTGTACATGAAGAACATTTATGTTTTTTTACAACTCCAGTAGTTTGAGCAACACCAATATTTCCAGCAATAGCTGTCATATTAAGTGGTTTATAAACGGCAACATTTTCAGACATTTATTAAACAACAATTAAAAAAATATTTTCGTTTTTATTATTTGTTAAAATATTTATTTTTCTTTTTTAAATTGGAATCAGTAAAAGTCAATATACTTAAAATATTTAATGTGTTAGTCCTAGTCCAAAGGATTACGGATTCTCTTTCAGCTTCTCCAGTTCAAATCTTCGGAGTAATTCTGTCATATGTTTTTCTTCACTTTTTATATCATATAAAATTTTAAGTACTTCTCCGTCCCAGATAAAAAAGAACATTTTTTTTAAAAGTCATATAAAAATATATATAAATTTTTTAAGTTGGATAAATTAATCTGGGACGGAGTAGTATTTAAATTTAAATAATTTTTTTTCTGAAAACCTGACATATTATGGGACTATCTGAACTGGAGAAGCTGAATGTTATAAAGACCCGTAAAGGAGAATCCGTAATCCTTTAGATAAGTAATTTATTAAGAACATATCTAATTCCATTTAGAAGACTTACAGAAAATTTTACAGAAGACTTAAAGAAAATAGATACTTCTCCGTCCCAAATGTAGGCTCAAAAAAGAACAATTTTTTTAAAAGTCATATAAATATACATATAACTTTTTTGACAGATTGGATAAATTAATCTGGGACGGAGTAGTACAGAAGACTTAAAGAAAATTTTACAGAAATATATTCTTTTATAAAATTTAAAAGATTTATTAAAAATTATAGAGAAATACATTTCATTAAAAGATTTATTAAAAATTATAGAGAAATACATTTCATTAAAAAATTTATTAAAAATTATAGAGAAATACATTTCATTAAAAAATTTATTAAAAATTATAGAGAAATACATTTCATTAAAAAATTTATTAAAAATTATAGAGAAATATATTTCATTAAAAGATTTTATAAAATTATAGAGAAATATATTTCATTAAAAGATTTTATAAAAATTATAGAGAAATATATTTCATTAAAAGAGTTTATAAAAATTATACTTCTCCGTCCCAAATAAAAAAGAGCAATTTTTTAAAAATGCATATAAATATACATATAACTTTTTAAAGTTGGATAAATTAATCTGGGACGGAGTAGTAGAGATTTTCTAATATTACTTTTCAGATTAATTGATGATTGAAAAAAAATAAAAATAATTTTATATAAATAATTAAGTGATAAAAATTTAATTAACGATTGAAAAAATAATTATTTGTATGGATAAGTATTAAAAAGTTGATGAATTTTATATGTATGTTGAAAAAACGAATGACCGATTAGTCCCAAGGAACCTTAATATAAAAACTGAAAGATCTCTTTTGGAATATTAAATTTTTCAATTTTTTGTTTTTTTGAAAAAATTGAAAAAAAAATTTTTTTTTTATAACATTTATAAATGGCAAGTGAGAAATATAAAATAAGAGAAGGCTATCCCAGAGATTACCTTACGATTTATATTAATCATGGGATTTTAACTGAATCTCAAATATCCGATATTATCGAAGACTTTTTAAATGGATGTAAGGAGACTATGGAAGATAAAGATTCTGAATTATATCGTTCGTTTGGGGAATATGAAAACGACATTTTTAATGCGAGCTTTCTTATTAGTGTAATTCTTGATCCTAAAACTGGAAAAAATTTTACTAGACCTCTTTCTTATGCTAGAATGTCGAAATCTTCTTTGTTTTTTCTTGCTTTTGGAAAAAATCCAGACGGTACAGTTAGACAAGAAGCAATTAAAAATCCTGATCCAATCCCTGAACTGGAAGATTTTGACGACTTTTATTCAAGAAGAAAACGTGAAATTGAAGAGGAAAAGAGAGCTAAAGAACTGAAAAAAAATAAGAAATCGAAGAATGTTAAAAAAACTTGGGCTGAAGAATCTTCATCTGATGATGACTCTGATTCTGATGATGACGAAGATGATATTTTGAGAAAAAGAATTAAAAAAGAATATCAAGAAGCTGAAAGAGAAAGAGAGATCGAAGTTAATAAATTGGTTTATAAAAATCTTGATCCTTTAGTAACTCCTCTTTATGAATATGGTATTTTCTTAGAAGGTGAACAATTCGACGAAGTTATGAGACAACTTAATTCTGATCTCAAAGAGGGTAAAATCTCTGAAGAGGAAGTTGAGTCTTTTAAAGAAAACCCAATTTCAACTTTAATGATTAGAGAAATGTTTGTTCCAAGTACAACTAAAAATCCAAATGAAGACCCTTGTATTTTGGAAGGTGTTTATCCTTCAAGTACTACTTGGATAGATAAAGACTTAGTAGCTCAACATTTTAACATTTTTAACACAGATACTAAATCTTACCTTGATAATAATAAAAGATCTTTTACTTATCCAATTATTAGAATTATTCCTCCAACACAACCAAGGGGTAATTTTAGGATTTCTATCACTTTTTCTTCTTCTGGTAGAAGTGTTTATGATGGCAGATTTTGTATGGCAATGAAGAAAAGAACTACTTTTAGAAATCCTAATGATAATAAAGAGACCCAAGAAGTTTGGTTTTCTTTTAAAGAGATTAAAGATGAAAGAAAGAGAAGTGCTTTAGTACCAGATAAAAGAGTTAAATTCTCTTCTGAAGAACAAAATAGAAACCCTGAATTTTATGGTAATAATTATTTTCAAGCGCGTAATAGAAATACTACATACTCTGATCCTTTTGATAATATCAAACGTAAACCTTTTGTTGATAATACTTCTAATACTACAAGACCTAAACTTCAAATTGCTCCTAGAACATTACCTCTTGCTCCAATAAAGACAATTTCAGACCCAAAAAAAGCTTGGACTTCTTTGATGAAACCCTCTAGAGCTGCTTCTCCTACAAGAGCTTCTTCTCCTACAATCTTACCCTTGAAAAAAGAAGAAGTTGTACCTGTAGAGTTTTTCCAGCCTAAAAAAGAGATTGTTGATATTAAGTATTTAACATATTCTTTTTCTGGTAGACCAAGAGCGATTTATAATCCTAAAACTTCTTCAATTGAAGACAATTTTTCAAACAAAAAACAAAAATCTCCACCCAGATCAAAATCTCCTGAAAGAAAAAGATCTCCACACAGATCACCAGAAAAACAAAAAACAGATGATGATTTCGAAAAGGTCAAAAGCAAAAAAAAATCTAAGAAAAACACAGAGAAAAAAGTCGCTTCTCCAGTAAAAAAGAATTTATCACCAATAAAAGAAAGATCTGTTAAAGATGTTAAAGAAACAAAAAAAATTACTAAACACTCAATTTATGATTTTGATTCATCCGATGATGATATGCCCATTAAAAAAAAATAAAACCTCACATGCTATATATATAACTTTAATAAGTTAAATATAAACTAAAAAAATTATAATGAAATATTTTTCTCTAAATAAACTAAAAAATTATAATGAAATATTTTTCTATAAATAAACTAAAAAAATTATAATGAAATATTTTTCTATAAATAAACTAAAAAAATTATAATGAAATATTTTTCTATAGATAAACTAAAAAAATTATAATAAAATATATTTCTATAAATAAACTAAAAAAATTATAATAAAATATATTTCTATAAATAAACTAAAAAATTTATAAAAAAATATATTTCTATAAATAAACTAAAAAATTTATAAAAATATACTACTCCATTGCAAATGAATTGATTTTTCAATGAATTTTCATAAAATATAAAAAAAATTAAAAAATATTATTTAAAAACAAGATTTTTTATAAAAATAAAACATTTTGTTTACGATTATTTATCACTTAATTTTTTTTTTGAAAACTCAATTTCACAGGGATCACCAGGATCCTCCTGCAATGGAGTAGTATATTTCTATAGATAAACTAAAAACTTATAATAAAATATATTTCTATAGATAAACTAAAAAATTATAAAAAAATTATAATAAAATATATTTCTCTAAGTAAACTTAAAAATTTGTAATGAAATATATTTCTGTAGATTATTTCTGTAGATAAACTAAAAAATTATAATAAAATATATTTCTATAGATAAACTAAAAAATTATAATAAAATATATTTCTATAGATAAACTAAAAAAATTATAATGAAATATATTTCTATAAATAAACTAAAAAAATTATAATAAAATATATTTCTCTTAATTATAATGAAATATATTTCTTTTAAATAATTATAATATTTTACATTACAATTTGAGAAGACAGTTTTCTAGATAAATACAAATCTATTATAGCTTAAAAAAATATTTTTAACTAATTAATAATATTTTTTTTAAGCTATTTAAATAAATTTATTTAGATATTTTTTCAACTATATAAATATTTTTTTTATGTCGTATTTGAACTGAACTAGTAAAGACTTGAGCTATTCAACTCTCTTTGGAATATACATAATACAATTTTTATATTTTTTTACAAATACATATTTAGATATTTTTAATGGAAACATAATTATAAATAATTTTTTAATAAAATATAATATATTTTTAACCCACCATATTAAAAATATTTCTCCAACAAGTAATTCATAATATCTATCAAATATTTTATAATTATCAAAATATTTGTAATATATAAATCCAATCATTAAAGTTATAGTTATATATATAAGTTGTAATATAAAAATAAATATCTTTATGAAAATTTTAAATCCTATTAAAATCATAATGTTTATTTGTTTCAAATATTTTTAAGTATTTTAAATTTTAAAGAATATATTTTCATTTTTATAAATTTTTTCTTCAAATATTTATTTGTACAGTCTATGAATAAATATTTGTAGAAACACACAACTCAGTCTAAATTTTTAGTATATAAATTGAACTATTAGTTTATAAAATTTTTAGAAGACTTTATACAAATATATTTTTTTATTAAGTTTTTTATTTTCTTATATATATAAAAATGTCTTTAGACTTAGCAAGATATCAAGGTCTTTTTTATGAAGTATACAGACAAAACGCATATTTTGAGTTTCTTTGTAAAACACAAAGCTATAATCAACAAAGCACTGTAACTGCTAACTATACTTTATTAGACAAAGAAACAATGAAAGTAGTTAATAAATGTAGTTCTATATATAATGGAATAATATCAGTTGAAGGAACTGCAAAAAAAGATGTCAATCTTCCAGAAAATCAACTTGTTTTAACTTTTGATTTTCCGGGAAACAACACAAGTAGTATATATCAAATTTTTTATACAGATTATGATAATTTTTCTATTGTTGGTAATTTAGAAACTGGATATTTATCTTTTCTTTCTAGAACAAGTTCTATTTCAGATGCTAATTATAATTTGTTATGTGCATTAGCAATTAGTTATGGATTTAAAATTATTGGTTAAAAATACTAATTCAAATTAGTTTGGGAAAGGGAGGAATTGTGTAAGATTTTTTTTCATAACATATAAAAAATCAAATACTACTCCGTCCCAGATTAATTTATCTGACACATTGAAAAAGTTATATGTATATTTATATGACTTTTAAAAAAATTGTTCTTTTTTGAGCCTACATTTGGGAAGGAGAAGTACAATATTTATATCAGTCATAAATATTTAGAAATAAATTTACATAGACTGGTTTTTGAAAACCTGACATAATTATAGGGGTATTGCTTTCTGCTTTTCGGCACTTCCTCTTCCTATCACACGGATCATCCTGAACTGGAGAACCTTCAGGTTAAACTAGTATAAACTTTTTAGAATTTTAAATATTAGCTTATTAAAAACTTGATCATTCGATAAATTTGAATATAAAAAAATTTTTTATACAATTAAAAATGGAAGCAGAATATAAAATTAAATTGAAAAAAAATCAAATGAAATTTATTATTAAATTAGCAAATCTTTTAAAATTGAAACAAAAGATTTGATATTAGGTGATATCATAAAAGAACGTAAATTTGAAGAATTCCAAAAGGTTCAAAATTAAGCAAAAAATATAACTGACAAAACATATCAAAATATTTTAGATATTTTTTTAAGTTATAAATTTGAAAAATAAAAAAAATTATAATAATTGAAAAATGGAAACAAATTATAATGTTAATCTTGAGATTGAAAAAATGTCAGTTAAAAATATTATAAAATTAATTCAAATAGATATTTATTATTTGATATTTTAAAAGATAATGAGTTTAAAAATTATGATTTTATTTATGCTTTTTCAGAAACAGAAATAAAAAATGCAAAATTTTCGTTTGAAGATTTACTTAGTGATGAAGAAGACAATAAAAAATATACAAATATTTTAGATATTATTAATGAAGTTTATGATAGTTTCTAATAAAAAAAAATTTGAATTATTTTTTTTTATTTCTAATAAAAAAATAAAATGACAGAAAGATATAAAATTAAACTTGTCCAAAATTCTGATGGAATGAAACTTAAAAAGATTATGAAATTGGCTGATCTTTTATATGATTCTGATTTTAAAATTGAAACAGAAGATTATTCATTGGCTAATCTTTTACAATCAGAACTAATAAAAGACTATAGAACTATCTCTGTATTTTCAGAAGCTGAAATTGAGGGGGCAAAAACAACTTTTGAAGATATGCTTAGTGATGAAGAATCAAATCTAGAATCTTTAGAAGATACATATGATGATACACCAAAAGGATTAAAACTAAAGCAAAAGGAAGAAGATAGAATTCTACAAAATATTAATAAATATGTAAGAATTTTAGGTTATTTGAAGGACATGTAAAAAAAATTTAAACTTTAAAAAAAAATATTTTTATTAATTATTATATTAATAAATGGGAATAGATTTTTCTAAAAACTCATCCAAAGATTTTTATAATTTTCTAAATGAGTATCATACAGATGAAAAATGCTATATTTTTAATGATGAATTTATAGATAAAATAATTCATAAAAAAAAATTATTTAAATGTGAAATGAGTTTATTATATCCTGTAAGATTTTTTTTAATAATTAATGCAGAATTTATTTATGATAATATTAATTGGAAAACAACAAATATTATTTTTCAAGAAAATTTTTTTAACTTTAGATTGGAAAAATATAGAAATTCTAAAACAATTTTTAATAATTATTATATTTCTGAAGATCAATTAATATTTTTAAAAGAACTAATTCAAAATAAAAAAATATATTTAGATAAAGAAAAAATAATTAAATATAATTTAAATTGTCCAGGAGAAATATTACCAAATAGTATTGTGATTTAATATTTATATGATAATATACCATTTCAGATATATTGATGATTCAAAAAATAAGGAAAAGTCCCACCATTTGGTTCCCGTGTGCACCAAGGCGCACATTAAATATTTATCCAGTTCATATAGTATAATGAAGATATTTTTCTTCACTTTTTAGACCATATAATTTAATTAAAAAAATACTAAGACTCCGTTCCAGATAGTTCAACAAAATATTATCTGACAGGTTGAAAAATTTATATGTATTTTAATATGTATTTTTAAGAAGTTGGATAGGAGCCTACTTTTAATTTTGGAGGGATAAGTACTCCGTTTCAGATAACCGAATAGTTCCATTTTCTTGGTTCGTCATTGATCTGAAACGGAGTAGTAAAAAAAAAGATCTGATCCTATAGCATATATATTTTTTATAAAACTTTTTATAAAAATAATCATAATATTCTCTGACAGATAAAAAAGAACATTTTCAATCTGTCAGATAGTTCAACAAAATATTATCTGTGACGGCGTATCTGAACTGGGATAGTAAGATATAAATTAGCCAAATTGTACTTTAATTACATCAAATTGTTCAGGATTACTCCAGACAAAATTTTTTGTTTTACCACGACAATTTATAAAAAATGTAACTCTTGTATACATTTCCATAGCTTCAATAATTATTTCTGCTTTACAATCACTACAATTTAAATATATATATTCAAACCTTGTGAAGCCATGACTTTTATTTTTTATTTTATCAAGTTTAATATTTTTAAAATATAGAACTAAACCTAACCTAATTTTAGTTAACCAAGTAATAATTTTCATTTTTTTTTATAAAAATTTTGGAATAATTTCATTTTTAAAAAAAAATATTTTTAAGTAATCAATACAGAATTTTTCAAAAAAAATATTATACTTCTCCATCCAAGATAAAAAAACATTTTTTTAAAAGTCGTATAAAAAGTAGGCAAACTAAATATAATTTTTTTAACTTGGATAAATTAATCTGGGACGGAGAAATAATTTTTTAATTTTATATAAAAAAATTAGTTTATATAAAATCTCAAAGGTTTCGGGTTCTCTTATCGTAAAGGATTCTCTTATTTTCATAAAATTGATTAGTATATGAATTAAAAAATTTGCCATATTTTTTAAAGTATTTTAATCAATGTACATAAAATTATTAAATTATTCATACAATACTGTTTTCCAAGAAATAACAACTCATCTATTACTTCTTCTGATATATTTTCATATTCTAAATTATTTGTGTATAAATATTTTATAAATAAATCTATTGTTTTTTTATTTGAAAGATAAATATTAACTTCATTTTTACCTTCAAAATCACCATCGCCTAACAAAATTTCAAAAAATCTATAATTTAAAAATATAGAGTGTATTTTATATATTTCTACAGAGTTTTCAAAATAAATATTTAAATTGAAATCAGGTTTATTGATTTTAAATTCTTCTTTATTTATAACTTTATTACAAATTAATTCAAATCTTTTATCGATTTTATTATAATGACATAAAATTTCTTTTTTTAGATAAATATTTGTGTAAAATTTAAAATTCAAATCTAAATCTAAATCCAAAAGAAAATTTAATTTTTTAATATTATACTCATAATAATAAAAAATTAAATATTTTAATGCGTGTTTATTATTCAGTTTAACTGACATCAAGAAATATTTTTCCATTTTAATATAATCTTTTGTTATTTCTTTATGATAAAAAGCTAAATTATTCATAGACAAAAAATTACCTATTTCGATTGCCATTAAATAAAATTTTTCCATTTCCGGATAATTTTTTGTTACATATTGATGATAATAAGCCAAATTATTCATTGCATTGATATCTCTATATTCTTTAATTGCCATTAAATAAAGTTTTTCCATTTCCGGATAATTTTTTGTTATATCTTGATGATGTTTAGCTAAAAAAATCATTGAAGCTAAATCTTTATTTTCTTTAATTGCCATTAAATAAAGTTTTTCCATTTCTGGATAATTTTTTGTTATTTTTTGGTAATAATAAGCTAGATTTTTCATAGAAAAAATATTTTTATATTGGATGGACTTTAAATAACACTTTTCCATTTCAAAATAGTCTTTTTTTATTTCTTGATAATAGCTTCCTAAAATAAAAATAATATATGCATCATCATTATTCTCATATGTTTTTATATTATGATTAAAAATATTAAATATTTCTTCAGAATAATTTTCAACTAAAAATGGAATAAAAATTATATTATATTTAATTTCAATTTCTTTTATACTTAGCATTTTTTCAAATTTTTATGAATTTTTTTTTTAATTCATATTTTTACTAATTGACACCAAATAAATTAATTCTTAAAATTAGTTTCGAGATTAAATTCTGATAATTTAATTTATCTATAAGTATATATATATTTGGAATATATATATTTGGAATATATATATATATATGAAATGAAGAATTTTAGATTAGCACTGGACCAAAATGCATGCCTATTAATATTTCAAATTTTTTGAAAATTTATTTTATGTACGAACTGAAGAAGTAATAATTATTTTAAAGTATTTTAATCAATGTACATAAAATTATTAAATTATCCATACAATATTGTTTTCCAAGAAATAAAAGTTCATCTATTACTTCTTCTGATATATTCTCATGTTCGAAATTATTTGTATATAGATATTTTATAAATAAATTTATTGTTTTTTTATTTGAAAGATAAATATTAACTTCATCTTTACCTTCGAAATCACCATCACCTAATAGAATTTCAAAATATCTATAATTTAAAAATATAGAGTGTATTTTATATATTTCTACAGAGTTTTCAAAATGAAAAATTAAACTGAAATCGGGTTTATTGATTTTAAATTCTTCTTTATTTATAACTTTATCGCATAATTTTTCAAATCTTTTATCAATTATATTAAAAGAATTTAAGATTTTTTTTTTTAAATCTTTTTCTTTTAAATCTTTTTCTATATTAAATTTTAAATCTATGTCTAAATTCAAGACAAAAAGCAATTTTTTATTATTTTTGAAATAATAGTTAATTAAACAATACATTGCATAAGAATTATTATGTTTGATTGCCATTAAATAATATTTTTCCATTTCAGGGTAATTTTTTGTTATTTTTTCGTGGTAATAACCTAAATTATTCATCGCATTAGAATTATTATGTTCAATTGCCATTAAATAATATTTTTCCATTTCAGGGTAATTTTTTGTTATTTTTCCGTAGTAATAACCTAAATTATTCATCGCATTAGAATGATTTAATTGAATAGCCATTAAGTAATATTTTTCCATTTCAGGGTAATTTTTTGATATATCGTCATGATATTGAGCTAAATTATACATTGCAGTAGAATTATTATGTTTAATTGCCATTAAATAATATTTTTCCATTTCAGGGTAATTTTTTGATATATGTTCATGATATTGAGCTAAATTATTCATCGCAGTAGAATTATTATGTTCAATTGCCATTAAATAATATTTTTCCATTTCAGGGTAATTTTTTGATATATGTTCATGATATTGAGCTAAATTATTCATCGCAGTAGAATTATTATGTTCAATTGCCATTAAATAATATTTTTCCATTTCAGGGTAATTTTTTGATATATGTTCATGATATTGAGCTAAATTATTCATCGCAGTAGAATTATTATGTTCAATTGCCATTAAGTAATATTTTTTCATTTCAGGGTAATTTTTTGATATATATAAATGATAACACCCCATTATAAAAAGAATATTTGGATCTTTATTATTTTCGTATTCTTTTATATTATCATTAAAAATATTTGATATTTCTTTGGAATAATTTTTAAGTAATAATTCATAAAAAATTATATTATATTTAATTTCAATTTCTTTTATACTTAACATTTTTTTAAATTTTTATGAATTTTTTTTTTTTAATTCATATTTTTTACTACTCGGTTTTGATTAGTACTACTCCGTTTCAGATAAATCAGGAACCATATTGGTGGGACTGTTCCCGTATGCACCGATTAGTCCCACGATATGAAACGGAGTAGTATAAAATTATTTTTATTTAAGAGTTTTATATATTACTGTATAAAAATAAACTGAGTATTAAAAACTTTATATTTGTATAAAAGAAATTATTTCAATTAATCATAAATATATGAAATTGAGCAGTATGAAAATTTAAAAGACAAAAAAGTACTAAAGACTTTAGGAGAAATATATCCTTCTAGAAAAGTAAAAAATTTGAAAAATAATAAGATTTTTTCAAATTTAAAAAGTTATGACTAAATTATTTATTCCAGAACTTGACTTATCTGAATTTGATGGAGAAACTACATCATTAAACGAAAGTGATGTTTTAGAGTATAAAGAAAATATGTCTGATGGGATTTGTAGAAATATTCAAGAAGCTATTTGTGCTTTATTAAATAGAGAAGGTGGTCATATTATTGTAGGAATTAAAAATGATTTATCGATCATCGGAGTTAATAAAGATTTATATGATAAATTTTTAATTAATTGTGTTGATAATATTTATCACCAATGTATTATTATTAGTGGGATTGATAATAAAGTTTTAAAACCCCATTTAATTAAACCTTTTTTACATAAAAATAAAAGTGGTAAATATTTATGTATTATTAAAATTTATACAGAGATTGAACCAAAAAACTCTATAGATCAAAATTATGATGATTTTGTACATAATTATAATAGCAAACATTATAAATTAAAAACTGGAGAATCTTTTTATAGATTAAATGCTTCAAATATTAAAAGAAAATATCAACAAAGATTTTATACTTCTTCAGAAGTTGAATCTCTTAAAAAATCAATTGTAGAATCTCAAAAACTGAAGCATGAAAAAAGATATCAGAAAAAATGTAGTGTTCTTTCAAAACTTGATGCTGATTTTTCAGAACTGGAAGTAGAAAAACAGATCATCGAAATTCAAAAACAAAAATTGGCTAAAGAAAATGAAACAATTTATATGACAATGAATAGAATAATGAGATTAAAAAATTTAGATAATCAAATAATTTCTGGAGAATTTATTGACAGAGATGAGATAATTTCTGAAAAAATTGAAGAAAAGTCTTTTTTATGTTCATTTTTAAAGTGTATGTAAAATATTTTTTCATGAATACAAAAAAATTATAATAAATACTAGTCCAGTTCAAATAGTGGGAATAATTGGGCCAGATCTTTTTATTCACTTTTTAGATCATATAAAATTTTAAGTAAATTCTTTATTTTTAAGTGATTATTTATATTATTTAAAAATAATTAAACATAAATTTAGATATAGTTAATTATTTTTTGAAAATCCAATTTTATAGGAATCCTAAAGGATTCTCCTGAACTGGACTAGTATATATTAATTAAATATATATCTTTTTAGTTATTAAAACGAATTTTTAAATATGTGTTTTTTTAAATTTTTGGACACTTTTAGAGACAGAATTAAATTACTACTCCATTACAGGAGGATCCTCGTGATCCCTGTGAAATTGAGTTTTCAATAAAATTTTAAGTGATAAATATTCACAAACAATATTTTTTAATTTTTTTTTATATTTTATGAAAATTCAATGAAAACTCAATTTCACAGGGATCACGAGGATCCTCCTGCAATGGAGTAGTAAACTTTTTCCTTTAATTTTTATATTATAAATTTTATAAATAATTTACAGTAATTTTTTAATATGAGTAAAACATTTATAATAAAATATAAAGAATAATTTCCTATTTTGAAAAATAAAAAAGTGAATTAGTAAATTTTTTAAAAATTCATCTTTATATTTAATTGTGAAAAATTTCAACTGCTTATAGAACCACGCTTATAGAACTATAATTAACTTAGAAAAACATTTTTCTAATTTATTTAGGGTTTGTATTTTTTTGACGAAAACTTGCTGTGATTTGATCGATTCTATTTCTATTTTCTTTCCAATGTTTGTCATATTTCCATTTTCAATTTCAGTAACTTTTTTTGAAAAAATATCTATTGAAATATCATCTTCTAAAAAAATATCTGAAGTTTTTTCTTTTATAAAAATTCTTTTTTTTTTAAGAATGCTCATAAATTTTGAAATGTGGACTTTCGAATTTAAATCTATATTATTACTAACAAAGAACTTAGCACAAACTTCTTCTCTGCTTCCTTTATTATAACTTGAAACAAGTACAGAAGATTCATTGACCTTTTGGACATATAGTTTATATCCTAAACCTAAAACTCCTTTTGTCAAAACATATTTATATTTTTTTTCAAATAAACTTAAGGGGTCATGTTTAATTAAACACAAAAAAATATCTATATATTTTTCAAAAACAAAATTATCAAAATTACAATCCTCGAATAATGTCATGCATTCTTCAAAGAAATAATCACTTGGAACATTTTTAGAAAAAGTAAAACCCATTTTTGCTTCTTAAAAAAACTTTTTTAAATTCAAATTTTTAAAGATAAGAAATAATATTTACAAAAAGACTACGGTCACGAAAATTTCATTTTTCTTTTATTTTTTTAATGTAACTAATGATTATAACATATATGTATGATATTTTCTACTACTCCATTGCAAATGCTCAAGTTTTCATCAAATTTTCATAAAATACGAATTAAAAAATATTCGAATATTTTTATAAAAAATAAAACATTTTATTTACGATTAATTTTTTATTGAAAACTCAATTTCATAGGGTATCGGATCTTCCTATCACAAGGATCCTCCTGCAATGGAGTAGTATAAAAAATTGAAATGTATACTTAAATTAACTAAAAAGTTTTGAAGTGCCTTTTATTTTTTTTTAAATAATACTAGTCCAGTTCATATAGTCGGAGTAATTGGGCCAGATCTTTTTCTTCACTTTTTTAACCATATAAATTTTTAATTAAAACCCTTATCCTTAAGTAATATTTTATATGTCTTTTAAACACTTCTACTTATATTTATATATAAATAAAATTTTTCTCAAAACCCAATTTTATAGGAATCCTAAAGGATTCTCCTGAACTGGACTAGTATTTAATTGTATCATTATATGAAAAATTTGGTCACAAAATAATTTTTAGAGTACAAACTTATATCTGGTTTAAAATAATTGTTCTCTTCAGGATTTTTGTGATCTTTTAATAAAAAAATATTTTATTAAAAGATCATACAATCTATCATAATATACACATATAAAAATTAAGAAAAAAAATGAAAATTTAACAATTGTAGAAAAACTTTTCAAAATTTAATATAAATAATATTAAATTGTTTTTTTTATATCTAAATAATATAACTCTGTCAATTAAATTTTCATTTTTTAAATATATATTATTATTTTCAAGTTACATACTTAAAACATAATAGTAAATTTTTTAAGTATTTTATCTTCTAATTAATATTTTAGTAAATTTCAACACACTTCATATATTTTTTAGATATAAGGAATAATAATATATAGTATTGTTAAATTTTGGAAACTTTTCCAAAAAGACTAAGGTCATTAAATTTTCATTTTTTCCTTATTTTTATATTTCTCTATAAATTTTTCAAAAATATCACTAAATATTTAAAATTATGAGTATAAAATATCGTAAAATGTATGATAATTTTTAAGACAATTAATAATAAAACTACTTTAAAATTTAAAATGTACTAGTCCAGTTCAGGAGAATCCTTTAGGATTCCTATAAAATTGGGTTTTCAAAAAATAAGGAACAGTCCCACCATATTGTTCCCGTGTGCACCAGGCCGCACATAAATAAGTATATGTAAATTTATGTTTAAATATTTTTAAGTAATATAAATACTCACTTGATAATATATATTTTACTTAAAATTTAATATTGTTTTAAAAGTGAAGAAAAAGATCTGGCCCAATTACTCCGACTATATGATAGGGAGAACCTAAAGGTTCTTTTGGACTAGTATATAAAAAATAAAATAAATTTGTTTAGTTTTTTTTAAATAATTTTTTAAGTGTATTTTTATATGAAGAATTTTGTTGTCGATTACTTATTCAAGAATCGATTTTTTTCTGAAATTTACCACTTAATTTTTCTCTTAATTTTTTTGAAATTTTTAAAAACTTTTTTTTTTAAACCAAAAGATAATTACATATAAAAAATCATTTTAGTTTATTCAAAGCTTTAATTCACCAAATAATTTTTCGAGTACACACGAACACAAGTGTTATATCTGGTTTGAACGAATTTTTAGGTTTTTGAACTACGATAATTTTGTGTCCTTTCAATAAAGATATTTTTAAAATTATAGAGAAATATAAAAGTAAGGAAAAAATGAAAATTTAATGAGCATAGACTTTTTGGAAAAGTTTCCAAAATTTAATATAAATATATATTATTATTTCCTTATCTTTACTATAATTTTAAAAAAATTTATAATAAATTATAAAATTCTTAAAAAAATACAAATACTTATAAATTATACTACTCCGTTTTATATCGTGTGAAAAACCTTCAGGTTAGGTTCCTTGGGACTAATTGGTGAGTCATTTTTTAATAACATATTTATAACATATAAAATGATTTAATAAGTACTACTCCAGTTTCGGAGCAATTGGGCCAGATCTTTTTCTTCACTTTTTTAACCATATAAATTTTTAATTAAAAAGCTTATCCTTAAGTAATATTTTATATGTCTTTTAAACAAGTCTACTTATATTTACATATAAATAAAATTTTTCTCAAAACCCAATTGCTCCGACTATTTGAACTGGACTAGTATTGATTTAATAGATAAATTTATATAATTTAAAAAATCACTTAAATATATATAATATTCTCAAGTAAGACACATAACTTGCACTTAAAATATACTGATAAATTTTTAAGATATTTATCTTCTAATTAATATTTTTTATAATTTCTTAAATTTTTTATAATTTCTAAAAAAAAATAATTTCAACACACTTCATAGATTAATTAGATATGTGGAAATTTAATATAAATATATATTAAATTTTGGAAATTTTTCCAAAAAGTCTACGGTCATTAAATCTTCATTTTGTTCTTAATTTTTCATATTTTGTATAAAAATTATAAAAATCATAATAAAAATTTATAACTATGACATATTTATTTTTAACATAATAATTGTGAAGAATTTTTACTTCTCCGTCCCAAATGTAGGCTCAAAAAAGAACAATTTTTTAAAAAGGCATATAAATATATATATAACTTTTTTGACAGATTGGATAATATGTCAATCTGTGACGGAGTAGTACTAAATAAATATATAATAAAATTAAGCTTACAACTGAATTAGTTTTTAAAATAAACTTATTATATATTTTTAATTCCATCCACATTTTTTTGTTTAAATTTGTGTATACATTAAAAAAAAATAATTCAATAAAATTTAATATATTTATATTAAATTTTCCAAAAGTTTCCAAAAAAATCTATGGTCATTTTTCTTTAATTTTTTTTAATGACATAGAATTATATTTAAATAAAAATATGGTTTATTACATTCTATAATTAATTTTTAGAATTATTGAAAAATTTAAAAGTCTGTATTTATACACTTATAACTTACACTTAAAAGATACTAATAAATTTTAAGATATTTATTTTTAAATTAATATTTTAGTACTAGTCCAGTTCAAATAATATGTCAGGTTTTGAGAAAAATTTTATTTATATGTAAATATAAGTAGACTTGTTTAAAAGACATATAAAATATTACTTAAGGATAAGCTTTTTAATTAAAAAATTATATGGTTAAAAAAGTGAAGAAAAAGATCTAACACAATTTATCTGAACTGGACTAGTAATTTTTATAATTTCTAAAATTTTTTCTAATTTCTTAAAAATAATAATTTCAACACACTTCATATATTAATTAGATATTTTGAAATTTAATATATATTTCTGTTAAATTTTGGACATTTTTCCAAAAAGTCTACGTTCATTAAATCTTTATTTTTTTCTTATTTTTTATATTTCTCCATAATTTTTTTTAAATACACTAAGTATTTAAAAAATTAGTGTAAATTATATAATATTGTATTTCATTTTTTTAAAATTTATTCTTTAGATTATTTGAAAGAAAATCAAATAGGAACTTGTGATTTTAGCAGACTACATAAACTGAAGAACTTAAAAGTTATTTAGCAAAAAGAGTGTAATAGTCCAGTTCAAATAATATTTTGTTAAACTAGCCAGATATTTTTCTTTAGTTCTTGAACCATATATTTTTCTAATTGAAATATATATATATAATTTTTTTTTTGAATACTCAATTTATCTGTACCAGACTATTACGCTCTTTAAATCTTCATTAATATAAATTAAGTATATTCTACTCATATAAATATTATGAAAATTATAACTTACACTTAAAAAATACTAATAAATTTTAAGATATTTTTCTTCTAATTAATATTTCAGTAATTTTTATAATTTCTAAAATTTTTTGTAATTTCTTAAAAAAAAATAATTTCAACACACTTCGTATATATTTTAAATATAAAGAATAATAATATATAAATATATTAAATTTTGGAAACTTTTCCAAAAAGTCTAAGGTCATTAAATCTTTATTTTTTCCTTAATTTTTTAAATTTCTTTATATTTTTTAAAATTTTACACTAAAAATTTATAATTATCAGTGTAAAATATAGTAAAATGTATTACTGATTCAGTTTATACCCTGTAAGAACCTGAAGGTTCCTTAGTACTAATTAATCCAAATTTTTTTCATTACTTGTTTTACTATATAAAAACTGTAAATTAAAAAATATATTCATTAAAATAAGTCTTTTTTGAAAAGTTGAGCCAGTATATTTTTTAAAACAATTAATAAGAAAATACTTCAAAACTTGAAATGTACTAGTCCAAAAGAACCTTTAGGTTCTCCCTATCATATAGTCGGAGTAATTTGGCCAGATTTTTTTCTTCACTTTTGAAACCATATAAATTTTAAGTGAGTATTTATATAACTTAAAAATAAATTTACATATACTTCTCCGTCCTAAATAAAAAAAAAACATTTTTTTTAAAATCCATATAAAAATAAATATAAATTTTTTAAATTGGATAAATTAATCTGGGACGGAGTAGTACCGGTTTTTGAAAACCCAGAATCCTAAAGGATTCTCCTGAACTGGACTAGTACACTTAAATTAACTTAAAAAGTTTTGAAGTACTTTCTTTTTTTTTATAAATTTTTAAACAATTTTTTTAAGTGTATTTTTATATGACAAAATTTGTTGCCGACTTATTCAAGAACCGATTTTTTTCTTAAATTTATCACTTAATTTTTCTCTTAAATTTTTTGACATTTTTAAAAAGTTTTTTTAAAAATGTCAAAAACAATCACATATAAAAAGACTTTTTAGGTTTATTCATCTATTGCAATCACTACAAAATTATTACTTCTCCGTCCCAAATGTAGGCTCAAAAAAAACAATTTTTTAAAAAGGCATATAAATATACATATAACTTTTTTGACAGATTGGATAGTTAAACAAAATATTATCTGGGACGGAGTAGTATTTTTTTTTGAAAACCTGACATAATTATAGGTCTTCGGGTTTTCCTATCCTAAAGGATTCTCCTGAACTTGAGTAGTAGTAAATAATAGTTTAAAAATTTGAATTTATTTTTTCTTCTGCTTAATAAAAAATGGAAGAAATGGATAAAAATATTTATTATATTGTAAGTAATAATCAAAATTCTCATTTTTCTGGAATTTTTACATCTTATAAAAAGGCTTTAAAATTTTGCAAATGTGCATCTTATAATTTTGCAGTAGATAATGAAGATGAAAATTCTTCTAAAGAGGAATTATTTGATTTTTATATGGAAGAAAAATGTATCATCAAACGTGTTAGATTAAATAGTATTGATATTACTAAACCAGTTTATATTATGCAAGATGGTAATTATTTTATTAGACCAGAAATTAAAAATGAATTTGATCCTAATAAATATCTTACTAATAATTTTGAAAAAATTAAAGTTTTTTCTAAAAAAAATAATCAAGAATATGATAAATCATTTTACATTGTTAAAATAAATCCTAAGTGTTAATTGAACATTATACATATCCAAAAAATTAGTTTATATAACCCAGTTTTTTACCACAAGATTTATAGAAATCCAAATGCATTCTTCTGAACTTGAGAAGCTAAAGGTTATATATTTTAAAAATTTACCTCTTAGAAAATATAAACTTTTTTATTGGACATAATAAGTTAAATATTTTGCACTTCTCGATTTCTTATATTTTATTTAAAATTTTCATTAAATCTTTAATTAGTTCAGTCCTAAAGTATAAAAAATGCAGAATTTGAAGTTTCCTTTAGAGTAGTGAAAATTTTCAAAGAAGATACATAACTTATACTTAAAATTTATAATAAATTTTTAAAATAAATAAAATTATAAATTTCAAGAAAAAATAATTTCAACACACTTCATATATTTTTTAGAAATAAGGAATAATAATATATATTTATATTAAATTTTGGAAAAATTTCCAAAAAGACTACGCTCATCAAATCTTCATTTTTCTTTATTTTTTATATTTCTTTATAAATTTTTAAAAAATTACACTAAATATTTTTCATTATGAGAGTATATTGTATTGAATTGTATGACATTTTTTTAAAATTTATTCCTAAGATTATCCGGATGAAAATTTATTTTATAACTCAAAAAAAATTAATCAGTTTAACTTGTACTACTCCGTTTCAAATAAATTGGTAATTTAAAAAATAAATATTTATATTCATATATAAGTTAATTTATTTAATCCTTATTTATAAGTTAATATATAAAATTAGTTAATTAAAATATTTTTATATGAATAATTGAGTGAAGTTAAAATGAATTACTGATTGATCTGAAACGGAGTAGTATTATTTACATATTTTACACTTTATGTGTTTAAATTTGTAACAAAGCTTTAATAGTCAGTTTAGGATAATCAAAATGATTCATATAAATAGGTTTAGTATATCAATTATAAGACTTTATTTTAACTAAAGATAAATATTTTTTGAAGTTATAAAAACTGGAAAGGTAGGTAGAATTAAAAAAAAATATTTGATTATAGACAAATATATTTCGTTAAACATTAGAAGACTTTATAAAGATCTATAAGTGCTCATACATTTTATAAAAAATTATAGAGCATCTTTAAAAAAATTTATAAGATTTTATAAAAATATATATTTGATTAAAAAAATTTATGTAAAATATATTTACTGTTTAATTAATATTTTATTGAAAATTTAAGCAATCTCAACCCAATATTCAGATAATTTAGTCTCATTATATAAACTGTGTAAAATTTTCATCTTTGTATTTTAATATTTTTTCAAATGAATAAAATTTTTTGTACTACTCCGTCCCAGATTAATTTATCTGACACATTAAAAAATTTATATATATTTTTATATGACTTTTAAAAAAAATGTTCTTTTTTATCTGGGACGGAGAAGTAATTTAAAAAAAAAATAATTTCAACACATTTCATATATTTTTTAAATATAAGGAATAATTTAATATGTTTATATTAAATTTTGGAAACTTTTCCAAAAAGTCTACGCTCATTAAATTTTTATTTTTGCTTAATTTTTCATATTTCTCTATATTTTTTAAAAAATTACACTCAATACTTATCATTATGAGTGTATATTATATTAAATTGTATGACATTTTTAAATAATTTATTTGTTACTACTCCGTCCCAGATTAATTTATCCAACTTAAAAAAATTATATTTATTTTTATATGAGTTTTAAAAAAAATGTTCTTTTTTATCTGGGACGGAGAAGTACATTATTTGAACATAAATTACTTACTGGTCCAAATGAACCTAAAGGTTCTCCAGTTCAGGAGGCTCTGTGTGAATAGGAGAACCCGAAAAGGAAGATTCGAAATTCTATGAAATTGAGTTTTCAAAAAATAAATTTTTATATTTAATTATAAGTGTAAGTAAATAAACTAAAAATATTTTTAAACTTAAAGAAATATATTTGGTTATGAAAATTTAGAAGAGTCTATAAAAAATCTAGAGAAATATATTTATTTATAAAAATTTAAAAGAGTTTATAAAAATTCTAAAGAAATATATTTGGTTATAAAAATTTAGAAGAGTCTATAAAAAATCTAGAGAAATATATTTGTATAAAAATTTAAAAGAGTCTATAAAAATCTAGAGAAATATATTTGTTTATAAAAATTTAAAAGAGTCTATAAAAATTCTAAAGAAATATATTTGGTTATAAAAATTTAGAAGAGTCTATAAAAATTTAGAAGAAATATATTTGGTTATAAAAATTTAAAAGAGTCTATAAAAATTCTAAAGAAATATGTTTGGTTATAAAAATTTAGAAGAGTCTATAAAAAATCTAGAGAAATATGTTTGGTTATAAAAATTTAGAAGAGTCTATAAAAATTTAGAAGAAATATATTTGTTTATAAAAATTTAAAAGAGTCTATAAAAATCTACAGAAATATATTTGTTTATAAAAATTTAGAAGAGTCTATAAAAATTATAGAGAAATATATTTGTTTATAAAAATTTAAAAGAGTTTATAAAAATTTAAAAGAGTTTATAAAAATTTAAAAGAGTTTATAAAAATTTAAAAGAGTTTATAAAAATTTAAAAGAGTTTATAAAAATTTAAAAGAGTTTATAAAAATTTAAAAGAGTTTATAAAAATTTAAAAGAGTTTATAAAAATTTAAAAGAGTCTATAAAAATT